CATCCTACTCAAAAACCTGTAGCTTTGTGCGAATATTTAATTAACACATATTCAAATGAGAGTGAAACAATTTTAGATAATTGTATGGGTTCTGGAACAACTGCAATTGCTTGTTTAAATTTAAATAGAAATTATATAGGTTTTGAATTGGATAAAGTTTATTTTGATATTTGCTGTAAACGGATTAATGAAAGGAAAAAAATTGATAGAAATAAATAAAATTCATAATGCAAATTGTTTAGATATAATGAAAGAAATACCTGATAAATCAATACATATGATACTTTGTGATTTACCTTACGGAACAAGTGCTTCATCATGGGATAAAAAATTGCCTATGGACAAGCTTTGGTATGAATATGAAAGAATTATAATGCCAAATAGAGCAATCGTATTATTTGCTCAACAGCCATTTACTTCTTTATTAATAGCATCGAATATAAATCTTTGGAAATATAATTGGATTTGGGAAAAAGATAACGGAACGAATTTTCTTAACAGTCATTATTGTCCTTTAAAAATAACTGAAGATATTTGTGTATTTGGTGACGGTGCTACTTCTTATGTTAAAAAAGGTGAAAACCTTATTTATAATCCGCAGTTTACCGAGGGTAAACCTTATACAATAAAAAGTGGACAACAAAAAGGTGATTCCGCAGTAGTTAGGAGTGGTACAGGTGGCAGAGAAGATATTGGTGGTTATGTTACAGAATCCGATGGAAAGCGGTATCCTAAGAACCTTATTAAATTTAATAGAGATAAAGAAAAATTACATCCTACTCAAAAGCCTGTGGCTCTTTGTGAGTTTCTCATTCGTACATATTCAAATGAGGGAGAAATCATTTTAGATAACTGTGCGGGATCTTTTACAACTGCTGTAGCTTGTGACAATACAAACAGAAATTGGTTTTGTATTGAAAAAGAATTTTCATATTGTAATGTTGGTCTTAACAGAGTGAATGAAAATAGAGAACGATTAAATATATTAAAAAGCTGTATTGCTTAAAGGAGAATAAAAATATGGAAGAAAAAATTGGTGTTGAAACTACATATATAAAAAAAGATAGAGAACGAGCATTAAATTATCTTAGAAGAGAGTTGTTTAAAAAATTATCTGAAGTTTTAAATGTAAATTATTTAGCTGAATATCCTTCAGGTGATGTTGATAAAGAATATTATACCATATCAATAAATGAATGTCCAGAACAAATTGATTATAGCAGTAATGGTGAAATGGTTAGTAAACGTATGTATGCAACTATTAGCAGATGTGAAACAGAAATTGTTCATATACCATCAAGTGAAACATGTTACTTGAGTAAAAAAGCTTCTTTTATTCAAAAATTAAACAACTGTTTTAATTATTTAAAAATGAGGTGAAAAAATTGTTTATGGTTGAGATGCAAATCCTTGGGTTTGGGTTTATGAATTTGAAAGAATAAAATAAAAAATGTAGGGGGTTATTAATATAGCATTAAACAAACAAATATATATTTATTCAGTGGATACAAGTGCTTTTTATAATGTAGATGAGTTAGAAATACATAATAACATAAACAAATTACATAAAGAAAAAAAGGAAAAATCCATTGATAAAGAAAACAAAATAAAAATAAATAAAGAGATAAAAGAAAATAAAACAAAGCTTTATTCTATCTTTAAAAATAATATAGGGATAAGACAGTTAAATCCTAAGTCTTTAAATAAATATAGAATTATATCTGTATTTGAATCCGCATTAACAAGAACGTTAAAAATGGAAACAAACCAATTGTATGATGATTTAATCGTTGTCCAAACTTATTTCTTTGATATTATTGAGGACATTATACTTGATGGATTTTATCTTAATGGCGAAAAGTATGTTTGCTTTACTGCATCGGCTGGACAGATACGTACAAAGAAAACTGTATTCATTAAAGAACGGTTATTATCAAAATATTGCGAAACATTAATGTGCGGTTTAAATCTTGATATTATTAATGCATGTGGTGGAATTAATGTTAATAAATATCTGGCTTATCTTGCTTTATGTAATAGTGCAACAGATGTTTGGAATGAATTTGATATTAACAAATCAATTGTAATTGATGATATGGAAACTATTGTACATGGTACTGTTGATTTTATTGATGATGAAATTTATAAGATAGAACGCAAGATAATGGATATTCCTATTACTCACACTGATGGTTGCGGTATGATGTTACCATCATTAAGTCGAAAAAACATGATGTGCAGATTACCTTGGGTAAAAGGATTATTGGTTTCTTTCCCTTTCACAAAATTTATCCGAGAGGCAAATGCAAAAGATCCGTCAAAGAACCATGCATTATTAACAGATATATATGGGGTAGAGCATGATGTATTAAAAGAAGATATTCAAGTGATTTTTACCAAAAGCCAATTTAAGATGTATAAATATTATAAGAGTTGGGATGAGTACAAAAATAATTATATTAAATATAATTGTACTGCGGGAATGTGCAATGAAGAAGAAGATTATTTTGAAGATGCTAAGATAAATTATCAGATGATACAAACATTAACTGATATGACAGATGATGAGCTTCGCAAAATTGCATCAGCATCACTTGATAGAATATCAAAATTAGCTATTGATAGGAAAACAATGCTTAAAGTCTTTGGTGTAACCGAGGGAAATAAAAATAAAACTAATCTTCAACAAGCTTTGGAAATATATCCTGAACTTTTAGCAGATACATATACAAAGGAAATCTTAAAACAAATTAAGAAAAAGTTGGTCAAAGATGCAAGGTCGGCAAAACTTGATATAAAAGGAAAATATACATTTATAATTCCTGACTTATATGCGTTTTGTGAATACATATTCTTAGGAGATAAAAATCCAAAAGGCTTATTGGAAAACGGACAAGTATCTTGTAAAATATATAAAAAGCATCCAAAGCTTGATTGTTTGCGAAGTCCTCATTTATATAGAGAACATGCAGTACGGAATAATGTAATAAATAGCGAAATAGAAAAATGGTTCACCACTTATGGGTTATATACAAGCTGTCATGATTTAATAAGCAAAGTCCTTCAATTTGATGTTGATGGTGATAAATCATTGGTTTGTGCCGATGAAACAATAATTACGGTTGCTGAAAGAAACATGAAAGATGTTGTACCTTTATATTATAAAATGCGTAAAGCGGGAGCAGAAAAAATTGATAATAAAAAAATATTTCAAGGTTTGGTTTCTGCTTATACAGGTGGCAATATCGGTATGATTAGCAATGATATTACAAAGATCTGGAACAGTAATAATGTTAATTTGGATGTTATCAAGCTGTTATGTATGGAAAACAACTTTACAATTGACTTTGCAAAGACATTATATAAACCCACAAGACCAAAACATATAAAAAGTCTTATCTCAAGATATACCAGAGCAAAAACTCCACATTTCTTTATTTATGCAAAAGACAAGACAAAAACTCAAATTGAATCTATTAATGATAGTATCGTAAATAAGCTTGATAAAATCATACCTAATAAGAGAATTAATTTTCAAGCTGATAATTTGGGCAAGTTCAATTATAAATATCTTATGCATGATAATAAGACTGAAATTAATGAAGATATTATAAAAAAATATGATGAACTCAATACAAAAAATCATTTTACCATGAATAATCAGGATATTGAAAATAGCAATATTGATTATCTGTATCAGGAAATAAGGAACAAATTATTAGATGGTTATGATAAATTGTATGTGGTTGATGTTTTGATAAAATATCTTTATGGAGTTAAAAACAGTAAACACAAAGAAACTTTATGGATAAGTTTCGGTGACATTATCATTGAAAACTTAAAAAATAATCTCAAAGAAGATTTGGAAAACGGATATATCCTTTGTTCAGATTGCGGAAAAAGAATTCCTAAGAATTCTAACAGTCAAAATATGTGTGAAGAATGTTATGTAATTCATAGAAAAGAATATTACCGTAACAAAAAACGTGAACAAAGACGAAAATCTTGTCCACAAATAGAAATTGCTTGAAACCCGCATAGAATGGGCATTAATCAAGGTTTCAAGTAATATTATTTTTGCAAAAATGTTCACTTTTCGTGATTGTTAAGCCATTTTTTCACATTTTGAGATAATTCCCTACAAGGGAAGAAAGTCTAATTTACACGTAATAAGAGATATATTCTTTACAAAGAAATAGGGGTATAGCACCCTATACCCTTATTTTAATTTTAGATAAAGATTATACTTTCCCAAAATAAAATTAACGTGTTATATTAATTAAAATTAAAGGTGGTTAAAAAGTTTGATCCCAATTTCGCAAGAAGAAAGTTTTTATGTCAGAAAAACATATCCTGATGTTTCTATTGTTGTTATTAATCCTGAACATATGAGTAGGTCAAAGGGTTATGTTATGACAGCAATAAAGAAAGCTTTATATTTGATAATGAATACTAATATAAAAGCAAGACAGGAATTAATCGAGATTTTGAATAACGAGGCATCGACAATTCGTGAGTATCTTTTAAGGTTAAAGAAAACTGACAAAAATGATACTAAAAAAATCGAAAGATTAAAAAAAGAAACAAGACTGATAGAAATTGAAAGTGAAATTAAAGATATCATAGAATTAGGTATCTAAAAAAGGAGTTTTATTATTTGATTAGCAATGACATGTGTATGAAATGCACAAAAGAGCCTGTATGTAAAAATAGAGATATTCTTTTAAAATTCAGTGATAATGCAAAGAAACCTCTTGGTGTTAATATATCATTAAATTCTTGTTCTTATTTTGATCCTGAGCCTGATATTGATGATAACGATGACGATTCTGATGATAATTCAGATGATGGAAAGGATGAATAATATTTCCCAATATGAAGAAATAAAAAGAATTGTAAAAGGTAAATTAGTTGATAAAACTATTAAAGATGATTTTGAAAGTTTAAGTGAACCTCTTTTTGGCGAGGGAAATTGTTTTAGTTCTGATGAAGTTCGTAAACGTATGTATGGTATGAAATATTTAATTGATGTACTTGAAATTGAACGTTATTTTGAAAAATTGTATAAAAAGATATTATCGATTTCAGATTTACATACTCCCTTTCAACTCCCTATTGAAACATTTAAAGATTATAAAGAAAAGGTAGACATTTTAGTATTAAACGGTGATTTACAAGATGCACAGTCTGTAAGTAAATTCCCTAAAAAGTATAGGATTCCGTTTGATGAAGAAATGATTGAAACAAGACAATACATAATTGATTTAATAAATTATATTAAGCCAAAAAAAGTTTATATAAATAAAGGTAATCATGAAGATAGATTATTAAAATTATTATCTGATAAACTTAATGACGATTTATTAAGAATATTGCCTGATTCTCCCCTTGATTTAATTATAAATGATGGGTTTAAAATTACAAATAGAAGAAATAAAACAGAAACATGGTATTCACCTGTTAAAGAAATATTTAATGATATTGAGATTATTTATACAAGAGATTGGAAGTGTAAAATCGGTAAAACAATTTTTGCACATCCCCTTGCTTATTCGTCTGGTATGTTAAAGACAACTGAAAAAGCTGTTAATTATTTCTTGCGTGAAGATAGAGATTTCGATACTATTGTTTTAGCACATACTCATAAATTGGGTAGTTTCTTGCAAGGTAATATTTATTTATATGAGCAAGGATGTAGCTGTAAAACAGAGGAATTAAGCTATACAGATGGTTATCTCACTTTACCAGCACAAAAAGGATTTATATTTGTATGTCAAGATAAAGATGGTAATCTTATTCATGATAAAACAAAATTAATCGAAATTAAATAAAATTCAAGTTCGTACTGTGATGTTCTTCGGACTCATGGTCTTATAATTTGCGATCTTGCTACTGATCTCTACGGAACAGTAGTTAAAGTGTGACTGACACTGTAAAAATCTGAAACTGATTTTCTGAGTATAAAAGCCAGAAAATTGCTTGTAGAACGTATGTGTCTACTGTTGGTTTGACAACGATAAAAACAAACATGTTTATCGGACTTCGTGAGTCGATGGTTGGCAGACAACATAAAAATCAGTCAAATCTCAAAGATGGGGTTTACTACTGCGGTAGTTCTCCCTACTTTGTAGAATGGGTATGAAACCCCAACAAAGAAGATTAACTAATATAGTGTGATGGTTTTTCGACTATCCAAATTAAAAAAGGGTTACCTTTTTGAATGAGAGTGATAGAAATATTGCTTTCTATTTTTACAAAGTAGAAAGTAGTCGGTACACTACTTTTTATACGGAATTGCGGTGAGTCATCTGCGGATGCCATCTTAGAATAGTGGTTACGACTGCTATTCTTATATATTGCGGAATGTAAGCAGTGGTAGCTGGTTAGGCTCATAACCTAAAGGTCGAGAGTTCGAATCTCTCTTCCGCATCCAATTGATTATGTAACAGACGAATAGGACAACTTAATTATTGCTATTTTCAGTCTGCATTTACATAATCTTATATCGAAGAATAGTGTAATGGTAACACAACGGACTTTGACTCCGTTATTCTAAGTTCGAATCTTAGTTCTTCAACCAAATATCGAGAAATAGTGTAATGATAGCACAGTAGATTTGGGATCTACCAGTTTGGGTTTAATTCCTGATTTTTCGACCAAGGAAACCCCTTGCCTTAGTAGGGATATATACAGTGGTGGAATAGGTAAACACACAAATACGGTTGATAGGCAACGGAGTTTTGGAAAGGTCTATTATATAAGGTGCAAATCCTTATCTGTATATCAAAGAGGTTGTTGATACCTTTAAATCAAGCTTTATATTCAAGGTGTTTCGCTACCTAAAATGCGAAGTTTATATGCATGTGAGTGACTACTTTAGTGTCAAATTTAAAACGAGTGTTCCCTACTTTAATGGGAAATATTTTTTAAGTGCTTCGCTATAAGCAACTTATAACAGAACCTCTCGCACCTCTTAATAATGTGTACCAGTAGAGGGCATTATGGTTTACGGTTTTCCTTAAACCGTTCTATGTGGGTGTAGCTTAGTTGGTAGAGCAAGGAGCTTTTAACTCCGAGGTCAGAGGTTCGATTCCTTTCACCCGCACCATTTATTTCTCAATAATTCTTATTTTCGTTCATATTTTATATCTCTCATTTGGGATTATTACTTTGATTGTTGCCTATCGTCTGGCAACTAAAACATTGACGATTTGCTTTCAATTGTCACCTACCGTCTGGTGACTGATAAATTGACGGTTTGATAGAAATACCCGCCCTTTATTGGGTGGGTAAAATTTTTTAATGAAAGAAGTGCTGAAAATTTTATATACATTAAACCTTGTAACATATATACTTAAAAATAAAGATGGTCATTATATATCATTACCATTACCAAAATATATTCAAGTAGGAAAAGAATATTATGATGAAAATGAAATTAAACAAGATCAAATAATTGATATGTATGTTAAAGATTATGCCAAAAAGAATAATTGTGAAATAATAACATCAACCGAGAGTTCGTTTAACATTCCTAAAATGTTTAGTTATCAAGTTAATTATAAAGATTTATATAGTTATCATTTTAGAGATTATAGATGTTCAAAATGGCATGTTGTAGAATATTTAAAATATAAAAAATGTTTAAAAAAACATAAAGAAGATTTGATTTATACACAAGAGAATTTTCAATTTGTAACAAGCTGTAGTGGTGAATATACAATATCTAATACTATATATGATGCTGTTATATGTAATCATTGTAATATAACTTTTTGTTTAACAGATATAAACAAAGGTTTCCTTTATGCTGTAAAAACAGATATTGGTAGATTATTGGGAAAATACTGATTTAAACACTTTCAATTAAATTGAGAGTGTTTTATTTTATTGTGTAATAAATATTTGTAAAAGAAAGGTAGGTAATTTTTATTTCCGTAAAGAAAAAAGAAGTTGAACAACCGAAGGTAGAAAAGAAAAGATATACTTGCCTTCATTGTGAAAAAGAAAAATCCGAGGATGATTTTTATATAAGCAAATGGTCAAAATTCTGGAATTATTCAGATAAACATGTTTTATTTTGTACCAATTGTTTAAATAGTGAATTTGAAGAAAATTGTAATAAATTTCATTCTGCAAAAACAGCATTAATTATTGCTTGTCATAGATTAGATGTTCCCTTTTATGCATCCCTTTATGAAAGTGTTATAACAAATAATACAAACTTCGGTATAGGTATGTATCTTAGGCTTATTAATGGCAGACAGTATCAATATAAAACTTTCTTAAATAGTTTAATCGATGGTGAACTGTCGAAATCAGATAAAGAAATAAAGCAAGAAAAAGAAGCTAAATGGTCTAAACGTGATTTACAAAACAAAGATAGAGTTATAAATAAAATTTTAAAATATGATCCATATGAGGACTATGATGATTTTTCAAGAAAATTTATGTTTAATCTCACATCCGATTATCTTGTTGATGAAAGTATTATAGAAGATCCTCATAAACTCCAAGGTGTTATTGAGATTGTAAAGACATTTCAGCAAGTAGATGTTATTAATAAACAAATTAATTTAGAAACAAATAATAGCACATTAAATGCAGATAAATTTAAAACTCTAACAGAAATAAAGAAGAATTGTTTAGATTCAATTAATAAATTTGCAAAAGATAACGGTTTGTCTGCTTCATTAACAAATAAAGGTGCAAAAGGTTCAAGCAGTTTAGCATTTTATGTTAAAAGCTTAGATGAAATGCATTTTACAGAATCACAAATTAATTTATTTGATATTGCAACATGTGAATCAATGCGACAATTTGCTGATATAAGCAATGAAAGTATTGTAAAACAAATACATTTAAATGCAGATGAATTAGGTGATTTAAAAGAACAACAAACAAGGTTGTTGCAAAATTATAAATTACAGAATATGAAAATTAAAGAGGAAAACAGATTATTAAAAATTAAGTTAATTGAAAATAATATTCCATTTGATAATTCCTTTCCGAATAAAGAGGATGAAATAAAATAATGGATTTTCTATTTAAAAGAACAAGAGAAGAACTTTCAGAAAGAAAGTTAGAGGCATATCAAAAATATGCAGAAATAATTCAATGGGGTAGAAAATTTCCTGTCAGATTCTGCGAAAGGTTTTACGGAATTGAATTGTTAGACCATCAAAGGTATGTTTTCATGTGTTCTTGGATTACTCCGAGAAACGTTTGGTGTCAATCTCGTGGATCTGGTAAAGCACTTGCATTGGATACAAAAATTCCAACATCTAATGGTTTTACAACGATGAGAAATATTCAAGTCGGAGATTATATATTAGATTGTAATGGAAATCCTACCAAGGTTACATATACTTCAGAAATATTTATTGGCAATAGATGTTATAAAGTTGCCTTTGATGATGGTGAAGAAATTATAGCTGATGAAAATCATTTATGGTCTGTTTATAGTGATTTTTTAACACCAGATGGTATTGATAAATATGGATTTAAAACAATTAATACAAGACATTTAGCATATCGTTATTCTGTTCTAAGTGCAAATAATTGTTATTCAGATATGTTAATTCCTACATTAGATAAAGATAAATTCAAATATATAACTTCAATTGTTGAAGTACCCTCTGTACCGACTAAATGTATTCAAGTTGATAATGAAAGAGGGTTATTTTTATGTGGTGAGAAAAATACAGTCACTCATAATACAACATTGGTAGCACCTTTTGTTATGGCAAAATCAAATTTGTTTGCAAAACATCAAACATATATTATGTCTGGTGTTGGTTCTCAATCACAAGAATGTTTCTTAAAGATAGAGAAAATAGCAAAAAATGAAATTGCATCATTTACAGGATTAACTGAATTCTTCTTGGGCGAGATTGAGGCTAATCATGCTACCGCAGATGGTTTTGTTCATAATCCAGCATCATTTACTTATAAGCTGTTTAACGACAGTAGAGTTAATTCGCTTAATGGTGCATTTGATAATAACCGTAGTAAGAGAAGTAATTTGAATATATATGATGAAAGCGGATTTGCCCCAGAGGATTTATTTGTAACCTCAATGCCTTTCATAACTCAGGATTCAAACTTTGCTTTGGGTGGAAAAATTAATCTTGAAATAGAACCCGCTAAAATTCCTAATCAAGCAATTTTCGCAAGTTCTGCTTCAGATATGAGTACATATTTTTATCAAAAAGCTTATAAAGAATATGCTAAAAAGATGTTCATAGGAGATACGGATTATTTTGTTGCTGATGTTAATGCTACCGTTATGTTTAATGCAAAATACAACGGTAAAATATATCCTGTTTCTTTGTTAACTCAAAAAGAAGTTGAAGATGAGTTAAAGAAGAATAAAGAAAAAGCTGAACGTGAATATTTTAATAAATTCAGTGTTGATGGTGGAGATCATCAACCGTTTAAAAGAAGTGTTATTAATCAATATAGTAAATTAAGAGTTCCTATACTTAGAAATGATGGAAATCGTAGATTCGTTATAGCTTACGATCCCGCAAGACAAATAGATAATAGTTTTAGTTTGGTTGCAGAACTTATAAATGATCCAGAACTTGGTTATATGATGGAAATTTGTAATGGTATAAATTTTATGGATATTGGCAAGAAAAATAAAACACCTATGCGGTATCCTGAACAAATTTCATATTTAAAACAAATGATTTTAAATTATAACGGTTCTGGTAAACAAGATTATGAAAATCTTGAAAAACTTTTGATAGATAGTGGTTCTGGTGGTGGTGGTCGATATATCGGTGATGATTTAATGGAAGATTGGTATGATAATAACGGTCACAAACATAAAGGAATTATCGATAAAGTTGAACATGAGGAATATTTACCTAAATTTCAAAATGCTTTGGACAAGCTTAAATTATTAAGTCCTAAGAAATATAAGGTTGAAGCTTTTGATGGTTTAGTTGAAATGCTTAATGCGGGGTTAATTTCCTTTACAGAAAATTATGACCAAAAGGGTTACATAATGCTCCATAAAGATAAAGAATATGAATACATTGATGAAACTGATGGTCTGTCTAAAAAGGATATAAATAGAGAAATGATTCAATATACTTTGTCTTTTGAAGAAGAAATGGCTTTAACACAAATCGACTTAGCAAAAGAAGAAATTTATAACTTCTACAGATATGATGGTACAAACGGTAATGTTAGATATGATTTATCACCTGACCAAGCAAATAAAATGCACGATGATAGAGCATATTGTTTAGCCATGCTGGGTTGGTATCTTCAGCAAATTCGTAGAGGTCAGATTATTAATAAACCAAAAAATAAAAATAATAATAAACCTCATTGTGTAACAGCAGTTGATTATTAAGAAAGGAGGTATACATGTTTGAAGAAAATTTTGAAGTAATAATTGCATCTAAAGATGAAAAAAGTAATACTACAATAATTACAGCATCTGAAAAAGCTAAAAAAATACTTGCCGAGGCATTTGATAAATATGATCCATCAAACAGATTATATTCTGCCTATCTTACAGAAAATTCTGATTCATCTTCTGTAACATCAGATTTAATAAATGAATTATCTAATGCACCTCAAAGTGATTTAAAGAAAATTACTCAAATAAATAATATTGTTTTAAGATACATTAATAAAAATGATTTAATTGGAATTACAATGTCTTCGATTGAAACCAATGTAAACACAAATTATAAATTATCTTATAAAGATTTTTCTGAATTTAGAAACAAACAAAAAGCTATTGATAAAGGTAAAACATTTATTAATGATTTTAATGAACAAATAAATTTAAGAAGAATTATTCGGAATACCATTCCCCTTACATACACTGAGGGAACTTATATTTTGTATTTAAGAAAAAAAGATTTAAGTTATACAGTGGATGCTTATCCTTTAGGAGTTGCTATTATCAGTGACTATGATGTAAACGGTGATCCTGTTGTTTTAATCGATATTAAACAATTAACCAATCGATTGAAGAAAACAATGTTAAAAGATAAAAAAGGTAAACCGTTATTTTTCGATACTGTTGAAAAAGAAATTCAAGAAAATTATCCTAAAGAAGTTTATGATGCTTATAAAGCAAATGAATCTTATGCCATTCTTGATATAAGATATACAGGAGTAATACGAATTGGTAATTTAAATAGAAAATATGGATTAACACCTATCTTCCGAGCAATATCCCCAGCTATTATGCTGGACACTTTTGAAGAGGCAGATAGAACAAATACCAAAGCAAAAGCTAAAAAGATTATATTTCAGAAATTAAGAAAAGAAGTTCTTGGAGTAGATTTTACAAACGATGGATTTGAAGAACAGGCATTTGCACATGAAAATTTAATGGATGCTTGGAAATTACCTACAGTTGTAGTTACTCCACCCGCTACAGTAGAAAATATTGAATATGTAGAGCCTAAAAGTGAATTAACAAATATTGATATTATTAACCAATACAGAAACAGAGTAATGACCTGTTTAGGTATTGGCTTTTTAAGTCAAGAGGGAAAACAGACTGTTTCTACTGCTAATATTTCAGTTGAACAATTAATGCTAACCATAAATAAAATTTCAGAACAATTGGAAGATGTTATTTATAAATGGTATGTAAATGTTTTAATTGAAAATGGAATGGATAAGATTTATGCTCCGAAAATTAAAGTCATTGATGCTGAACAAATGAGTTTTGAAGTAAAAACTAAATTAGCTGAATTGTTATATTCTAAGCTTGGTGCATCTTATAAAACAGTATACGAAACGATAGGACTTGATGTTGAAGAAGAAAAACAACGTAGAGTAGAAGAAAATGAATTGAAATTTGATGAAGTTTTCATGCCTCATTTATCTTCGTATACAACAAGCGGGAAACCTGAAAGTGATGGTAAACCCGCAGATGAAAATCCAAAGAATCCTGACAAACAACAATATGATAAAAATAGAGCAAAAACTCAATAATTAAAATTGATTGTTAAGAAAGGTGGTGATATACATGGATAACGAAAACATTGCTCTATCTAATTGTGGTGTTGTATGTAGTGAAGCTACAGAAGATGATGTTTCATTAACAGCTAAATTTATTATCTGCGATTTTTTCCCTAATTTTAATGACTTAATGTTAAATAGAAAAACTATCAGCAATTGGTTAAATACTCTTATTACACAGCCTGTTGTTGGTGAACTTGGAGTTACCGATGCGGGTGTTTCTGATTTTGAAAGTCATAATTTGTTCCCTGTTAAAAGAGTTGCAAAAGATGGTTCAGTTTATCAAGACACTAAATTCTTTACTTCTGCTATGGGAGTATTTACTGATGTATCTATTGAAAATATCAAAAATAAAGAATACATAGTTGCCACAGCAAAAATATGGAAACGGTTTCCTGAATTTTGTGCTGTTATTAAAAGGCGAATTGCTGAAGATACTTTACATACTTCTTTTGAAATAGCAGTTAAAAACTTTCATATAGAAAAAATTAATGGTAAAAAAATAAAAGTAGTTGATGATGCTGTCTTTCTTGGACATGCTTTACTTGGCTCAAAAATAACTCCCGCATATGCGGATAGTCGAATGATTGAAGTTGCAAGTCAGAATGAGAATCAAGATTTAATCAATGCGATAGTAAAAGATATAGAAAATATTAGTCCAGAAAAGGAGGGCAAAATTTTGGAAAATGATTTAAATAAACCTGTTGAAACTCAAATAGCTACGGAAAATACAAATGTTCCTGTAGTAGAACAAAACAAAGAAAATGAAATACTTCAAGTGGCAAATGTTACTCCTGAAAATGGTGAGAAAACAGAGCCTGTCACATCCAATGAAAATAAAGAGAACACCAAAGAAGTATCAGCAATCACAATGTATGATTTATATAAGTCTATAAGACAAGCAGTATCCGAAAAAATAAATAAAGATAGATGGGATTTTGATATATACTATCTTTTCCCCAATGAAAAAATCGCATGGGTAAGATATTGGGATGATGCAAGTGAGTTAGACATTCATGTATTTACATATACAGTTGAAAATGATGTTGTTGCTGTTGGTGAACCTACTGCTATGAAACTTACTGTTTCTGTTGCAGAAATTAATAAAACAGTTGCTGAATTAAATACAAAACTTCAGGAAAAAGATAATTCGCTTATTAAGGCAAGTCAAACAATACAAACTTTAAATACTACAGTCGCTACTTTGACTCCCTACAAAGACAAGTTTGAGAAAACTGAACAAGATCGAATAGCTAAAGAATTAGCCGATAAACAAACCACCCTTAAAGCTTATGCCTTAAAGAGTGGTTATATTTTTGAAAAAGAACTTGCTGAGTCGGATGATATTAAGCAGATGATTGAAAAAGTAGATGAAGTTGGTATTAAGAATGTTATAGCTGAAAGATTTATGAAATCTCTTGAAAAACCGCAGACGAAAGAGATTGAAACTTCAACAGCAAATGTTCCGCAAATAACTCCTAAAGCAAACATCACAAATGATGAAGATAATTCAGAAACCGTAGATTACAAATCATTCATTAAGTCTTACTTGAGAAAGTAAGCAAAAGAAAGGAAGAAAAAATATGTTAAGAGAATTACAAGTACATTTAAACAAAGCCATTAATTCTATGTATAAAGCCGATGGTGCTTTAAAAACAGGTATGGGTGTTGTTGCTGACCATGCAAATAAAACAGTAGGTTTACCTGATGCCGAAACAGCAGAGGGTATTGTTCTGGTAAATAAGGAACGTATTCCTACTGGTGCAAATACTGGATATGCAAACATTTCCGATTGGGATACAAATTTCGTTGATATTGCAACAGGCGAATTTGTTAAGCAGATTCCTATGGAAAACGGTGAAAGATATGGTGTTGACCAATATGCAGATGGTTTATTAATTAATGACAGATTGAGTATCGGCACAGATGGTAAATGGAAAAAGGCTGGTGCTGGTATCAATTCAAGATTTGTTTATGCTGGTACACAAGACGATGCTGGACATACTCTTGCAATCGTTGAAGTTACAGCAGATGTAAAAGCAAATGCTTAATTAAATTAATTGAAGAAAGAAGGTAAATGATATGTTAAAAACTGAAATCGCAGAAGTTTTAAATAAAGATGGCAAAGTCTATGAAATTGCCGAAAAGATTAACTATAATCAGACATTAACTTCTGAGGAAAAAGAAGTATCCACTCTGTGCGATGCTTGGGTTAAAGAAGTTTCCGAAAAGGGCGATCCTGATAAGGAAATTGCGGCTTTTATCAAAAAGACAATAAATGAGGAAGTTTATAATGCACCTGATGAACTGCTTGATGGTATGTTTGAACGTGGCTCTGTTGGTGAATTTGATGATTATCAGGTTGAAAAAGCACCTGTTAATACTCTTATTGCACATGAAGCCGCTAAAGGTGGTAACGTTGATAGATCTTATATAGATTTCTCTGTATTAAGACCTACATGGAAGAACAGACAGGTAGAAACTGATTTGTCTTATGTTGATATGCGTAGAAATGGTTTCAAATCCGTTGCTTTGCTGACAACTTTCGCAAATGAGGCTCTTAAAAATGCCATGTTCTATGATATCTTTGGTTTGGTTGATACAGCTATCGTTGGTGGCGATCAAGCTATTGCAGAAGCTGGTGCATTACCGACACAAACATCTATGGACAAGTTATCTCTCTATCTGAATGATAGAAATCCCCAAGGTGCTGTAGCAACAACTCTGTCCAAATATGCACAGGCAATTATGCGTATGGAAGGTTATGCTACATATATGTCCGATGCTATGAAAGATGAGTTTAACCGTTACGGTCTTGCTCGTTTCTTCGATGGTGTTAAAGTTGCATCTATTTCTGGTGCTAAGAAACAAGGAAATGGTTCTCTGTTAATTCCTGATAAGAAAATCTTTGGTACTGCTGGTATCATCGGTACTCTTGATATGAAGGGCGAAATCCATGTATACGAGGATCTTGATAATCAGAACGAAGTTTTGAAAATCAAAGTTGCTGACTTTACATATGGCTATTGCATCACCGACATATCCAAAGTATGCAAAATTACAATGGCTTAATAGTTTCCTGATTAATAAGAGGGGTGAAATATCCCCTCTTATCATTTAATTAAAAATAAATATAAAGTGGTGAAAGAATGTCAATTAAAGACAAAAAAATGATAGATGTTATAAACTATTATAGTTTCGGTATTTCATTTAAAGCAAAAGACCATAATTATTGGATAGATGGAGTAAAAGATAATATACCTCATCGAATACCATTGTTAATTGATGAAATTCAATATATTGATACAACTTCACAAGCCTTTAAATCAGGCTTGTTATTTTTTGATGAAGATATTGAGCAAGAAGTATATGAAGATATATTAAGAATACCTCAATGGAGAAATATATTGAAACCCTCAAAGATAAAGGAAATAATTTTAAAGCCTACTATCGAGGGATTGGAACAGTTCTTAAATGTTAAGAGTATTACTGTTTTTGATATAATTCGTGGTATTTTTGTTGATTTAAAATACAATGAAAATGCTGATATATCAACAAGAGTTGAAAGAATTATAACCGAAAGACATAAAGAACTTTTAAATAAAGTTTATAACACAAATATAATTTTAAAACCCAAAGATGTTGTTGGTTCATCTGAAGATGTGAATACATTAAAGGCTCAGAATGAAACAATGCAATCTGAACTTAAAGCAATGAAAGAAATGTTGGCACAGTTTATGGCAACTCAAAACAAAACTGATGATGCTAAACCTGAAAATAATACAGAAACTGTTCCGACTGTTCCCAAAGAGAAACCTAAGAAATCAAAGAAAGTTGCAGAGGAATAATTAAAAAGAAAGGGTGATATTAATGCCGACTTCATTTGATAAACCATATGATGTGTTTTTTAAGCATATTGAAAATGATCCTGATTTCTTTAACTATAGAAATTTATCGGTTACTGAAGCTCTGGAATTGGCGAAATTAAGAGCAGATGATTATTTAAAAGAAGCTATATCTTTGTTGACATTAAAATGCACTCCTGATGTTGATTTTAATGATTATAACGATATTACCAAAGAATTTAATTTTGACTTAGTACCAAATGAAATTCTCATACTTGGTTCTTTAATGTTTGAAATTTATTTGGAAAGAGATATTAGTAAAGTTAAAATATACTCTGCACATTTAACATCTCAAGAAATAAAAACAATATTTTCTCCCGCAAACGAAAGAAAAACTTTTCTTGAAATGTATACCAAAATACAGCTTGATAATGATAAATTAATTACAAAATATATTTCAAAAGATAGGAAAACAGGTAAACGAAAAAAGATAAATCATGCCTTGTTAATTGGTGAGAATTAATGGATATTATTTCTTATATACAAAAAATTAACAATGATTATCTTTCTACAAGTAAAAAGGATACCGAATTATATAATCTAAAAAATCAAATTGAACATGATTTTGTAAAAACTTTGGATTATGAAGACAGCACTTTGGTAAATGGTGTTAAACAAAGCTTAACTGTATTAACTACAAAAGATAATAGTGTTAAAAAAGTAGTGGCTAAACCAAATGAAACAATTTCAATTGGTGATATTGTTGATTGTTATGGCTTTAAATGGCTTGTTACAAGCATTGATGCTAATACCCAAATACAGACCAGAGGAGAAATGACTTTATGTCCTAATCTATTAAAGTTTCAAGATAATTCAGGAAAAATTTATGAATATCCTTATTTTGTTGATACAAGTTCTGCATCAATTGATAAAAATACTTTCTTAAATACACCTGATGGTATTCGTAAAATAATTTTAAGAATAGATTCAATAACTCAGCAATTCACTAATGATAAAAGATTTTTAGGTGCTAAATTCGGTGGCATAAATCAATGTTGGAAAATAATTGATTTAAATCCTGAATTACATAGTGGATTATTAACAGTAACAATGACAATAGATGAATTAACCGCTAATGATAATGTTGAACTTGGTATTGCCGATTACATAGAAGAAAAACCTGAACCGATATTTACAAAATGTGATATTGTTTATATTGATTTACCTGAGATTAAAAAAGGTGGTTCTGAAAAGACTTTTACTGCTAAATTTTATAATGATGATGGTACTCCCAATCCTACAATAAATGCTATATGGAATTTGGAAGTACCTATTATATTTGCAGATAAAATTGTAGTTACAGAACAAACAACAAGTTATATAAAAATAAAAGCTTTATTTGACACAAAAATGATAGGTATATTTATAAACCTTAATTTAACAGGTGAGGGTGTTACGGATAGTAAAAATTTACAAATCAAGGTGGTGTCAAATATATGAATGTTAATGAAGTTATTAATAGCATTGCATATGATGAAAAAATAGCTAAATGTTTATTATGTGCTGATCCAAACTTTGAAAATTATGTTCTTCCTGAAAATGCTATGGATAATTTAGCATGGAATTATATATTTCCATATTCTCATATTCCTAAAACAACTGATATTGCAAAGTGCTTTATCACTATGGATTTTGAATATGCAAATATTAACAATACCGACAAATTTATAGTTGGACAAGTTGTATTTTATGCCTTTTGTCATGAGAGCATGATAAGAACCGATTATGATGATTTGCGATATAATTATCTTTTTGAACGGATTAAAGAAATAATAAAAACTAAAAGATTTATTAACTGTGTAGGAAAAATGAATTTCGTAACAAGAAAAGACTTTTCCATAGCAGATGCTGATAGAGAATATTTCGGTTCTGAAATTACTTATAGAAATGTGGAATTTATGTGATACCTAAATTAGAAAATTATGATTTATTAAGTCCAGAACCAATTTATATTGATGGAATTGGATATTTTCAATCACCTACATTAAGAAAAATTTCAAAATTGACTTTTCATAAATACAATATTTTTATCAATTTAGTTTCTATGGATAAAGATAGATGTTTAGAAATAATGGAATTGAAACAGGAATTCGATTCTTCGCCTGAAGATGTTAAGGATAGAATTACGGTTTTTGATTTAGTTTTATCTAAAGACTATATGATTAATTTGTTTTTACAAATTTTTTCTTTTTTTATCGTAAATGAAATTCAATTCGATAAGAACAAAAAAATGTTTTATGTTATTGATGAAAACAAACAATTAATTGGTAGTATTCAAAGAGATAATTTTTCTACTGTATGTAATTTAATATTAAAAATCAATTATATGGCAACAGGAAATATAGAGAAAAAATATAAAAATAAAAAAGCTAAAGAATTATGTGAACTTATAGATAAAGCTAAAAAAGAACTTGGCAAAAAAGCGGAAAACAACAATGATATGGAATTATCCAATATTATTTCAAAACTATCAGTTCAGCATAATAGCTTAAATATATATAACATTTGGGATATAACTGTTTATCAGTTATATGACCAATTTATTGCACAAAATTATAAAAATCAAAATGATATACGTTCTATGAATTTTGCTAATTGGGGTGGTGATTACAACCCCCAAGATTGGTATAAAACGTTAAAAAATTTATAAAAAAGAAGGAGAATTATTATGACTTTTAATCCTAACATGGCAAACAGAGAAACTGCAAATTTAGTGTTTCTTGATTACAAAACTCAAGTACCCTTTTTAAACTTAGACTTTGCAAATGTAACTACAACTGACCTTGGTGCTTCCAGAGTTTTTGCAAAAGGTGGTCAAGGAGCTCCTAATAGAATTGGTTTCGATGGTGAGAGAAATGGTACAATTAAGATTGATTCTCAAATTACACCGATGAAATTGTATTCTATAATTTCTGGCTCTCCGATTACATCTGTTGCTAAATACATAATGCGTGAAGTTTTAACTTCTGCAACAAAGGCACTTACATTAACAAAGACACCTGTCGCTAATTCGGTACATGTTTATGCAGATGGTGATGATTGTGGAACACCTGTAACAGTTACTGTGGCAGATAAAGTGGCAACTCTTGGTGGCACAGCTACTGATGGTGTTTTCATAGTTTATTATTTCGTTAGTGTTACTTCTGGAGCAAAGACAGTTAAATTTAATTCCAAGACATTCCCCAAAGCATTTTCTATCTTTGGCGAAACACCTTTCAAAACCGAAGATGATGAAATTGTTGGTGTTAAATTGGCTTATTACAAGGCTCAACCCCAGTCTACTATGTCTTTGGCACTCAGTAGCACTGGTGATCCTACGACACTTTCCGTTACATGTGACCTTTTGGCAAATGGTGATGGCGATATCTATGATATGAGTGTTATAGAAGACGAAGCAGTATAATTTAGAATAATGATTAAATGGACAGTCCAGACCACTAAGGTTTTTGGTCTGTCCATTTTTTTACAAATTTTAAGGATGTGTAAATTATAAACTCAGGTAAAATTTTTGAAACTCAATTTAAAAATTCTGTGAAAGAAGATGTGTATTACCAAAGAATTAAAGATCCCGCACAAAGTTTTAATCCAAATAATTCTTTAAGATTTTCACTGCAAAATCCATATGACTGTTTTATGTATTCCTACCCTGCTTTGTTCACTCTTGAATTAAAGTCTACCGAGGGTACATCAATGACATTTTATAGAGATGATTTTATTGAAGATGATAAGAAACAAACTTTTATGATTAAAAAGAACCAAATATTAGGATTAGAAGAAAGTTCTAATTTTAAGGGCATAATATCTGGTTTAGTTTTAAATTTTAGGAAAACAAATCATACATATTTTTGGGCAATTAAAGACTTTATAAAAGGTACTAAAGACCTTCCAAAAAAATCATTTAATGAAACCGATGTTATTAACAATAACGGATATTTATTTGACCAGACATTAAAAAGAATAAATTATAAATATAACATAGAAAAATTCATTTCAGATATGAAATTAAAAGGAGAATAAAATTTAATGGCAAAAAAAGATGGAAAATTAGCAATAAGAGATTTAGATGAAATCATGAAAGAAACCTTAGAAAGAAATGAAAAGCCTTTGGTTTATCATGATTTAGAAATCAAAGTTAAAACTTATTTGAATATAGGTGAATCTATTTCATTTGTAAACAGTGTACTTGCATCAGCTACAGCAAATGATGTTTATTATCCTTCACTTTTTGATCTTGCATTTAAAATAAATGTAATAACATATTTTACAAACATTACAGTTCCCACAAATCCTGAAAAATGTAATGATTTAGTAAATGGTACAAAATTATATAATGCAATTATTGAAATTGGTGATTTAAAAACATATATTGATAAATTAGAAAAATCATGCAGAGAACAGTTGGAAATCAATAAAGAAAATAAACCTAATGATATAATAAACCTCATTAAAAATGTAGTTGAAAAAAATGAGGAACGAATGGAAGGTATCGATATAAAAGAAACTGTTGATATTCTTAAACCAGTTGCAAATGCTGATACTAAACAAATAGCAGAGGCAATAATTGAGTTACATAATAAGAATACCGACAAAAAATAATTAAAAAATTTAAAGGAAAATGAGGTAGTTAAAATGGACAATAATATAAAAATCACAATGCCTAAAGAAATAGAAAATTTGCAACTTCCCTCACCTGAACTTATTACTTATTATAAAAATTTTAATGATAGAATTTTATGGTTAGATTTTGAAGTTAATGATTGTTACTTAGAGTTTATACGAAATATTTTAGCATGGAATAAGGAAGACTTCGGTAAATTAAATGAGGATCGTAAACCAATAAAACTTATGATTTATTCTTATGGTGGGGATTTAGATATTAATAATTCACTTATAGATATAATCAAATTAAGCAAGACACCTGTCTATGGATATAATATGGGTGTATGTGCAAGTGCTGGATGTTTCATTTTTCTTTCATGCCATAAAAAATACACTTTACCAAATTCATATTTTTTACTTCATAAGGGTAGTGCTGAAAACATATCAGGAACAGCAGATCAAGTTGTTGATACTATAAATGAATATCAAAGAAAAATTCAGACTTTAGCTGAATATATATTTGAAAATACAAAAATATCGAAAAAAGAACTTGCAAAGAATATTTGTACAGAATGGTATGTTTCAGCAAAAGAAGCGGTTGAAAAGTATGGTATTGCAGATGCGATTATAACAGATATCGATGAAGTGTAGGTAAAAATATGGGGAAAACAAAAAATAAAATACGTGTTTCCTTTATCGGTGGTAATTCTGAAAGTGTAACAGGTTCTATGACTTTAATAGAATTTCAAAATTATAAAATTTTATTAGAGTGTGGTTTATGGCAATCCTCTGACTCAGCAATAGAAAATTATAAAATAAACAATAGAAGATTACCTGTTAAACCGAAACAAATCGATTATATTTTTATTAATCATTGTCATGCAGATCATAGCTTATTACTTCCAAGGCTATACGCAGAGGGATTTCGTGGACAAGTTATAGTTCCGAAAGGATTAACAAAATTATTTGCACTAATGTCTAAGGATAGTGCCTACATTATGTCTAAAGATGCTGAATTAATACAAAGACAAAATGGCATAAAAGTCAAACCGATTTATACCGAGGATGATGCTCATAATTGTTTAGATTTGTTTTGTGAATATGATTTTAATCAAAAAATTGAGCTGGATGAAAATATAAGTTTTCAATTCACTTATAGTGGACATATTATCTGTTCTGCTCAATTAGAGTTATGGCTTAAAAATGGAAACATTATAAAAAAAATTCTATATACATCCGATTTAGGGAATACCTCATGCAGTAATTATTACATTAAAGCTTTTCAACCCGCCCAAAAAGCTAATTTAGCAATTTGTGAATCTACATATTCAGATATAAAACGTGCTACTTCTCAAAAAGATAGAATTAAAGATTTAGAAAAAATTAAGTCTATAATTGATAATGCGTGTTTAGAAAATAAAAGTAAAGTTTTAATTCCTATTTTTAGTCTTGCACGTTGTCAAGAGATTATGACACATATATATTTGATGTATCATGAAGATAAAAATTTTAACTTACCAATACTCGTTGATAGTCCTTTGGCTATTAAAATGTGTAAAGTATATAGTGAAATTTTAGAAGATGACCAACTCAAACTTTGGGATGAAGTAATGAGTTGGCAAAATTTTAGATTTATAAATGAGTATGCTGAAAGCAAAGAATGGATGAACAATAGTGAAAAGTCTTGTTGTGTTTTATCAGCATCTGGCTTTATGCAAGCTGGTCGTAGTCGGCAATGGGCAAAGTCTTTATTACCTAATGGGAATAGTCATATTTTATTTGTAGGTTTTGCATCTGAAAATAGTTTAGCTGGGAAAATTAAAAATTATAATTCAAAAACTATAAAAATTGATGGCAAAGCTTATTCAAATAAATGTAATGTTACGGATTTAAAATCCTTTTCAAGTCATATGCAAAGAAATAATCTTCTTGATTATTACTCTGATTTAATTGTTGAAAAAGTTGCTTTAGTTCATGGAGAATTCAAAGCAAAATGTAATTTCGCTAAAGAATTACAAATTAAAATGAGTGATAAAAATAAAACAGGAAGAGTAGTATGTGTAAATAAAACTACTGAAATTTTATTATAAAGTGAGGTGGATTCATGGAAGATAAAGATAAAGAATTATATGATGAAAAACTCAGAAGTGTAAATAAGGCACTTGATGATCATGAAAATAGATTAACAACAACAGAAGATAAATGTCAAAATATGGATAAAACTATTGGAATCATATTAGAAAAAATAAATTCTGCTTTTGAAAAATTAAGTGAATTACCATCTGTATTGAAAGATATAAATTTAAACATGTCAAATATGGGTAAAAACATGTCAAATATGGAAAAGATACTTCAAAGCAATACTTTTGAAATTAATACTTTGAAACAAACCGTTGAAAATCAGGGTAAATCAATCAAAGATATTGATAATAAAAGTAAATTAGATTTCTTAGAATGGTTAAAACAAAATTGGTTAGGTGCTGCAACTGCTGTAGTTTTAGTCATTTATATAGGAAAAGATACGATTTTTAAATAAATTGGGGTGATTTAATGACAATAGACATTAAGGATATAGTTTCACCGACAGGCAAAACATATGTAGAAGAACTCATATCTTCAGCAGAATATTTGAAAAAATGTTTACAAGATGAACTTGATATATGGTATGCAAGTCATACACCGTCAAACTATTACAAAAGAAGAAAAACAAATAGTTTGAGAACTTCAATAGTTGATAATATTTCTAATATTAATGTGGATGTTTTAAATTTATCTATTAATATAGAATTTGATGAAATGAGTATTTATCATAAATCTTGGTTCAGGAATGGATATGTAAATGTTTTATGGTTAATGAATTACGGTTATAGTGTTAAAAAAGATGTGTGGTTTAAAAACTATAAATATTTTGGATATCGTGATGGTGGAGAATTTATTGAAAAAGCAATTGCAAAATTTAATGCAACAAATACTCTTGGGTTTGTAGTTACACCTATGTTTAACGGAAAACCAATGGATAGAAATGTTTATAATAGAACTAATGATATGTATATGCCAAGTTAACAATTTAACTTGGCATATTATTTTTTAATGAAGGGGGGCAAAATTTATTGGCAACTAATATTACAATTGGTATAGATATACCAGCAAGTCAACTTCAATGGGAACATGACATTGAAAAAATAATAAATAATTTAAAAACAAAAAACATACCACAAATTACTGTATCTATTGATGAAAAAGCTACAACCACTGTATTTCAGAGCCAACTTAATCAAATATTAAAAAACTTAAATTTAAAAGGTACAAGCGGTAAAAAAGGTAGTATCGGAATATTCGATACAACAGACCTTAAAGCACAAGGAATAAAATATTATGATACTACTGTCGATATTATAGAAAAGATTAAAAATGAATATAAAACATCAAATGGTCATACCAATTCTGTCAATGTAACTAATATACATAAAAACGAATTAAAAGAAATTGAAAATCTTTCTGTAGCAGTAACTAAATATACAGGTGAAATAGAAAAGCTTAATTTTGTACGAGCAAAAATTAATAATCAGGGTGCGATTTCTGATGGTTTCGTTTTTCAAAGTTCTACTGGAGCAGATAAATTAATTGGTTCTGATTTAGAGAAAAAATTCGCAACATTACAAAAATATAGCGATCAAGTATTAAGAATAAAACAAAGATTTACATCATCCAGTAATGCTATAACTGATCCCAAACATCTCACATTGTTAAATAAAGAATATTCAAAAATATTTAATGAGATAAATAGTATCAGAAGTTCTTCAGATGCAATGTCTAAAGGTCAATCAACTAATCTTAATAAAATGATAGAAAAAGTTACAAGACTTGGTGGTGCATATAGAACTCTTGAACAAACCAAAGTTAAGACAGAAAAGAGTACATCACAATCTTTAGATTTTACAAAGTTGAAGAATAATAGTATTGAAAAATTAGAAAAGTTCTGGGCAAATAATACAAAAGCATTAAAATTATATAAAAATGAATATGATAGTGTTTCAAATGCCTATAGAAATGCCACCATTCCTGATGATGTTACAAAAGCTGATATCGCCTTTCAAAATTTAAGAAAGAGCATAAGAGATACTGGCTCTACAGGTATGTCAACTGTTCAAAAAATAAGCGGATTATTTGAAAGATTCACACAATGGTATAGTATTTCAAGACTTATTATAATGGCAACCAACACATTTAAACAAATGTATGATACTGTTGTTGAATTGGATGCAAGTTTTGTTGAACTTCAAAAAGTTACAGATTTATCTGGTAATTCTTTAAAGACATTTACAAACAATGCTTTTGATATGGGTGAAGCTATTGGAAGAACTGCTAAAGATGTTATTGATGCAACTACAATTTTTAAGAGAGCTGGTTATGAGTTACAGAACAGTTTTGAATTAGCTAAATCTGCCTTGATAATGACAAACGTTGGAGATGGAATTAATGATGTTAAAGACGCTTCTTCTGCTTTAATTGCTGTACTTAAAGGCTTTAATATGAAAGATACTCAAGCTATGGGTGTTTTGGATGCAATCAATGAAGTATCTAATACATCTGCCATTGATTTTGCAAGTATTACAGAGGGTTTAAGAAGGGTATCTGGTACTTTATCTCAAACAGGTGCAAGTTTAGAAGAAACTATCGGTTTACTTACAGGTGGTTTCGGAAGTTTAAGAGATATTGAAACAGTATCTGCTGGACTTATAATGATTTCTCAAAGACTTCGTGGTATTGGTGAAGATGGCGAAGTCATTGATGGACTTGCTCCGAAACTTCAAAAAGCATTTAAAAATATTGCTAAAATTGACATTCAAGATAAAAGTGGTAATCTACGTAATACATTTGATATATTAACTGATATGTCAAAAATAATGCCTACACTTTCTGATGAAAATCAACAATATTTAGGTGAATTAGCGGGTGGCAATCGACAAGTTAAAGTATTAAATGCTATTTTAAATGGTTGGCAAGATGTTGAAAAAGCTGTTAATAGTGCAACAAATAGCCAAGGTTCTGCATTAAAAGAAAATGAGAAATTTTTAAATAGTATTCAAGGAAAGTTAAATCTTTTAACATCAGAATTTCAAAAAATGGCTACAAAAACTGTTGATAGTGGTCTTGTAAAATTTATTATTGATTTTGGTACAAGTATTTTAAAACTTATTAATTCGTCTGGTAGTTTAATTCCTGTTTTAACATTAGTAGGTACTTTAATAGCTGGGTTTAAATTAAAGGGTTTATCTGATTTATTTCAACCATTTATAAGCAAATTACAACAAACATCTATGTATTTAAATACATTCGGAGATTCAGCTAAAAGTGCATCTATATCAGCAGGTCTTTTAACTTCAGCTTTATCATTCGGTGCTGTTCTTGTTGTACAAGCTTTAATAGGTGTTATTGGTCATTTAATAGAAGAACAAAAAAGATCTATTGAAATAGCAAATGAATTAGCAAATACATATAAATCAACAGTAAAAGAAATTAATTCTGTAATATCTACATTAAAAAACTTAGATGAAGAATTTAAAACATTATCAAAAGGTGTAGATCAATATGGAAATAATGTTTCTTTATCGGCTGATGAATATCTTCGATATAAAGAAATTCTACAAGAAATATTAACGATTTCTCCTGAATTAATCGAGGGTTATGATATCGAGGGAAAAGCATTTGCTGATAAAAATAAGCTTATTCAAGCAAGTATTGACTTACAAAAAGAAAAATTAAGACAAGATCGTGAAGAAATAACTTCTACTGAAAAATTGTGGAAATTAACAAAAGGTTATAATGCAGAATATACAAAAATAAATAGAGAACTTTTTGATAAAAACGGTAAAGATTTTTATAATATACTTCAAAATCTTATTCCCAAAAGACTTTCGCAAGAAACTAAATTCTTTGCTGATTTAGCTGAACAAATTTCAGGTAAAGATATTAATACCAGTAGTGGTACTTATTGGTCATTCGGTACAATTTTATTAGATAATCTTACAACAACATATCAGGAAATGGCAAAAAGAACCGATTTGTTTACAGAAGAAGATTTAAATAAATTTAAAGATTACATCGATGAAAAGAATAGCTTATCTGCCGACCTTGAAAAACAAACGAAAAAATTAAATCCTATTTTGCAAGAACTTCCTCAGTCTTTGACAGCATATGATAAATTAACTGATGCTCAAAAAAGTTTTATAACTACTTATATAAATGGTTTTAAAATTACTCCTGACGAAATTAAAAATTCAGATGCAATAAGTACATTGCGTGATGAAATTTTAGATTTTACACAAGATTTAGCAAATAGTTCTACTGCTCAAGAGGCTATTAATAATTTCTTTTCATTAGATACCTCAAAATTAACAGCTAACGAGTGGGAAAAAAAAGTAAATGAAATTGTTAAAATTATTTCAAGTGAACTTGATATGGATATTTCTGACATAAAATTAAGACTTGGAATAACCTTTGAAACAAATGATAAACAAATATATAGTATGAAAACTAACATGAAGAAAGAAATTTCTAATGTTTTAAAGCAAATATCATTTGAAGAATTAGGTAAATTAACAGTTGACCAACTTACAATGGCTTTTGAACATCTTAATGATGTCGGTGATGTTACTTTTAGTCAATTAGTTAAAAAACTTAAAGAATTTACAGATACTGTACCTGAGAGTGGTGATTCTCTTGAATCCTTAAAAGGGCAGTTAAAGAGCCTAAAAGGTGCATATAATACTCTTAAAGATGCTATAGATGAATATCATAAAAATGGTTATATCTCTATTGATACACTTGAAGGTTTAATGGATTTAGGTGATGATTATCTTCAATATTTAATTGATGAAAATGGAAATCTTGATTTAAATAAAGATGCAATTAAAAAGGTTATTATAGCGAAACTTGAAAATATTAAAGCATCAAAAATGACTGCCATTAATACTGAAATTGAAAGTCTTGAAAAAGAAAGACAAGCTTATATTGACAGTGGTGATGAAGCCGAAACTGCAACACAAAAAATCATTGAACTTGCTTTAGCACAGACTATTTTAAGAAATAATATTAATGGTACTGTTGAAGATTGGAAAAACCATCCCGCAATAAAAGCTTTATTGGCAGAAATTGCATTAATTGATAATTCTATTGCTAATATCGATTCAGCTTTAGATCCTACAGGCATAGGAAAAGAAACCGAAGATGCTATAGAAAAAGAATTTAAGGTTCTTGAAGAAAAATATAAGCAACAAGAAATAACTACACAACAATATTATGAATCTTTAAACACAATAAACGAAAAGTATTATGCTAATAATAAAGACCATATTGATGATTATGAGTCAAATCTTACTCAACTTCGTGAATTAGAGGCTAAATTATCAACCGAACGTATCGGTGATATGGAACATGAAATTTTTAAACTTCAACAAAAAGCTGGTACTGAAAAAGAACAAGTTGCAATATATAAAAATATTCAAGCTGAAATTTTGTCTGAAATTGAAAGATATAAGAAATTAGGTCTTGATTTAAATAATGATACTATTCAAGAATTAGAAAAACAATGGGATGAATACGCAAACTACATAGTTGATACAAATGCTAAATCGTTTGAAAATTTAAGGTCTGAACTTGACCATAAAGCAGATATTCTTTCAAGAACCAAAGGCAACGAACAAGAAATCGTTGAAATTTATAAAAAAGCACAAGAAAGTATATCACAACAATATAGTGAGAGTAAAAATGACCAATCTGAGGCAAACAAACAACATTTAAGAGAGTTGGAAAATCAATGGTATGCTTATGCTGATAAAATTGCTGAAGTTAATAGTAATTCTTTAGATAAAGTGCAAGAAATGTTTACTGCTTTTCAACAATCGGCTGTAAAGCAATTAGAAAAAGAAGTAGATAGTCTTAATGACCAATTGGATAAAACTAATAATAATTTTGATAAACAAATTGAGGCTCTTCGTGACCAGAAAAAAACTATGGATGAACAGCTTGAAGATCAAAAACAATTATTAGAAGTTGAAGAAAAACGTAAAGCTTTAGAAGATGCTAAAAAACAAAAAACAGCATTAATTTATAGAGAAAATCGTGGTTTTGATTATGAAGTTGATGCTGGAGAAGTTGAAAAGGCACAAAAAGATTATGATGATGCTATAGCAGACCGTAATAAAACTCTAAAAGATAATGCTCTTGAAGCACAAATAGAGGTATTGGAAGATGCAAAGAAAGCAAATGAAGAAAGTGTTAAGGCACAAATTAAAAATCTTGAAGACCTCAAAAAAGGTTGGGAAGATGTTTTAGATATCGACAGTGAAATGGAAATGTATACAAGTACATTATTTAAATTAAGTGGATTTGAAAACATGAGTTATGATGAACGTACAACCATGCTAAAAACATTTAGTAATGCGTTTAATGAATTAGGTGTTGTAAAACAACAACTTGATTTAAATAAACAAACTGAGAATTTCCAAAATGCTGTAAATCAACAAGCGGATGTATCTGATACTCAACAAGAAAATTTAAAAAATCTTCATGATACTTTCGGTAAAGCTTTTGATATTTCAACAGAGTTAAATTCATACAGCAGTATGATCCAAGCACTTGAATCTGGCGAAAATAATAGCTACACCACAAGATTAAAATCATTTGCATCTTTTGTACAGGAAATGGCAAAATTACAATCATTTTTACTTGGAGTAATGGGTGGTGAAAAAGGTGGAACAAATTTCTCATTACCGTCTATTCTTGGTAATTTTTCCAAATCAGGATCTTTCGATATACCAGATGCTTTAAAAAGTGTATGGGATATTGCAGAAAGTGTTCGTGTAAGTGGACAAAGTTCATCTTCATCTACATCTGCAAAAAGCAATACATCAGGTAGTCTTGTTGATATTTTATCATCTTTATTTGGTGGTTCGCCTTCAAGTGATACCAGTTCTTCGGCTCAAAAGCCTATGTCTATGGCAGATGCTTTAGCAAAAGAATTTGCGGGTAATCCTGTTGGCACTCAATCATATAAAGAAGAAATTCATGCAAAAGATAATCGTTCAAAAGCGGAAGCTGATGAAATTAATGCAAGAAAATCTGCGGGAATTTATATTCCTGTCGGTGAAATGACTCCAGCTCAACGTGAAGAATATGAATATGCTATAAATAAACGATTAAGTTCTATGTATCAAGCTGAAACAGGAAGTGGTTATGGTATTCATGGTGTTCCAGTTTGGGCAAGAGATACAGGATATAATTATTATGCTAACGGTACAATGAGTTCAAAAGGCGGAGCTTCGGTTGTTGGTGAAAATGGCAGAGAATTGAGAATTTTAAACAGAGGTGATGGAATTCTTACCAACAAAATAACTGAAAATATAGCTAAATTAGGACAAGCTGTACCCAATATATTACAAAACTTGACTGGTGGAAGTTCATTCGCCAAAGTTCCTAATATATCTATAGGTGATATTTATATGTCTGGTGTTCAAGATGAAAATGGTTTAGCAAAGAAAATTAAAGAAAGATTTCCTAATGCACTTATGCAAGAAATTTATAAAAAATAAAAAAAGGGGGTAATGTATGAGTGATATTAATGATGAAGTAGTACAAATGTTAGCAAAATACATAGTTGAAGCAGTTAAGCATCAAATTACTCAAGCACCTTTTGACAGGATTGTTGATGGGGTAATTACCTCTGTTAATAATAATATATACACCGTTACGATAAGTGGCGGTGTATATAATATTTCTGATGTAAATACTCATAATATTAATGAAAAAGTTAAGATTGTTATTCCACAAAATGACAATGATAGAATGTTTATTTTATCTTTAACAGGTAGCGGTGAAGTAAACCCTGACAGTATGTTGAAATCTATTTTTGCAACTAATTTAAAAGCTGAACAGGGTTATGTAGATAAAGCTATAAATTCTGAAACCGTAGGTGGTAAATCAATAGCAGATTTTACTCCAGTATCTCATGTCGGTATGACAGGTTCTGCTCATGGTATAGTAACTACAAATGTAAATGGTTTTATGAGTTCATCTGATAAAATAAAAATTGATAACATAAGTTCAGGTGCAAATAAAATTGAAACATCTTTATTAAATGGTAATATTAAAATAGATGGTACGGAAAAAAATGTGTATACACATCCTACTGGTACAAATCCCCATGGAACAACAAAAGCAGATGTTGATTTAGGAAATGTAGATAATACTTCCGATGTGAATAAACCAATTTCCTCTGCTGTTTTAAATGCTTTAAATTCAAAATTAAATACTACTTCAAATGCTGTATCTGCAAGTAAAATTTCAGAAAGTGATACACGAAATACGAATGAAACACCTCAATGGTATATGACAACTCATGGGAAAAGTAATGTTTATGAATTTAAAACAAATACAATTATTGGTTTAACAACAGCTTTTTCTGAAGTTTCTACATATTCTGAAGTTTCTACTTTTGTATCGTGGGGAGATTTAAGCGGTGGTTATCCTGTTCAATTAGCTGTAAATAATACTGGTATGTATTTCAGGTATGGAATTAGTAATACTACATGGGGTGCATGGAATAAGATTGTTAAAACTACTGATATTCCGACTTCCCTACCCGCAAGTGGTGGCAATGCTGATACTGTAAACGGTCATTCAGTTAATATTGATATACCAGCAAATGCTGTTTTTACAGATACAATTACTACAATAAATGGTAAAACAGGTGTTATTGCCAAATCAGACATTACAGCACTTGGAATTCCAGCACAAGATACAATCTATACACATCCCGCAAATCATAGTGCCGATATCATAATAGATGGAACAACAAATAAAAATTTTACTGCGATTGAAAAAACTAAATTAGCGGGAATTGCTTCAGGTGCTGAAGTAAATGTTCAATCTGATTGGAACGCAACATCAGGTGATGCTCTTATATTGAATAAGCCTACGAATGTATCTGGTTATGGAATTACAGATGTATATACGAAGAATGAAATAGATAATAAAGTATCTGCTGTTTATAAGTACAAAGGAAGTGTTTCTACTTATGCATCATTGCCAACCACAAATAGAATAATCGGTGATGTTTGGAATGTAACAGATACAGGTATTAATTATGCATGGGATGGAACAGTTTGGGATGATATTGGTGGTATAGAAGCATTAGCTACAGCAATAAATAATGGTTTAATGTCAAAAGAAGATTTTCTAAAACTTTCAAATATTGAAGCGGGTGCTAATAAATATACACATCCACTAAGTCATAATGCAACAATGATAACAGAAGATACTACTCATAAATTTGTAACCGATGCTGAAAAAATAATATGGAATGGTAAATTAGATTCTACTATTTATACAGCTAATGATATTTTAGTAAAAATAAAAACAGTTGATGGAAGTGGAAGTGGAATTGATGTTGATTTATTGGATGGAAAACATGCAAGTGAATTTGCTTTAATAAATGGTGTTTCCACTCATTGGAAAACAGGTAAAATAGTACATAATGTTATAAATTGTTTAATTAATACAACTCCCACAGAAATTTTAATAAAAACAGGAATACCTTTTATTTCAGCAGCTCATATGCCAGTTATTCACATACAGGGTTATGCCTATGGATTGCAAAGTCCGATTGAGTTGAAAATTGGTTATTATGTTTATGGTGGACAACATGGTTGGTGTGGTGCTGTTTCTATGGGTGCATGGAAACCTACAATAAAGCTATTTACATATTTGGTTGGCACAGATAAATATACAGGAGTTGCGTTGTTAGGTAGTATATATTATCCTCAATTTAGTGTAAATGTTCAAACTGAAATGGGTGGTATATATGAAACAGGATGGTCTATTGAACATAATGGTGCAAATTCTTCTATTTCAATAATACCTACAACCGATGTAGTAGTTGTTCCTTATAAATCAACTTTTTCAAGTAAAATTAATAATGTAGTTTATAACGGATTAACAGATATTTCAATAACTGCTCCCGCTAACGGTGGAAATGCAGATACAGTTGGTGGACATACTGTAGGTAAAGATGTTCCCGCTGATGCAATTTTTACGGACACTATAACAACTGTCAATGGTAAAACTGGTGTAATTAGTAAAGCTGATATTGTAGCTTTAGGAATTCCAGCACAAGACAACGATACTATTACAACAGTAAACGGAAAGTCAGGGATAATTAGTAAATCGGATATCGTTGCGTTAGGAATACCAGCACAAGACACAGTTTATGCTTTGCCTGTGGCGGGTATTTCATTAGGTGGTATTAAAAATGGTACTGATATTACTGTTGATGCAAGTGGAAATGTTACTGTTAATGACGATAGTCATAATCATATTATAAGTAATATAGATGGGTTACAATCTGCATTAGATGGTAAGGTAGATGATAGTCAGGTATTAACAAATGTTCCAATTAATGCTATATTTACAGATACCATTACAACCGTTAACGGTAAAACAGGTGCGATTAGCAAATCCGATATAGTTGCATTGGGAATTCCATCACAAGATACTGTTTATAATTTACCAATTGCATCAACAATACTTGGCGGTGTAAAAAGCGGTACAGATATTACAGTTGATGTTAATGGTAATGTATCAGTTAATGATGATAGTCATAACCATACAATTGGAAATGTTGACGGTCTGCAATCAGCTTTAGATGGCAAAGTGGATGATAGCCAAGTATTGACTAATGTTCCAATAAATGCAGTTTTTACTGATACTGTTACTACTGTTAATGGGAAGACAGGAACAATAGCTAAATCTGATATTGTTGCACTTGGTATCCCCGCCCAAGATACACTTTATACACATCCTGAATTTCACCCAGCGACTATAATAACGGAAGATACAACACACAAATTTACAACAGACACTGAAAAAAATACTTGGAATGGAAAACAGAGTCAAATATCAAGTGGAACAACTGTTCCAACTGGTGGTGTTGATGGTGATGTTTATTTTAAAGTTTAGGATGGTGCATAATGGCTAATTTTATTCAATGGCAAAATTCAAGCGGTATATATGTAGGAGATCCACCTACAGCAAGGATATCACCTCAAAGTACATACCGCTTTTATATGACATCCAATTATACAGGTAATCATAGATTTGATATTCAGTTAATAAATCAATATGGAACACCGATAAAAGCTTATACTGTAATAAGTTCACAATATCTTAGTTCATCTGGTGGCTATTCAACATATTTTGTATTACAAACATACCCTGAAATGGGATGGACAAGCGGTGGCACTAAAATTAGAGGTCAATTGTATTATGGTACTACTTTATTAGCAAATACAAGTAACTATGACTTATTATTTCCTACTGCTACTGCTCCGTCTTTTAATACTTATCAAACAACATATGCCGACACATTAGATATAACTATGTCATGGACAGCATCAACTATTTCTACAGGATCAATAATTGGATATATATTGGAAAGAAAAATAAACAGTGGCTCATGGACACAGATATATAATGGCACAAATAGAACATTCATAGATACAGAAGTGAAAACAACATGGAATACTGTAGCTTATAGAGTTTTAGCAAAAAGCAGTTTCGGTTTAAATAGTAGTTATACAACTTCATCAGCTATAACTATAGCACATTCCACAAATAGTATTTATATAAAAAAAAGTGGTATATGGACTAATGGAATACCTTATGTAAAAAAAAGTGGTGTATGGACTGAGGTAGCTGGTGCTTATAAAAAGATAAATGGTGTCTGGACAATAAATTCATAATATAAAATTTAGGTAGGTGAAAAAATGGCAACAGCTATACAATGGCAAAATTCAAGCGGTGTATATTTTACTAATGCTACTCCAATTGTTGCGGGAACTAATTATAAATTATATTCCTATGTAGACTTGGCTGGATATTACACTATATCTATAAGAGTTAAAGATTCAAATGGAATTGTATTAGGAACTCATTTAGTACAAAGCGAAGTAAACAAAGGTGCGAATTCTTATTGGACAATAGATGTCACACCATTATTGCAATATGCCGAATTTGTTGCGGGTGGAAAAATAGATGCTATATTAATTAAAACAAGCGGTTCGTCTGTCACAACAGGAGATTATTTATATACTGTTCCAATACCATCTACACCAAGTTTTACAACATATCCAAGTGTAAATATTACTGATACAACAGGGATTACGTTATCATGGAGTGCATCTACTGTTTCATATGGTATTATCTCAGGTTACATATTAGAGAGAAAAATAAATAATGGCTCTTGGACACAAATATATATCGGAACATCAAGAATATTTAATGATACTGCTGATAAAGTTGTATGGGATACTGTTGTATATAGAATAAAATCATATACTTCAGGTATTTCAAGTGTTTATGCAACTGGCTCAACAATTACAATTACTCATGCCTCAATGATTGTAAAAAACAATGGAGTATGGGCAAAAGGTATTCCGTTTGTGAGGAACAATGGTGTTTGGACAAAAGGTATTGGTGTCTTTGTTAAAATAAACGGTGTTTGGACAAGAAATAAATAAAAATATTAGGAGGAAAAATATATATGCAAAATATAATATTAAATAATGGAACACAATTAAATGTTAAAACTGTAGTTGCTGGTGAGGCAACTATTCAAAATACAATAAGAAAAGTATTGATGTTTAATTTTAGAAAAGCTGATTATACTTTTGACATGCTTGAGGGTTTGTTTAATGTTAAAACAAATACAGATAAAATTAAAATATATGAAGGTGAGAGCATGTTTCTACACGAAGGTTATAATATTCGTGCATCTATGCTTTTACAACCTGAACTTATAAGCGGTGGAGATGCAACAACTCCCCCAACCTATGAAGATATTATCATAATTACCATGGCACAAGAAAGTTATCTTGAAAGACAAATGAGATTATTGTTAGAAGCTCAAGGTGTTTAATAATTTAAATAAAGAGGTAGGATAATTTCTACCTCTTTTTATATGGGGGTGAATAAATGGCACAACCGATTTTATATAGTATTTCTGCATTTGATAAAATAAAAGAACAGACTTTTAAATTTAGTTATTCAGGCAATCAGGCTTATAAAAATAGACTTGTTATACGTAACAATGTAACAAATGCAGTAGTGTATGATAATGTACAAACAACATTTAAATTGCAACATGATTTACCCGCCAATACTTTAACAAATGGCATTATTTATAATGCTTGTCTTTCTGTTATAGATGGTAATAATGTCGAAACAACATTAAGTGATGCAATTTTATTTTATTGTTTTACAACTCCTACATTTGCTTTTACAAATGTTATATTAAACCAAGTGATTGAAAATTCAACATATACAGTAATTTTAAAATATTCACAGGTTGAAAATGAACTTTTAAATGAATACCAAATTATTTTATATGACCAAACCATGTCGCAAGTTTTTACTTCTGGTGTTAAATATGAAACTATAAATTTACAAGCAGTTTTAATTAATTTAGAAGATAACCATCAATATTTTATTCAAGCTACAGGAAAAACATTAAACGGTATGTTTGTTAATACAGGTGTAATTCCTATTTCTGTTGATTACTTATCTCCTATTACTTTTTCTACAATTTCACTTGAAAATCAATCATCAGAGGGAAATATTAAAATTAGTGCCAATATGTATTCAATTTTAGGTAAATCAAATCCAGATCCCGCTACTTTTATAAATAATGAATCTGTTGATTTAAAAGCAAATGGGAGCTGGGTAAAATTTGATGATAATTTTCTTATTAATAAGAACTTCACATTACAATGTATTGGTAGAAATTTTTCTGATTTTAGTGAAATTTTAACTTTAAGTAATGGAAATTTAAAACTTGAAATTAAATATATGAAAGGTAAATTTGATGGCAGTACAGTAGATAAAGTCTTTCTTATTTTACGAGCATACAACAGCTTAACAAATTACGAATTAATAAGCAATTACATTAATGTACCAAATCTTGATACATGGTTAAGTATTTGGGTTAGACATATTGATAATGTATATGAATTAAAGATAGGAGAATATGTAGTATGATATTTTTAGGACAAGGATTTTGTTCTGGTAAACATTCGTTAGATTATACAGTAACAAATGTATCAGAAATTAACAATGTTTTAATTCAGAACGGTATTTTTACTGATTTGTTTATGACAAAAAATACTACATATACATATTCGTTAAGTATTGATGGTACATGGGATTTTGATACAGTTATGTATGCAAAATTTGACGGAAATTTACATGCTGGTAACATTGAATTCGTTGCAAATCAAGTTTCAATGTTAAGAATTAAACGCAGAAAACAAGGAACTTATGATTGGACAACTCTTTATGAAGTTCCGATATTAACAACTGACGATTTTAACTTTGAACGTTTTGATAACTTCGCAAGAAGTGGTACAAAGTATGAATATGCAGTTATTCCTATAATTGGTGGAATTGAAAGCGGTCTTATCATCAATTCTGTTGAAAGCAATTTCGAAGGTTTATTCATAATAGAAAAAGATAGAGCCTTCGGTACAGAACTTGAAGTTGATGTATCGGCAGATAAAAATGCACCTTATTCCATTGTAAATACGATAAACAGAAAATATCCTTATTATGTTAAAAACGGAAATAACAATTATTATAGTGGTACTGCCACAGGATTATTTATTGAAAAAGTAAATGGCGATTATGAAGTTAATCCCCAATACGATTGGGAAAGAAGTCATTCTATTATGGAATTTTTATCAGACGGTCAAGCAAAAATTTTAAAGAATGATGATGGTCGCATGTGGATGGTCGGCATTATTGGTAATCCGTCTGAAAGATCTGAAGAAATCCAAAACAAAAAAATTATTTCCTTTGATTGGGTTGAAATTGGTGACTGTGAATCAGGACATGAATTATATAATAATGGATTTATTGATGTTGATTATGAGGGGGTGTAATACTTTTGTATAATATTGAACAAGCTGATATTGATATAACAAAACAGTCTATTCAAGAGTATTACTGCAAAATAGAATTACTCAACAGAGATATGAAAACCATTGATGAAATGTCAGGTGATCTAATATCTGGTAGTTTGACAATTGATGCAGATTCCGATATAAGACGGACATGTGATGTAACATTTCATGTAAAAGATAAAAGCTATTTAATTGGTTCAGATTCAAAAATCTGGATAGATAAATTTATGAGAATTTACATTGGAATTGTACATCAACGTTCTAAAACAATAAGATGGTATTCATTGGGTATTTTCATTTTTAATGATAATTCATATAGTTATGACAATCAATCTAAATCTTTAAGTATAAATTGTGCTGATATGATGTGTAAGCTCACAGGAACAAGAAACGGTCAATTACCGAGTTTAACTACAGAAATTCCTGTGGATAGTAATATAAGAAATGCTATGATTTCAACAATAACACAATTAGGATGGGTAAAAAAATACATTATAAATGATATTAATAAGCTTGTTCCTTATGATTTAAAATTTAGTACAGGTCAATCTGTATACGATGTTATAGCTAAATTACGTGATTTATACCCAGCTTGGGAAACATATTTTGATGTTGATGGCACTTTTATTTGCAAACAAATACCGACAGGAACTAATGAAGCTGTTATTATTGATGATAGTGTTTTATCGGATTTATTAATCAGTGAACCTTTGAGTAACAGCTTTAACGGTATAAAAAATGTAACTCGTATATATGGCAAGGATACTGTTTTTGCAGAATATAAAGAAACTTCTGTTGATAATCCATTCTCAACTGTAAATATCGGTGAAGAAATTGTTCAAGTATTTGCAGATGGAGATTATGCTAAAATTACAACAAATGAATTAGCAATGGAAAGAGCAAAATATGAAACTTGGAAATCTACATATTTAAAAGATCAAAGGTCTTTTAATATGCTGTATATTCCCTTTCTTGATGTAAATCAGAAAATTTCATATAGGTCAACAATAACTAACAATATCGAAACTGATATTACAAAAAGAATATCGGTTTCTTTTTTAACTGGAACAATGACAGTAGATACTGTAAAATTTTATCCACTTTATGAGTGGTTATAAAGGATGTGAATAAATGAATCAAATATATAATGATTTAGAAAATAAATTCCCTGTAGAGGTTGATGATTTTCCCCGCTTTTCCGATCCTGATTTAACAGCTATAGGATATATTAATCAGTATTATACTTTATATAATGCTGGTGATGTGGCGGGTGCAACAGCAATATTAGATAGTTATCCTCAACTAAAGACAATGATATTTAATGCCTCAAATATGAATAAAGAAAGAGATGCAATTATATCTGTTCAAAGATTTTTCTTTGATGAAGTGCAAACATATTTAGTTGAAATAATTAAAAACAAAGGTGTTTATAATGCCTCTGCTACATATACCAAATATGATGTTGTTAGTTATGTAAATAATGGTGCAACTGAATACTATATGGGTATTGTTAAAGTTATTCCTGTTGGTACACTTCCCATTGATACCAATTATTTTATAGCTTTAGTATTAAGAGGTGAACAAGGTGCAAGTGGTATAGGTCTTGCTCCGAGAGGTGCATGGAACTCAGCAACCGCTTATTTAAAAGATGACTGTGTATCTTATAATAATATTTTGTGGCAATGTTTAAGTAATAATACTAACACAATACCTGTAGATGGTAGCGGTGTTTGGGTAGCAATTATGCATAGTGCTTCGCAAATTTTATTTGGAACTTCAGCACCTACATCACAAGCAAATGATGGAATTTGGTATCAAGTTGATGCTAATGGAAAGAAGAGAGAATTTAGAAAAACCAATGAGGGTTATGTTGAATTATTTGCAACAACAAAATCAAATAATGTTTCTATGGTTGATGGTTCTTCTTTAGAAGATAAAATGAATTCTCATACTCATTCACCAATATCTATCATACAAGATACAAATAATAAATTTGTTTCCGATGTTGAAAAAGAAAAATGGAACACAAAACAAACTGCGATTACATATGGTACAATCGATCCGACAGGTGGTAATAACGGTGATGTTTATATCAAAATATAGAGTGGGTTCTTTTGAACTCACTCTTTTTAAGGAGGAATATTTGTGTTTATTATAAAAATGAATTCTGATAAAAGTTTATCTGTAGTTAAATCAAGTATTGTTTATGTCGGAGAAAATGGTGCAGAACAAGTTATGATTTTGTTACCGAATATGTATGACAATCATGATTTAAGTACATTTTCTGTTAGAGTTGATTTGATTACCCAAGGTCAAACTGGTAATGCACATACATTAACATTTGTTGCAAGTGAATATCAAGGATATTTAAAAGCCTATTTTGATATAGATTATATATTAACTTTTAATTCAGGTCGAATAGAACTTTGGTTAACAATGGAAAAAGTTCCTTTAATTGTTTTAAAGACAAGTTCAACTTTTATTCCTGTCAATGACCATGAAATTATTAGTGATTTTATTCCCACATCACAATTGGATTTACTTGATGGTTGGCAAAATAAGATGGATGAAACATATACTAATGCTCAAAAAGCAGTAACTGATGCTACAGCACAAGCTAATATTTCAACAGAACAAGCAACAATTTCTTTAAATTCTGCAAATACTGCGGTTCAAAAAGTAACAGAGGCTAATACAAGTGCTGGTAATGCTTTATTGAGTGAACAAAATGCAAAAGCAAGTGAAACTATAATTTTAAATAAAGTTACAGAGGCAGAACAACATGCTTTAAATAGTTCAAATTCTGCAATTTCAGCAGAGCAACAGGCTATTCTTGCTTATCAATATGCCCAACAAGCACAGGATGTTGTAACAGGTGAAATAATAATAACCGACTTTGCTATTCAAAACAGTAAACCTATGTTTTCTCAGTCAATGTTCAGGGAAAATATTGTAAGTGGTACAGATACTTTATCTATAATACTTGGTAAACTTATGAAATTGTATTATGATTTACAACCGATAGCATATAAATCTCAAATATCAAAAACTGATATTGATACAGCATTTGCATTTGAATTAGATGGAAAATTAAATTCATCCGTATATACAGCACAAGATATATTAGCTAAATTACAAACAGTTGATGGATTAGGTAGTGGTATAGACAGTGAAACATTAAATGGTTTATTTGCAAATGATTTTAAAGCTTATACAAATACAGCTATTGCAGAACTTATCGACCAATCACCTGATACACTTGATACATTATACGAATTGTCAACTGCTTTAGGAAATGATCCTAATTTCGCTACAACCATAACAAATTTAATTGCAACTAAAGCCGATGGTAATCATACTCATACAGATTTACATACTCACAGCAATAAAACTTTATTAGATAGTATTACAACAGATAAGATTAGAAAAACTACCATATCTAATCTTGATCCAATAGATGGTGAAGGTATTGATGGCGATATTTGGATTAAATATACACCATGATAGGAGATGATAATATATGGCTTTAATAAAAAATTTACCTATTGGTACAATCGTTAAGGATGTCAATACAAAATATTATGGAGTGCCTATAAATTTCATAGTTTTAGACCACAATCATTCAGGATATCCAGATAATTCAACCACTTTATTTGCAGAAAAATCATTCAGATTTATATTTGTTGATGGAACTGAGTTAGGTGGTGGATCAAGAGGTAGTAACGGTAGTAACCGATGGAAATTTTCAAATTTAAGACAATGGTTAAATAAAGATTGTCTTCCTTGGTGGGTAGCAACACATCCTGATGATAGACCACCCGCTATAGCATATTCAGTTCCTACTTATCGAAATGTTTATGATACTGAGATAGGATTTCTTTCCAACTTATCACAAGAAATGAGAGATGCAATGTTCTCAACATCATATACTGTAGCAAAAGCTACATTTGATGGTGGTGGAGTGGAAGTCTTACAAGATTTAATTTTTTTATTATCAAGAACTGAATTGGGTTTAGGTAATGAAATAACAAATTCTCCAGAGGGTGTTGCCTTTTCATATTTTAATTCAAATATAAAAAGAATTGGTTATTATACTCCAGAGGCGGGTATTAATTCTTATAAAACACCAAACACATCATCTAATAATAGCTATTGGATTAGAACACCCGCATTAGGTTATGAATATCAAACTCGTGTTATAAATTCTGGTGGTCTTACACCAACATATGGTGAAGCTTGTTTTAGTGGTTTAACAGGGTTAAGACCAGCATTAAATATTTCTTCAGATACTTTAGTTTCAGATGTCGTAAATGAAGATGGTTCATATACACTTTTTAGTGGTGGTGTAACTACTCCTACATCAAACATTCAAGTAAAAATGAATGGAATTATATATACCAATACACAAGCATTTGTTAATGTAAATGGTGTGTGGAAACAAGGAGAAGTCTTTGCTAATGTAAACGGTTTATGGAAGAAATAGAAAGGAATTGCACATGGACAAGCCTGAAATAAAGAAAAGGAAAAGAAAAAAGAAGAACAAAAAACCTAAAATAGAATTTACAAAATTGCTTGTTGCTATCGTAAACATATTCGGAATTTTATGGGTAGAACAATCATACATACTTGCCTTTATGGGATATGACAGTAACTCCGAAGTTACTGTCACAATTGTTTCTGCCCTACTTGGAGTTGTTAATTCAGGCTATTTCCTAAAAAGTTTTGGCGAAAAAAATAGCATGAATAAATTTAATTATCATGAAGATTTTGATTATGACGATGTTGAAATTGTTAATGAAGATGCAGATATTCCTTTAGAATCATTTAATGAAATACCTGAATCTGCGATAACACAGAAAGGAGAAATGTAATGGTAATAATCAATAAACCTACTACAAATAAATATTCAAGAGATGGTAATATACCTGACATGATATGTTGTCATCAGACTTCTGGAACTAAAGCAAGTTCTGCCTTAAACTGGTTTTTAGATAAATTAAGTTTTACTTCTGCAAACTTTTTGGTAGACCAAGATGGTACGATTTATCAATGTGTTCCGATAAATTATGGTGCTTGGTGTAATGGAAATAAAATAAAATTGTCTGAAATAAATGAATCCAATCACTATACAAAATCGTTAAATCCGATTATACGCAGTAGAAAAATTAATGCAAATAAATATACTGTTTCCATTGAGTTTGTACATAAAGGATTAGGAGATATAACAGACAAACAGAAAGAATCTGGTCTGTGGTTGATGAAATACATAATAGCTGAGATCAAAAGAATTTATAATTATGACTTCATCATAGATAGACAACACATCATAGGTCACTATGAAATTAGTCCTGTTAAAAAGGCGGGATGTGCTGGGAAATTGTTTCCCTACGATTATTTTATTAACGGTTTAAAAGGTAATGAACCTGTAAAAATACCTGTAAAAGTTAATAATATTATTGAAATTGGAGATAAAGTTGAATATGCTGGAGCAATTTTTACAAATAGTTTAGGCGAATGTAAATCATGTAAAGGTTATAGAACAGGCACAGGAATTGTTAATGATATTAATGACAATAAAGCTGGTTATCTTATTGATGGTCAAGATAAAGGCTGGTTTAAAAAAGAAAGTTTAAAGGAGATACAAAAATGAATATTGGAATAATTATAGAAAACTGGTGGATATTTGCTTTAATTGCGGGTGCGTGTTTTGGTGCGGGTATGTGGGTACATAATTTTATGTTATTGCCTATAGAGGAAAAGAAAAAAAGAATTGGTGCATTTTTACTTGGCTTAATGATACAGGCAGAAGATAAATTTAAATCTGCTGAAGGACAAGCACGTTTTGAAATTGTTCTACAGTGGTTTTACGCACAATGTCCAAAATGGCTACAAGGAGTTTTTACATACGATGATTTAAGAAAATTTGCACAAGAAATTTTTGATAATAAAAAAGTTGTTATAGAATCGGCAGTAAAAAAGACTGAGGAAGCTAAGACAGAAGTAGCAGAAAAATAATTCTTTAGGGATATACAGAAATGTATATCCTTTTTTTTACAAAATCTATTGACAAATGGTAATATATAAATTATAATATTGATACAATTTGTTAAGTGGAATCCCAACTCCCTTTTTATGAGCATACAGAAAATGTATGCTCTTTTTTTTACTTGATTTCTTATGTAAAATATGTTATAATGTTTCCATTATTTTATGTAAAGGATGATAAAGATAAAAAAAGAAGTTGATTTTGAAACTATACCTTTTATTTGTGAATCACTTGCGATTATAGATAAAATTCGCATTGACATCGACAGATTTTATGAAACAAATAAAATTGTATTTTATAATTATGCGAAAAACAGTAAATGGTATAATTGCTCTTTATTTTCTGAGGGTTCTATTTTACACGAAGAAACTTGTAGGAAGGTATTGGGCATAATGGAAAGCGAAGATGAAACACATCCTACAATGCAAATGGTATTATATTTTTGTGATAAAGGTTATCATGATGTTTTTAATTATGTACAAACACATAATGAAATTTACGTAAATGAATATACAAAGCATTTATCCAAAAAGAAAAATGTTGAAAATATAAATGATGATTATATCAATGGAAGTATTACCATTCTTATATTTCTCGCAAATAGTTTTGAAAAGCCAATTAAAAATGATAATATGCTTAAAGTTTATGTGGATGCAATGTTAAGAAGGCTTAATAGATTTGCTGAATCACCTATAACATCAAAAATTATAAAGGAAGAAAGTAAAGCAAAAATACAACAGTATAAAGATATTCTCTTTGAAAAGTACGGTAACTTTCGCAATTATAATAAAAGTGTTTTAAACGAAAGAAGTTATTATGAAAATATCATATTTGATATGGAGAGGATTTCTTATGTCACTTTATTAAATGATGGGTTGGAAATAACATCGGAAGAATTTAATATTTTATTGTTTTTTGCATGGGAGAATTTTAACGGTGTTGATTTAACTGCTGACCAATTATTCGATTTCCTTGTTCCTAAAATGGATATTTTGTTTTTATTAAAAGCTTATAGAGATGGTAAAAAGCTTTACTTTAAAAACAATAAAGAAACAATGTTTGTTGATCTTCAAATGATTAATTTACAGCTTACAACTTTAATTGATGATTATGAAAAAAAGAAAAAAGAAATTGATAATTTAAATGATATAGTTTCCAAAAAGGATAAAGAAATTGAAAAGCTAAGAGCCGAATTAGAGGAATCAAAAGCAAATGACAATGAATTAATTGCCTTGCGAAACTTAATGTTTACACAGGAACATAAAGAAAATAATGAGGTTTCAGATGTTGTAAATGATGTCGCTAAAGTTCAGTTAGAGAGCATTAAAGGGTGCTTTATTGGGGGTAATGAAAGTTTACAGACAAAGCTTAAACCTATCTTAAAAAGCACTGTATTCCTTAATATGAACAACCTTAATTTCGATGTAAATGTATTGAATGTTGATTATATTTTTATCTACACAGATTGTCTTAATCATGCTATGTATTATAAAGTTATTGATTATATTCGGAGTAAAAACATTAAACTTTTATATATAAACAACCGAAATATAGATATAATCAAAAACGAAATAAATAAATTTATTATGAAAATATGAAAGAGGTTTAATTATGAAAAAATATAAAGATTTAGATATTGATGAAAAAGAAGAAATAAGAAAGAATGGTCAAAGACCAGTTTCATGTGATAAGTGTGGTTATGAATGGATAATGGACAGTAGAGAATTATTAAAAATATTAAGTGAAAAAAAAGATCCTTGTCCTTGGTGTTCAAGAGAGGCAGAAAAATATATACCTAAATGTCCGACTTGCCAATCCCCTGATGTTAAAAAATTAACCAACACACAAAAGGCAGTTTCGGCTGGAATGTTTGGATTATTTAGTGGTAGAGTAAAGAAAACGTTCCATTGTAACGGTTGCGGGTATGAATGGTAATATTGCACAAAGTCTAAAAAACATAGTAAAAATGAGGGTTTGGACAATTTTCCAAATCCTCTTTTTTTTCATCCTATTAATATTTTGCCACCAGTGACAGGAAATATATAGGATGAACTTTTAGCTATACCCAATAGATAAGAAAACAGGCTTGTTTTCCAGTTTAGCTTTATTAAAAGCTTCAACTCCCCAAGGAAACCAATCAACTGGATTATTTGCATGTTGTAATAGATAAGGTGACTTCTCCTTGGCTAATCTATTGGGTATATTAAATTCAATCACATTAATCACCACCTTTAATTTTAGAATAATTTTAATATATCCGTATTAATAAAAATTAAACTAAAATACAATGGAAACAATAAAATTATAATATCATATAATATTATTTCTGTCAATAAAAATACTTTTTTATACAACAAAAAACCATCTTATTACATTAAGATGGTTTAATTTAAATTTTAAATTTGTGTTATTAATATTATTTAAATTTTACTTCAACTGAAACATTATCACCTATTCTTGTATAAATAATTTTTTCAATAATTGATTTATAACATTTGTTTTTTTCTTCACCTGATAGACTATCATCATTTAATTTATTCAAGGTATTAATTAAATTTTCATATTTTAATTCTAATGATTTTATATCTATTTTTTGTTTTTCGATTTGCAAACCTTTTAATTTAATGGTTAATTCTTCTGATTCATTTTCGTAGTTTTTTTTCTTTCCCATATATTGGTCAAAAGTATAACCACCATTATCATAAGCATATGATACTCTTTCTAATGTTTTTTTAATTTGTTGTAAATTTTGATTTATATCAATAATTTGTTTATCGATATTTTTATTTAATGAATCAGTATTTCTATTTTTAAGTTTTTCTTGTATTTCTTCTTTATAATTTAAAATGTTTTGATTTAAAATAGGATATATTTCTTTTGTTGCTAAACCACTGTTTGTACATTTTTCTCCCATATGACTTTTATGTTGACAAGTTTCTATATACTCAGAACCACCTCTAACTCCAATTGACATACCATAACCACATAATCCGCATTTTAATAATTTACTTAAAGGTTTTATGATAATGTATTCTCTTCTTGGAATACATTTCAATCTTTGTTTATGAAGCATAATTAAATCATGTTCCTCTTGTGTTTTTACTGCCTCATGACAATTTTCAATTACTAACCATTCACTTTTAGGTAACTGTTTTACCCCAATTGAATCAGGTTTTCTTTTATGGTAATCTCCTTTTGTTTTATTGGATATGATTTTACCTAAATGAGTTTCATTAAATAATAATCTTCTAACAACTGTATTAGTCCAAAATTTCCCTTTAGGTGAGAGAATATGATTTTTATTTAATTCAATAGAAATTGTTTCTGGAGATTTATTTTCCTTAATAAAAGAATCAATAATAAATCTATACACTTTTAATTTATCATCATTTATAACTAAACCTTTATGTTTATATCTATTTCCCCATTTTTCATATTCATATGGATATGGTGGTGTACCATTAGTCCACATTCCTAATTTTGCACCTATTTTCTTTCCTTGAGATAATCTTTTTACTATTTGTTTATATTCTGAACGTGCCATAAAACTTCTAAAATCAACTTGAAATTCATCATTATCAATGCTTAAATTATAAATTTGTTGTGGTGTTATAATAACAGTATCAGATTTAATAAAAGCTTTTTTAATTCTATCTTGATCGCCCATATCACCTCTACCTAAACGGTCAATATCAACTACTGCAACTGCATCAAAATCTTCTTCTTCAATATCTTTTAAAAGTCTTTGAAATACAGGTCGAGCATAAATACTATCACCTGAACCGATTTCAATGTATTCAACTGTTACATAACCTCTACCATCACATAGACTTTTTAATATAGTTCTGTGTTTTTCCAAATCTGTATCGATATCACCACGAGATTTTCTTAAATACATTGCTACATACTTAATAATTTTGTCTTCTTTTTTTTCCATAACTATTCACTCCATCCTCACATGTATATTGTATAATTATTATATAACATTTATTGTCATGTGTCAAGTAGTTTAGTTGATGTTTTTATTGTTATTTGATATAAACAATCAGCAAGAGCCTCTAAACCCTTATCAGATGGGTGATTACTTTTATATGTAAAATTTAAAGATTTTCCTTTTGTGTAAATTACTTTCTGAATAAACATTCCATTATTATCATTTTTCTCTATATTATCCATTAATATTTCCTTTCAATAATCGAGGATGGACATTAAATCCACCCTCAATATGTATTCCTTTCTATTTACCGCTTGATCCTAACATTCCTGAACCACGTTTTGATTCGATTTTTAAAAGTTCCTCATAAGGTACTACATTAACTTTTACTTTAAATACAGGTAAAAATAAAGCCTGTGCTATTGCTTTTTCATATGGATAAATGATTCCACTTTCGGTAGGTATGTTACCCTTTTTATTAATTATTATAGGCATACTGTTACCATTATATATAAGTACAAACCATTCACCTCTAAAACCACTATCAATTACACCAGCATTAACTTTCATATTCTTAATTCCTGTGCTACCTCTTTCTCTAAAAACAGCACAATAATCTTCTGTAAAAGCTGATGCTAAACCTGTGGGGATAAGCATTGAAGTGAGAGGATTAATTATCATACACCCCTCCTCAAAGCAAGGATATATATCCCATCCGCCATTTTCATCCTCTTTAGATGGTACAATTGCATTTGGTTTTACTTGTGAAAAAGTTACATTTACTTCTATATTATTAATTAACATATTATTTTACTTCCTTTCTATTATCTATACCACGTATAGCTTGTGGAACACCATCATTTAAATTACAAGTTATTTTCACATCATTAGAAGTGTTAGAATCTAATTTATTTATTGATGCTTTTGTATAAGTAACACCTGTTTCAATTGGATTTATATAGGGTAACGGAGTTGACCAAGGAAATATATTTGGCTTATCTTCTGTTTCCTCTATCCATTCTGTGGTAGTTTTTTTTATTAATTTTCCATCATTATTAAATTCTTCTATTGTTTCTTTAGTTATGTTTTTCATTATTTGTTTCCTTTTCTTTTTTATTTTTATCGTGAAGTTCACGTAATTTTTTTATTATATAATCATAATCATAATGAGGTATTACACAGTCAGTACAGTCTTTCCATCCGTTGGAGAGAACTTTATAGTTCCCTCCACAGTCATCGTAACAGGATAAAGGACAAAAACAAAACAAGCATGAAAAAGTAGATTCTTGATTCTTTGATATTTTATGACATGGATATGCTTCACACCAAATATTCTGGAAAAACCTATAAGATCCTTCGTTTATTTTATAATATGTATAAAATTTAACCTTTTTTCTTAACATACAAAAGGGTTCATTGTTATATAAATACTTGAATATTTTAAATGCTTGTGCATTTCCATGTATATCTAAAGTAAATATTTTATTAATTTGTCTTACATTTCCTTGATTACATTTACATTCATTTGTAAAAATAAAATTGATTTTTTCTAAAATGTCTTTTGTACCTAAAATATTTATTTGTAGTTGTTTGTTTTCGTCTACATAAATACATCCGTCACCATCAATATAACCTCGTATAAAATCAGATTGATATTGTTTTGGCAGAACAGATTCATTTGGAAATATAAGAGAAAACGTTTTTTTAGGAATACAACCCAAATCAATTAAATTTTTAGCAAACTCTGTATTATTAATTACAAGTCTATAATTTAAGTATTTATTTTTAATATATTTTGGAACTAATGGAGCATTAGAATTTATATCTAATTTAAATTGTTCTAAAATATATTTGTCTTTCCCTTGTAAACAAAACTCTAATTTTATCGCACGAACATTTCCGTTATGGTAACGAACTGAAACGTTACCATCAGCACATAAAAAACCTAACCAATATGCTTTTTGTCTATTATCTATTGTTTTAAAATAATCGACATTTACATTATATTTTTTATATTTTTCTTTCATTAATTGCATCGACTCCAGCCACAGTCTAAACAAGCAATACATCCGTTTTCATGTTTTATTTTACTTCCACATTCAGGACATTTGTTATCGTCTGATGCTACTTTTTTGATTACGGTTTGTTCTGTTTCAACTGACTTGACTTCAGTAACTTCAAGATTATCATTCACAAATTCTTTGATTGTTCTTGAGATTATATCTGCACATGATAACCCATCTATCTGATCTCCTTTTGTCTTTGCCTTGCCACAAGCTGGACAGTTTATACCACGCAACTGGTCTGCAATTTCATCAATTACAACACCTGACCGTAATGCCAATGAAATCATTCTGTTAACCGCACCAATATTGGCTTGACAAATTCCACCCTTGGATGTATTTACAAAACTTTCTACTATATTACCTTTATCATCTTTATTTATTGTCAAATATAGAGTACCACAAGCACACTTTTTACAATATGTATTTCCATGTGTTGTACCAATTTCCTTGCGTGAAACAGGTGTGATTGAGTTATATTTTATACCTTTATCTTCTACCTTTTCTTCGGCTTTAGGTGTTGTAGATGTTGTTAAAATACCTAACCGTTTGCAACCATCTCTGAAAATTGTAATACCTTTTAAACCTTTTTCCCAAGCATAAAGATATAATTGTTCAACATCTTCTATGGGAGTTGCCATAGGTAAATTTACTGTAGAGCTGATTGCTGTATCGACATGATTTTGCATAACAGCTTGTACATCAACTCTGTCTTTCCAATTAATATCTGCCGATGAAATGAAATAATCAGGACAATCTTTATTACCTGTTACAGCTTGATATTCATTTACAGCTTTGCAATATACATCATAAAATTTTACTTCACCACCGTTTAAACTTTCGGTTTTACGAGTATATTTAATTGCATATTCAGGTTCGCATCCACCTGTAACACCGAGCATTGTACCAATTGAACCTGTAGGTGCAATTGAAATTAAAGAACAATTTCTTAAACCATTTTCTCTTAATTTATCAATTTCATCTTCTGTAAAATGTACTTTTATAATTGTACTATTAAATAAAACATCTTTGTATTTAGGGAAAGAACCCTTTTCTTTTGCTAATTTATTACTTGCAAGAATAGCAGTTACAAATAATGTATTGAATATTTCATCAGCGAATATCTTTGACTTGTCAGAACCGTATTTAATACCAAGTTTCATAAGTGCTGTACCAAATCCCATTGTACCAAGTCCAATATTTCTATATTTAATTGAATTCTCACTCTGCTCTTTTAATGCATGATTATTTTTATTTTCGTCTATGATTGTATCTAATGCTCTAACAGCAGTTGCGATTGCTTTCATAAACTCATAATTATCAAAGGAAGAATTTTGTGTATAAGGATCAATAATAAACTCTGCCAAATTCAATGAACCTAAATTACAACAGAAATCTTTCGGCAACGGTTGTTCCCCGCAAGGATTACTTGTAGCTATTTCATATTCATTATCAAATTCCATCAGGTTATAATTTCTAAATCTGTTAGTAAACAAACAAGCGGGATCTCCCCAATCATAACAATTTTCTACTAACAATTTATATAACTTAATCGGAATAATATCATATTCAACATCATGACCATTGTAATTTTTTACTTCATGTAAAACAACTTGTTCACCTGTTAAATAAAATTGTTGAACTGCTTTCATGAATTCATCATCAATTTCAAGAGAAAGATTTGCCTTACTTATCTTGCTATCTCCCGCCTTAATTTTGATAAATTCTTCTGCCTCTTTATGTCTTATATCAAGTGAAACCATCAAAGCACCTTTGCGTGAACCACCCTGAGATATTACAGAAGTTGTCTGATTAAATAATTCAAGAAAAGGAATTATACCATCACTTGAATACCTGTTACCTATCGGAGTTCCCTTTGGTCTTACCTTTGTTAATGATAAACCTTGTCCACCCTGTGACTTATATGTAAGAGCAAGATTTGTGTTTAATTCCATTATTCCTGTAAGTTCATCAGGACAATAACCTGAACTATAGCAGTTAAACATACTACCTTTTGAATTTGTATTTCTATTCGATAAGGCTCTGCCACCAAAGAGAAATTTTCTATTTTTTATTAAGTTTTTTAAATCATTATCTCTCCCTGATACTCTATCGAGCCATTCATCGAAACTCTCATTATTGTATCGATATTTCTTCTCCCAAATATCAATTCCTAAAAAATTATCTTTTCCTAACCATTCTTGTACTGTCATTGTTTTCTCCTTTGTTTTGTTAATTTTTATTTTTTATGTCAACAATGCTACATTACTTTCAGCATTGTAAACTTGCAATTAAGACCTTTTTGCCATACCATGTGACAATATTCTATCGAGTCTGTGCTACCGTCTTCAGTAAAACTTATCCTTTTGTGATGAACATATATATACTTAGGTAAACATTCATTGAAGAAAGGAAACCTATCTTTACTGCCAAGAAAATTTAAACGCAATAACATTATTACGAAACCATTGTCGGCTACATCATCCAAAGCTTTTTTAATAATTGGAAGTGCCAAATTAAAAGGCGGGTTTGTAATTATGATATTAGGTTTTTCTTTTATCTCATATGTAAGGTAATCGGCTTTTGTTTCTGCTAAACTATCCTGTCTTATATCCAATGTTTTCATTGAAACATCATCATATATTTTTTTAATAGCTGTTGGATAAGACATAGGATGTTTTGTATCACCACCCGCACAAGGATCTAAAATAAGTGGTTGATGTTTAAAAATAGATTCTGATTTTTCAAACTCATTTAAAAAATTTTCTATTATATTCATCGGAGTTATATAATAATCAGCTATATGCTGATTTCTTGCGTTTGACCTATTTGTTGATGATATATTATTTACTTCCTTTCATTGACCAAAATGTAATCATATTTGCAAATGATTTAGTTGGTGTTTCTTCTACTTCATTAAAATTTATAATATACAAAGGTTTCTTATAAGCAAATGCCATACCTAAATCAAATAAAGAACCTTGGCTATTTTTATCCCAAAAGATATAAACTTCATCTGCGTTTTCAATAGCTTTTCTATTATCTTCACAAATTCTGTAACCGATTAGATCAGTTTGATTTGTATCTTTATCAGGATAATAAACTTTATTTCCATGTTCTTCTAATAAAGATATGAAAGATTTTATTGCATTTTTTTGTTCTTCCGTTGCGTTTCTAACAGGACAAATTATAAAGATATTTATTTTATTCACCTCTTTTAATCATATGTTTTGTATGGTTCACTTTCCCACTCACACTTGCATTTTTCACACTTATAACAGTCAATCTGCATAAATCCTTTAATTAAATCAACCCATTGTTTACAGAACAGTGTAGGATGTTTTAATGGTGTTCCACAATTAGGGCATTTATTACATCCTATATTTGCTATTTCTTTAACAATTTTAGCTTTATTTACTTGTTTTATCGATTTTGTTATTTTCAATTATTGCACCTCTTTCAATAATACGATTTATACGGTTTACTTTGCCATTCAGTATCACAATTTCTACAACTATAACAATCGATTTCCAAAAAACCTCTAATAAATGAAAATACCGTTTTAGTATGCATGGGATATAAATAATTTTCATTTTTTGTATTACACTCAGGGCATTTATCACAGTATTCATTTGCTGTTTTTCTTTTTATTTTTAATAAAGTAATTTTTCTACCGCTTTTTGTTATTTTCAAATATAATTTTCCTTTCTAATTGTAAGCTACTGTATATTTTTTCATTGACCAAATACAAGACTTATATTCAAATTGTTGCAACATTTGTACTCCATTTGAAGTAAAATAAAGTCTTATGAATTCACAAGATGGATCTAATAAGCTTTCAGCAATGATTATTTCTATCTCTTTATAATTAATTTTATAATCAATATCAGTCATATGGTGATAATTAAAACCATTACATCCATTAAAATATAATGCATTAAATTCATCAATAGCAACATCACACGTAAGAGTTATCTCACACATTGTTTTATAACTTATTAAATTCGGATTATGAGATTTATTTTCGTTATTATCATCAAATGCTTTAAAAATTTCAATATATTTATTTTCTATTTCAGCTTCATGTTTTTGGATATATTCATGAATTGGATCGTATGGAAAAGCTAACTTGTAAAGATTTTCTTTGATTTCTTTATTTTTTTGTTTCCAGAACTTGTATAGCCTTTCACATTCATTCTTTATATCTGCAACTAAAGCACTCCTATTTATATCACTCATATTCTTGCACTCATCCATCCGCATTGTCTACAAACATAAGCACTAAAATATAGATCAAATTCAGCAATTCTTTCACACTCTGGACATGATATTAAATTTTCTCTTATTTTTTTAGTAGTTTGAAATCCGATTGTAGTTATTATTTTATTATCCCTATTGTTTGTCATTTTTTCTAAACGCAGAAAATTTTCAAATATAAAAACAGTTACATCATCAGGAGTTACATTAGTTACAACACCGACAACATTATCATTTAACATAAAAGGTTGATTTATATCATCGTTTGTCATTGCATATTCATTTTTAATTTTGATAGTCATGATATATCCTTTCAATTATCTTCGTTGATTATTCCATTCTTCAACTTTATCAAATACACTAAGCCAATCAGCAACCAAATGCCTGTGGCAAAAATCAGATGGTTTTTCATAACATAAAAGAACCACATCAAAACCACCAGACATTATCTTTAATTCTTTTAATACCGATTGTCTATCAAGAACATCCAATACTTCTTTATTAAAATGCTCTATGTAAAAATTGTTATCGTGATTTTTCTTCCATTCCATAAAGAAATCATATTTGGGAGCAAGTTTTTTATATTGTAAACCTTTATAATTATCAGGTGTTTTACCACAGATGGAGATAGGCACAATATCAGATGGAATTGATTTAAGCTTTGCAAAGTAACTTGTATATATTCTCATAAATATTATTTAACTCAATCAAAATGATTTTCGATTTTTAAAAATCGCAAACATTTAATATCAAGAGATATAAAGTTTATATTTGTGAATTTTGCTAAAGCATCACTTTTTATTGTTAAATCATATAATGTTTCAGAATATTTACATACATCTTTTTTAGCACAATTATCACATAATGTTGATCTCTTTGGTAATTCAACTCCAGCTATTAGAGTTCCCCATGATTTAGTATCATTGTTCATTTATTCAACCTCTTTCTTCTATTAATTTTTTTCATAAGCATGATAACCATTACCCATATTCATGATTGATATTGGTATAGATGATTGTCCGTCTATTTTAATTCTGCAATAACTGAAATCAACTACACCATTCGTAGCTGATGCTGTTATTTCATTGCCAGTTTCATCGAGAAGTATTATGTTAATTTCCTGACCGTCTTGTAAATCGGTTATTTTAAGTTGTTTCATAAACTAAATAAACGAAATAAATTAAAATTTAATAAAACAAAATTTAATAAAGCTAATAAAATCATAATTATAAAAAAATATTTTTTTTGTTTTATAAAACTTATTGCTCCTGAAATACTAAAATATAAGCCTAATATATTACACCCTATTAAAATAATAATTAATATCATTTTCTACTCTCCTTATCTTAATTACATATAAAATCTTTATGATATTTTAATTCTGCTTGTTCTCTTACTTTAACAGCTTGTTCAATGTTTTACCGACAATATTGAGTAGTTAAATATCCATAATTTTCATTTACAATTACAGCCATTTTATTCTTTTATCTCCACTAAATAGCTAATAGTCATTTGATTTTCCTTATAAACAACAATTTCATCATTTTTTAACATTGAACCAGCATGTGCATGTAGACAATTAGCACCTTGACAAGCTTTTTGTAATTGGTCATAGTCAAAATCATAGAATTTACTATCAAACGAATATACATCATATGGTTTTCCATAAGCTACATTCATTAAAGCCATAAAACCTATATTAGAATTACCGTTTACCCAATATGAACCTTTTAAAGATGTATAACCCATTGATTTTCTTGCTGTAGGACTGTAATAACAACCATTCCCAAACATTTTTCCTGTAATTATTGCATTTGTTGGTCTGAGTACTAAGCCACTGTTAATGATACTCCACCAATTTTCATTCCTACTTCCATGCCATAAAAGTTTCGTTTCAGGATTTCCAGCAGACTGAACATATTTATCAAATCTCATCTGAGTTTTATTATTTTCGACTCTCCATGCTTGAAAAAATTTATTTGAACAAGAACCTAACGCACTATTAATTTTCATTTTATCCAAGTCTGTTATGTCAGCAAATTTCAATCCCAAAGCATCCAAAATAGTTAATTGTTTTACTTCATTATTATCTTCAGGTTCATTACTTTCAACTTGTTGCTGTACTACTTGCCCTTTCATTATATCAAGTAAATCCTGTTCTCTTTGGACTATATTAGAGAAATTATCTCGATTATTTGCAAGGTAATCTGAAACTTTGCTCATTTTCCTTGGAATAATTTTAAACAAATCAATAAGAATTTTATTAAAAGATTCAGTAGTATCAGTACTTATAAGATTGGTTAAAGTAATCTGAGCTTCATCAACCATTGCTTTTGTAACTTTCGCAGAAGAAATTGTATAATTTTCACTGATTGCTTGTTTTGCCATTGTTTGTAACCGTTCAACTATTTTTGCTATTGATGGATTTTCAATATCTATGTATTCTTTCTTTTTCTCTTTAACAATTAAATCTGCAACTAAATGACTCTGGTCAACATATCCTTTTTTTATTTTTTCATTATACTTCAAATAAAATTGGCTTATCGGATAGGAAGAAGTTTGAAACCCTCCAACTCCAATTCTGCCATATTCAACAGTAAACGTATTACCATTGGGTATCATACGATAAAATTTATTATGATTATCATCACCTGTTACCATGACAAGGTAGACAGGATTTTTTACTTCTTCCATTTATTTACCTCTTACATATAACAAACAAGAATTTCTATATTTGTATCTGCAAACATTTCTTGAATTATATCTTTAACCTTATCCCAATCAAGTCCATCAAGACCACAACCAATCCTTGGCATTGCAAGTTTTTCTATTTCAAGTCCGATTACAGCATCATGCAATTCAGATAAAGCCTCAATCAAACTATCGTATGTAGGTTTCTGAAAATATTTATCTTTTGTAACAAGGTTAAATACATTATCAACAAGGATTACGCAATTATAATTTATACTGCCATACTTCTTAACTAATTTTTCTCTCATGTTGTAAAGGAGATCAAACTGCTTTGCAACTCCAGCTCCTAACGCAAAATCTCCTGATATACAATGAGCAAAATAATATCCATGCTCAACTCCAAATAAATTTCTATTTTCTTCTCTAAATGTCATTTTTTAATTTCCTTTCTTTTCTTGTTTTATAATTTTATACTTATTTTTGTTTGTCACTTCTACTTGCCAATATGTGATATTTAATTTTTACACAATTGTGAGGATTACCTTTACAAATTTTTGCATCTTCACCTTGTTCACAAAGTAAATGTCCATTATAATCATCACAATAATTACACCATGAACCATATTTGTTTTGTTTTTTATCTGGATTATGCCTTGGTTTACCTTTACCCATATTTATTAATCCTTATTAATTCATGCTTATTTCTGTTTTATCTATTCGTCTGTATTTGCCAAAATATTTTATTTCTGCCTCTTTCCTAACATCTATAGCATCTTGTATATTTTCAAAAATACCTAAATATATTTTTTGCTTATTATAATTAATTTCTACTTGCCATTTATTAAGTTTTTTACAATAAGATACACCTGTACAACCGCTTGAGTTATTTTTATATTTATTATGATTATAATTATTTTGTTGAATCTCAACAATTCTTAATTCACTTTTCCTATTATCATAATTAATTCCGAAAATATGGTCTACTATAAATTTTGGTTTATTTATTATATCCATTAATAAACGATGCATTTTTATTATTTTATGTGATTTAATATCTTTTGAATTAAGATATTTATTTTTATCATATGACCAACAATAATTTTTAATTTTATCATAATCATTTAAGTCAAAATAAAATGGTTCTCCTTTTGATGTATATCCTATTCCGTATTCACCAGATAAATCATATGTATTGTACTTTTTCATAACTTCTTTATGGTAACACCCACATGATTGAACATTTCCACTGATTAAAACACTTGAACTAACTGTAATTATATTTCCACAATTACATTTACATTTCCATAAAACATAACCATATTTATTTCTTCCAAATTCTTCAAACACTTTTAATCTACCATATTGTTTTCCTAATAAATTTTTATATTTTGGTATAATCAACACCCCTTAATAGTAACTAACTTCTTTATCAATATCTCTTAATTCTTCAAATACAGGAAATCTTAATGATTTAATACCATTTTTATCTTCTGTTTCTTCAAAATATTGAACCGTTATTACTCTATCAAGTAATTCACTTTGATGTTCCCAAAAATATTTTCTATCATTATCACTAAAACCACTTCCAACACCTACAATAGAATTTTTATATTCAACATTTATTCTACCAAGTGTTCCAGATAATCTTCCTGAACCCTCTTCAAACCCAACAATTTTTAAATCACACGTTTGCATTACTTTGCATTTTAATAGCTTGTCCGTTCTCTTGAATTGATAGGTTGCATCATTGATATTAATCATAATTCCCTCTTGATTATCAGCTTTGGCTAAATCATGCAGTTCTTTTATTTTCGATGTATCATAGCCACAATAAAGTACAGGCAATATTTCAACATATTTCATGATTATATCATTGCTCAATCTTTCCAACCATCGTCTGCGTTGCGAATAAGTATTGAAACCTCTTCGGCTTGTAAATTCAGCCAAATCCAAAATATCAAAGGTTAATAATTTAATACCATGTTTTTCTCCGTCTTTACGTGTAATTTTTTCTGTTTGTTTATATTGCTCTTTGGATGGAATTCCTTTACCATCAAGAAGTGTTAATTCACCGTCAAGAACAAAATTATCTGCTGGAATATTCAATATTTCATTTTCAATGTCAATTAATCCCTCAATCAATTGTCCTTCTCGACTATAAAATAAAACTTCATCATTCTTTTTTACAGCAAGGCAACGTTGACCGTCAATTTTAAGTGTTATCGAAAATGCTTTCCCCTCAACCTTTTCAGGTTTTTCAAAATATTTATCTGCCAGCATACATTCAAAAGACGGAATAAAATCTTTACTCCATACCTTATTTGCTGTTTTATCGGAAATACCAAGTTTCAATGATTTAGTCAAAATACTTTTTATAAATTTTTGCATTTCATTGTCGAAATTGGTGAAATACATTTCACAAACCGATATATCAATATCTCTACCTGTATTATTTTTCTTGATGTAATTAAGCAAATTAATCAATCCTTTTACTGGATCATCTCCAAGGCTTATTAATTCCTTATAATTGACATTCGGAATGATACCGACATTCTTATTGATTTTCTTTTTTGATAAGCCAGAAACTATGTAAGGATTAAGCAGAAAGTATATTATTTCTATAAGAGAAAGATTTTCCTGTTCTCTTCTTAAAATTGTTTCTTTTTCTTTTACACTATTTGTTGCCTGTAATTCATCACAGATTGCTTTTATTTTATTCATATTACTTCTCCATTAAATGCAACTCCTAAGAATTCAACTAAATCATCTCTAAATTCATTACCAGAATAATCATTTTTACCAAAAGTACCTTTTATTAACCTATTTTCTAACTCTGGTAAAAGCACTTCTTCAGGACACCATTGATCTTCAAGTCCGTAACATGAACAATGAGAACCGTTTACTTCATACAATTTACCATTCTGTTCAAACAAAACGAAAGCATCTCCTGACCAATTATCAGTTCCATATGTTGCAAATAAAATATTAACATCCTTATATTTTTCAAGAGCCTTTGTCATTTCATTCTTTTTTGCTTGAAAATATTCTTCATTATGATATGGTGATTTTTCCATTTTATATTCTTCGCTTGTTATATAAATGTTTTCAAAATTAGCGATAACATCCATTTTTTCAGTCCAATTATGTAAATAAACAGGGGTTTGACTCAATAAATCTTTTATATCTTTCACTTTCTATGTCCTTTCAGTTTATTTATATTAGTTTCCAATACTTTACCTGTCAAAGATGCCCTCATTAAAATTTAAATACCCCTCATTTCTTAACTTTTTTCTGATGTTCATCAAACATTTACCTAAGTTATTTTCACCAACACCGTCACAAACACCCCAAAATGTATCATTCCAATCATTGGTTTCTTCCAAATATTTATCACCAGTCGAAAGCAATAATTCTTTTAAGTGCTGATTTTGTGAAAATTTAGAATATAGAATTTTTTCTATTGTCGCAACTTTTATTTTATCCCAATCTTCTCTTAAAGGGCATAATCTGCCAAGTCTTTTTGACTCTGCGGGAGTTTCTGCATTTAATATTTTCTCTTGCCAACCTTTATCAAGTGTTTTATGATAATGAAAAGCATGTTCACTCGATTTAAACACTATTGCATTTTCATCATGACTTAATGTAAAAGGTGTTGTATCAAAATTACTCAATGGTCTATATTTGCCGAAGAATCCATAAATTGCTTTATCTGTTTCTTTTGATTGTATTAACATTTTATTTTCCTTTCTTATTTCCAAATTTAAAATCTACTATGAGAACAGCTTTTGAAATAGCTTCAGGTTTAAATACATCATCTGCTTCTTTTGTTTCTGTCCAATCTGATAACATAACTGCATCCCTATATCTTAATGCTCTTCCGTCAATCAGTTTATAACCAAAGAAAAAATGAGGATCATATTCTGTTATTTGAAAATTTCTTATATATTTTTTGTCACCTGATTTAAAAACTTTTAAATACCAATTGCCATCTTCATTTGCTTTTAAAATCAAATTTTCATTTTCGGTTAATACTTTGATAGCCTCCCAAGTATTCATTTCATTAATTTCCTTTCTTATCTTGCCATTTCATCTGCTTTATGTAATAACATGAGGTTATTATAAAATCCTTCACCCCAAAGTTTTTTATACATTTCGGACTGACTTTTCTTTTCCCAAAAATGAGGTTGCATGTGCCATTGTATATAATTAGATCGTTTCAATTCATTACCTAAACCTTGACTGTAAAATAGACTATCATAAGCAGAAACCAAATGATGTTGATAATAATGTGCTACATCTGTTATTTCATCTTTACTATTTTTGAAACTCTTTGTAAAAGGTTTACCAATATCATGCATAAGTGCTGACTCAAACAATTCTATTGGTGCATCACCTTTATACATTTCCTCTAAATGTATACTACATTGATAACAATGTTGACCGATTGTTAATGTATGATGGGGATTATCATGACTTATTTTATTCAAACCATTTTTTCCGTTGAATAAATCTCCTAAATTATATTCATTCTCTTTAAAATTCCAACAGATTTCGATTTTATCCCAACCCTCATAATATTGAGGAACGAAAAAATTTAAATACATTTTTTTAATTACATATTCAGGAATGTTCCGTTCTCTATTTGCATTTTGATATAAGCAATCTTTATAAGGTGTTGCCATAAACAGACATATCTTTTTACAATCAATATCTTTAATTTCATCTAAGAAAGCCATTCGCTTTTTATAATCAATATTGGTTGCATCATAGATTGTATTTTTACCCGCATACAAATCAGCTTTAATTCTCTTATGTAATAACTCAAATACTTCCTTGTTTACATCCTGACAATTAATATCCGAGGTTAATTCTTCTCTGATTTTATCGGAAGAATGAATATTCGCATTATTTGCTTTACTTATAATATCTGCCTGATATGATTTACCACTTGCGGGTAAACCGACCATCATATAAAAATTTGTCATAACCACACATCCATTTCTGTTTGAAAATTATACTTCATAACATTTAAAAGAACATTATCCATAATTTCTTCGCACTTCGTATTGATTAAAGGCTTATTGTTATGTATATAATCATTTTTTATATCAAGAGTTTCATTTGTTAATTTATTTGCTAATTCTCTTGCTTTTTCTAAGTCTAAACAACCTTTCTTTACATCAATTATAAAATCTCGTTGATTAGAGATTAAACAACTATGATATGGTTCTCCACTCAAATATCGTTTTATGAATTCATTGAGCCTTATAATTGTGGATAATTGTTTTGGATCATATCCGTATTTTTCGATTTTACTAATAATGCTTGGATACGGATGTTCAAGAGCCTTACGTTTTTCCATACATGCACCGCTTATACAATTAACAGATGCATAATTGTTATATCTTCCAATTAATTCATTGTTGTCAAGCATTGGTTTAAACAACGATTCATATTTTGGATTAAGGATTTTGTATTTAGTAAATAGGATTTCAACAAAATTAATGTTTTGTTTTCTAAAACATTCAAACATAAGTCGTATATCCTTAATGTCAACATGTTCTTCGTTTTCCATTATGTGTGTATAACTAACCATTTTATTGCCGAGAACAAAATCTTCAAACTTTGGAAGGACAATTACTTTAGTGTCAATATCACTTCCCTCATATTCCAAATTGTAATTTTGACTCCCCTGAAGGAAGATACCAATAGTTTCATATCCCATATCGAGAACCGCTTGATAATGCTCTTTTAATCTATTTATTACATTGTCCATTATTATTGCCCCCTTTTATTAACCATTTAATATAATCTTGCCTATTTATTTCACCAGAAAAATTTTTATGTAAATTTATTTCTGCATTGTGCCTTACCTCAATAGCATCCTGTATATCATCGAATGTTCCTAAATAATATCTTATATTATTAAAAGATATTTGAGATTGCCATTTACCATTTTTAGTAGGCTTTATTCCTGTATACCCGCTTGAATTATTGGATTTGCGTTTTATATTAACATTATTTTCACTTAGTGTTGCAATTCTAAGATTAGATTTAATATTTAAAGTTCTATCCCAATTTATATGGTCTATTAATTCATCTTCTTTTGCATCCATAATTAATCTGTGTATTCTAATTGTTTTATTTTTACCCTGTCTTTTATTTGAAACTACATAACCTTCTCTATCTAATCTCCAACAATAATTTTTGACTTTTTCATAATCATTAATGTCAATATAAAATTTTTGATTTTTGGTTGTAAACCCTACAGCTATATCATTTTCAAAATACCATTTATTTGTTTTGAAATTTTTAGTTTGTTTTTGTTTTTCTTTTGCATAACAACCGCAAGAAGATGTATTTCCATTTTTTAAATTGTTCCCAGTAACCGATATAATTTTCGGATTACCACAATCACAAATACAAAACCAATGAATGTTTTTACATGTTTTATCAAAATCTCTACCTAAGACTGCTAATTTTCCATATTTATTGCCTGTTAAATCTATTACTTTTTTCATTATTTTTCTTCAACTTCTATTACTTCCTGTGCCTCTTCCATGTCAGGTTCTATGGCATCAACCTTTATAATAGATTCAAGTACCTTGAAATTAAAATTCTTATGTTTAAAAGCAGAGAATTTAGCTTTATTATCAATTCTGACAACAATACCTTCACGAATATGAGTTTTACCGACAGAATCAGCACCGTCATAATATGTATGTACTCTTTGCATTAAATCTTCATTTGTAGTATAAATAAACTTGTCTAATTGAGGTACATGATTTATACACATCTGTTCACATCTCAGCTTAACTAATTCCCAAGGATACTCAACTACATAACCGTCTTCATTGGTCATTGTCATGCGATATACATAAACATTGTTTTCACCCTCTTGGCAACCATATGTAAACTTTGTTATATCACCATATTGTTTTATGAATTCTTTATCACAGGTTTTTTTATTACTGCACTCAGGCATTATAAATCGACTACCCTCTGTATAACCGACAATTTCATAGTAAACTGTTTCACCTTTTTGCAACTTGTCCACAAAGAAGTCATGCCATTTTCTTCTGAAATTGTTATCACCATAATAACCGTTAGCATAACTTTGAAGTACCATTTTTCTTGTGCCACTTATGTATTTCCAAGACTTTACAAGCTTATTTTTTATTTTTAAAAGTTTTTGAATGAGATTTTGCTTTTTCTGAAATTCTTCCAGACTATATGAGGTTCTACCGCTTGTACCATGCATTTTTAAAGTTATGTAACATGTATCACCAGTTTTGAATTGATGTAAATTATATGCTAACTGTGATGTGTCAACATGTTCTTCAAAAAGAGGAAAAGAAATTCTATCTACATTTTTAGGCTTAACTTTATTACTTGTGACTTTGTTGGCTGTTTTTTTAACAGGAATATATTTTTCACAAATAACTATGCCATTAAGAACGGTAATTTTATCTCCCTCTTTAAGAGCTTCAATATCACAAAATTTATCTAAGCTTGTCAGTGGCATAAATAAACCATCAGATTTTTCACCACGAAGTTTTAGGCTTGTTATATTTCTTCTTTCAGGATCAAGATATCCACCACAACTGTTGCCATTTTCATCTTTTTTTCTTAACAGATTATTTTGTGTTGCATATTCTATACCGATTTTACCGTCTGTCGGAAAATAAACACCTAATTCATTTTCAAATGTTCTCAAATCGACTATAACGAAGTTACCGAAACATTCACCTACTTGAAGTCTGTCTGCATTTGAGTGTTTTCTAAGATTTTTTATTCTTGTTATATAAGCCTCATACATTTAATCATCTCCCCTTTATTAATTTTTTGATAACCAATCAATAAATATATTTACTTTCTGATTAAGAGAGTTGTAATCTCCATTATTACTTATAACGTAGTTAAACTCAAAATTATCAAGTGCGGTTTCCGATGGATGGTTCTTCTGTTCAGTTGTTAAATTGTTTTCAACATTTCGATTAACTCTTAGAGAGATACATTCCCAACCATTTTCTTTAAGCCGATTGATTTCATTTGGGAATCTTGCATCAGGTATTAATACATAATCCCACTCATTTGGGAAAAACGTTAAAATATCTTCAATGAAATCAACCCAAAATTCAGGATATGCACTTCTTACTCTATCTGTACCAACGAACTGAAGAAGTGTCCTTCCCTTTTCATCTTTATTTCCATCCCAACCAAAAAACATTTTACATATGTATTTAACCAAATCACCGTAATGTGCTATCAATACTTTATAACCCTTTGCTGTTAATTGTTTGCTAATTATCTGTGCTGTACAATCCTTTCCTGACCTTGCCTTACCACTTATTGGTATTATCTTCATAGACACCTCTTGCAATTATGTCATTTACTATTTTATCGTAACCAGCTTCATTTCCATCAACTGTATAATAAGGAACTTGATAGTCATAAAGCAGTTTTAAAAGCGGTTCAACTAAAGCATCAGATTCTTCTTCATTTTGAAGTCTACCATCTGCCTCATATGGTTCAACCCTTCTGATTAAATAGTTAATATTATTAAACGAATTAAATACATCAAAGACAGTCTTATTAAAATTTCCTTCCAAAGCTTTATTACCATTGTTATACAATATTGATAATATCAACGGACTGTCAGTAATAATGTAATTAACTTTACCATTTAATCTACTTTGTCTATAATATTGATTTCCAAATATATATGCCTGATTTTTAAAAGCTTCTTTATTTCCGTCATAAACCATGTCTTTTGCAAATTCTTGGACATATTCTGCTTTATAACCTTTCATTTTTAACTGAGAAAAAACATGTCCTGAACCTTTACTTTTTCCCGCAGAGGGAACACCTATCATATTTATTACTATAGTTTCCAAATTAAACCCTCCTATATATATTTGCTATATCCAACCAGTTATTTACTCTAAACATACCGAAATAATTATTTACATTTAAACTTTTATTCCATGGTTGAGTAAATACTATTGCTCTATAATGTTTGTCTATTACATTATCAATGCAATCATCTATTAAAGTATCGATCCTTAACAAATGTTTATCAGGACACATATAAAGTTGTTCTGACTTATACCAAGAAAATGTTCGTTTTAATAACAAATCTCTTGCATTTCTTGTACATGGATGACCAGCAGTTGGAAATATAACATCATCTTTTTTATTCAACCAAGTTATAACCTCTACCGCATCATCTTTTGGTGTAGCATTTAAAAATAAATCATCATCCCTAAATTCTTCAAATAAATTTTCACATTCTTTTTTGATAAATAATCTTACATTATAATTTGTAAAAGTATCTATGGTTAAATTATCGTTATATTTTTTATTATATCTTTCGATTATGTAGGGCATAAAGTTAAATGTGGTATCATCTAAGTCAATTCCAATCATTAATTCACCCCTCTATATTTTTAATCGGACATGGATTAAATACTGTATTATGTAAAATTGTGCAATCTTCAATAATTTTTCCAGATAATAAGCATTTGCCTTTTTTGGGATTATAAAGAAATGCTTCTGCATTACGCATAAGAAACGGACATTTATCACACTTACCTATTTCCATATCTTTAATGTCAAGTTCAAAAGTGATTTGTTTTTTATCAAGCTTTCTCTTAAAGAATAACAATTCATCTGCATGAGGTAAATCTTTTGCCCAATCAATAAAAATCCCAAACCATTCTTTCAATCTATGATTTTTTCGCTGATGTATCATAGAAAAAACATTTTCATAATTTAAAAGCACTGTTCTTTTTTGGAGAAAACCTTCAGGAAGAGATTCTTTAAGTAATCTGAACCATTTATAATCTTTTGTTTCTATGTATTTTTGTCTTAAACCCTCTAAATGATTTATTACTAAATTCCAATATGTATCTTCCGTTTGATTTTCATCAATCTCAAACATTTCCTTTGTTATTGGATAACTTTTAAGCTTATGCATTGTACTACAACTGTTTGTGACCACCCCGATATGATATGTATCAAATTCTGACCACCAAAAACGTGGTGCTAAAATATCTACTGATACTGCGATCTGCCTTAGAAACTTTCGATGTTCACTTCCACCCATGATAAGAGATTGTGCCAATTGTAAATCAACTTGTCCAATTTCTAAATCAATCGGTATTGCTTCAATAAATTGACCTTTCTTTATTTCAGCATATTTTACTATACTATCAGATTTTGCCCAGCTATCCATCGGATTTCTCATTCCTCTGAAAGCATTATGTACATTGAAAACCTGTGTTTTTTCAAATCTCAATTATTTTTTCCTTTCATATTTTAATTTTTTTACTGCCATATTAAAAGACATATAACTTTTCCTATTATAGAACCTATTATTGCATAACAAAATCTTTCTTCAAGAGATATATCTTTTAACCAAAGTTTTGATAAATGATAAATAATAAAAGTATTTATTAATAAATTAATAATAATTTCCATTTAATCTATTTCTCCATATTTTTAAAAAATCTATGCACTTCAAATTCAAACATAAATTCTCGTGTGTCCTCAAACCAATTTGAGGCTTTTTGGCTCGATATTGCTGGGGAATAAAAGTATACTGCCCCTTGTGAAGTATCTTCTACATCCCCACACAACACCTCATAGACTGCTGTTATTGTATCCACAGTCGGATAGAATTTTGGATTGTAATAGTTATTAATTGAATTGAATTGATTTTTCTGTATTAAAACATCATAAATCGTGTCAGGGAAATCCTTATTTTTAACTCTATTGATAACAACTTGAGCAATTAATCTTTTATGTTCTATCGTTGAATCTCTGACTTCTCTTTCAACTACATAACATAGCATGTCGAATTCCTCAATAGTAAAATCAACTATGTAATCATTAATTGCAAATATCTTGAATGAATTTAAAGTATTAATCATAATGATTATTACTATTAACGTTATAAATGTTTTAAACTTCATATTATCTCCTTGTTATAAGTATCTTATTTCTCAATGACTTCTACAACTGAATTGTAATAAATATATCTTTTACCATTTAAATCGAAAAGAACTTTATTTTCAGCTATTTGAATATCAATTTTACCCTCTACTGTATTTAATAACTTTCCGTCATAACTGTAGATATTAACAATTCTGTCAAGACCGCCACTTAAATTACTGCCTAAAGATTTAAACTCTCGTTCACATGATGCGGTACATGATGTTAATACGATTATTACTATCGACACTAAAAGAATGATTTTAAATATTTTCATCTATCTTCACACACTTCAAATTACCGACAACTGTACCGTTTTTAACATCTTCATAAGAGCATGACTTAATTAATTTAACATCAGGAGAAGGTGTTTTAAAATTGTTGGTTACGAAAGTTTTTGTAAAACATTTTCCGTTACAATAAAGATCAACGATATCACCAATATGTAATTCTTGACCTACAGAATCTGTTCTCGATATTAATACACCAATATTACCATAAGTGTTATTTGTATAAGTACCTTTGATATAAGGTGTAAATTTAGGAGGATCATAATTATCCAAAATCTTATAATCTTCTGTATTGATATAGCCACAAGGCTGAGATATTATACGATCTGCAAAGATACATGAACAACTTGTTGCAGTTTTTGTTCTTACATAAACACCACCTGTGGATAGTTTAGACAAAGCAATGACTTGTAATATATCGCCTACTTTAAATGCATCTTTATAAATTTTAATGTTTTTAACTTCAATCCAATCACCGACCTGAACTTTACGTTCAGCTTTTTCAACAATTACTACTTTAACAATATCATTTTTACATAACCACCAGCAGTGTCCTTGTTTACCTTTACCCTCACCATTATGACCATATGTTATTTTTTCAAAGAACTCGACACAAACAGATTTATTTTCAACTGCTATAATTTTTCCCTGTTTCATATAACAATTTTTATTTGAATTTTCATTGTTTATACTTTTTACAAAATCATTTACTTTAAAATCTGAACTTAAATCTTCTGATACCTTTTCTGCTGATACCTTATCTTTAAGACCTAATCTTTCAAAAGCTAATGTAGCACCGATTTTAAAATCAAATGTATCAACAGGATTGCATTTTGCACATACCTCTTTAACCAAAAGACCGCTATCAAATAATTTTGCTGTGGTTACTTTACCGTCTGTTTCGATATTGATAGAATATTGTTTTTTATATGTAACAACTTCAACACCCATTAAGCTATTAATTAATGTATCAGAGCCAAAAGTGATATATCTTTCTTGAAAACCAGCATAAAAGGTATTTTTCTTATATTTATCCCATTTTGTAACTTTTTCTGTTTCATTCAACCAAATGAAACCACGATTATAACATTCATTTATAAAATCCTGTGCATCTTCTTCAGAATCACATTTGACTGCTAAATCTGTCCTTTTAAATTTCTCCCATTCGATATTATTCATTTTAAATTTTCCTTTCAAAATATGTATTGTTTTTATTATTTTATTTTTATTACTTTGTTTTTTTCCCAACAACAAGTTATGTTTTTGCTGAAATCTGGCATGATTACTAAAACTTCATTTTTAATACCGCTAACTGTTCCCTCTAAGCTACTGTCTAAATTCCTGACATGATCACCTATGTAAATTTCATCAGGATTTACTGTTTTGCCTAATGCTACAACTCTTTGCATTGAATTAAGTGTTTTCCCTTTAGAATTTGATGTATTTAATTCTTCAAGAATAAAATTTAAAGCATCTAAAATTTCCTGTGCATTTTCCTGTGCAGACAATATATCACCTTCTTTCTTTAATGTATTATTTCTTTCTACGTTGTTATGTCATTATTACTTTCGACTTTAATATTATACTACCTTTTTTAAATAAAGTCAATAGGTATTTTCACATTTCTGAAGAGTTTGCTTTTATGACGCAAAATTACTTTCGTCTTTAAAGACAACCCTTATTTCAATATTTTTAAATCCAAAACAGACCTACATATATTATATATCATTTCAGCACTATCCTTTGTAAATATGATATGTATATTGTATTTCGTCTGCAATTTTATAAGTGTCCTGTAAAAAGCCAACTCATTATACTGGCTTTCATATCTGTGTGCCAAAATATCTTCCCAACTGCCATTTTCAATTATCAAAAATTTGTGTTCAATATTTTTGGTGCGTTTAATTTCATTGCTAAACGCATCACTTTTAAAATTGTTTGCCAGCTCATCCAAGTTTTTCTTTCTTTCGATAAACAATTCATCGACAAAGTGAGTATCTTTCAAAAATCCCAGATCTGGATTAGCTTTAATTATAAAACCATAGTCACCACTTTCAAAGCTTTTATCCATATAAGAGATTTTATTTTGGTCAAACCACTTCTTAATATGTTCATTTTTCTGTTCCCTTTTATCTATTTGAATAACCATATTAGACAGCAATTCCTTATATTGTTTTTCAGTATAGAAAATTCTCATCGTACCATCACCCACTTTTTTAATATCTTTTCTGTTTCATCTTTTTGAACCCATTCATTGTTGGAATCCTTAAACCATTTCTTTTCTTCGGAACATTCAAGTGTCTTTATAATATCGCCTTTTTCAAAAGCATTATCTTCAAATTGTTTTATCTTTGCTTTAACAATTTCCACTTCACCATTACAAAGTCTATATAATGTAATCTTAGGATTCGTAAATTTAATTTCTATTTCAGTTACAAAAGCATATTCAGGTGAAAGATTTGGAATGATTGTCTGTATATAGCCTAAATGATCTAATTCATATTTAATTCTTTCATTCATAGGAATATCTTTATTATCGAGAGTATCCCAAATTTCCCTTAAACTTCTGTCATAATCAAAATTCCGATATAATTTGTCAGTTTGCTCAGAATATTCAGTTATGTATTTTTTATAGTTTTCATTTAAATTTTCTTTATTAAACTGCGTTCTTTCATATAAATCATCTACACATTTTATAAAGTTTTTTATCTTTGTAATTGAACCAAACTCATCAAAATAACCGATTTCAACTAAAGTATTTATTTTAGAACTATCAAGGCTCTTTATTTTTTTCAGTGCTTTCAATAAATCATAGAAATTATCGAATTTTTGTTTTTGTGATAAAGAATATAGGTCATCAGCACACTTTTGACTCAATCCTTTAATAGAAAGCAAAGATGAATATATAACCATGTTTTTCTTATCAGCAACAAACTTACGGTTATCTGCACCCCATTCAAATTTACCCTCTTTAATATTAAATGCTTTTGTCATTTCTTGCTTTAATTCTGCAACCTTATCTTTTTTGCCTTTATCCGAATAGACTTGCAATAAAACCTCATAGAATTCATAAGGGTAATAAGCTTTGAGATATGCACAATACAGAGAATCAAGTGCCATACAGAAAGCATGAGCCGAATTAAATCCATAACCGCAACTATCACTTATGATTTGCCATACTTTTTCTGACATTTCTGTTGCCTCTATGTCTGTTACATTCACACCTTCTTTAATTTTCTCTTTAAATCCCTCTATGAATTTTGATTTCAATGGTCTTACCTTTTCAGGATGTTTTTTAGCAATAGCTTTAATAATACCATAACATTGATCAATAGGAAATCCCGCATAGTTTAAAGTATTCATAGTTTGCTCTTGGTACAAAATGAATGATTGTGGAAATTCTTTTGTCTGTATGAGGTTATCAAAAGCTTTAATACCATAACTAAATGGCTCTCTTGATTTAAATTTTGAATACATTGACTTAAATGCAGGTCGGATACCCGCTATAAAAGCTGAAAGTTCTGAAATATTTTTCGGTTGATATTCCATGGCTTTTTTCTTTGTGGAATCTTTTTCAACCTGATTGACACCAATCGTATAACCATATTTATAAATATCCCAGATCTTTTCATTGTCTTTTACTATTTCCATCAATTGATTGACAGTATGCGGTTTCATTTTTATCCGTTTATAAATCAAATCAATTAACAGAACAACATCGACTTTAAGAAGGTCATTTTTTAAGAACTTGTAATTTTCAGCAATAGCACCATCAATGACTGTTGTTATATATTCTTTTTTTGTACTTTCACTTTTACATTTAATTAAGCCAATTTCTTCTCTGATATTTCCTTGATATAGCAAATAACCGCAAGGTGCTTTTTTCTTATCTGAAATAACACCCCAATATGGTTTACTTTGAGTTATGTAATCATGATATTTTTCATCTACAAAATCATAAATGCTTAAATCTTCTTTTTCATCATCATCCGCATATTTTTCAGCTTCATCATACTGCTCTATTTGTTTGGAAATTTCATTAGCTATTTCAAAGTCCAAATTTTTTGCCCTTGCAAACAATTTAAATGCTGATTTCTTTTTAAATGTTCCGAAAGCAATCATTGGATATGCATGTCCTTTTCCTAAAATCTGTTCTTGAGCTTCTGCAAAAACCTCTGGATTACCACAGTTCATATCAAGGTCAGGTAAACTTCGTGTTTCCAAAATACGGCTTTCGGAAATAAAACGTTCAGGATAAAGCTTTATGGGAGAAGTAAATCTGTCAACTTTACTAAAACCTAAAAGAGTATTTGTAAAATATCCGACACCAGAACCTCTTCCGCTATTTGTTATAATTCCACCCAGTTCTTCGGCTTTTTTTACAATTGCATAGTCAAATAAGAAATAATCTGCCATACCTGTTTTTTTAATTACATCAACTTCATTTTTAACACCCTCATAATATCTGTCATATTCAGATTCAGGTATATTCTTCATATACTCTTTAAATTTTGCAGTAATCAATCTACTGTAAATTTTATTTTTTTCTTCTTGCGTATTATTTGGGTACACAGTTGGAAGTTTAATATCATTATTTAATACAATATCTTCAAAACTTAAAACAATATCGGTATTATCCATGGCTCTTTTAATTTGCTCACTGTTTAAAATACCCTGTTTAATAAATCTATTTTTTGTTGTTTCATCATCAGGATAATCCATAAACCAGCCATCTTCTTCATCATAATGAATACCTTTTGCCTCTAATACATAAGTCCTTTCTTTTTCCTGTTCAGGATAAATATAGTGACTATCCATTCCGACAATAATATCAATTCCGTATTTTTCTGATAAATTAAGAATATATTTATTAATTATTCTCTGCTTATCCGTTAAATGATATTGCACTTCAAGCATTAAATTATCTTTAAAATGATTATGTAATTGCATGATAATTTCATCAATTTCAGCATACTGCCAGAAAGCAATACAGGCAGTAGTTACAAACACATCATCAGGTGGAAGAGAAAGTAATAACTCAATATCAACTCTTGGTTTATAATAATAACCACTTTCGTTTGCATCGGAAAGAATACGATTTATTGCTCTTCTTCCTGTTTCATTTTTAGCAAGAATAACAATATGTCCGTTTGTTCTATCTTTCTCAGAACGATCTTTAACCCAATATGCCTCAGTTCCAAAAATAAATTTAAGGTTATATTTTTTTGCCATTTCATAGGTTTCATAGTAATAAGACTGCCATCCATGGTCTACACTTGATAATACTTTATGTCCTAATTCGATACATCTTTTTGCATAATCCTCATATGATGCGGCAGAATCAGGTGTAAATATATTTGAGTAATATGTATGTTTATGATAATTCTGCATTATATTACTCCTTTAAAATAAATCTTCATCGTTATTATTAAATTGTGAATCCTTTGTATCTAAAAACTTTTTAATATGAGGACATGATTTTCTATGATTGCACAAAACTGTACAAAAGAAAGTATCTTCGACAGCTTTACCGCTTTTATTGTATTTGGTGAAATTTTTTACTTTCCATTCACTCTCTTTGTCAGATTTATTTTCAAATCTTTTAATCATTTCCGTAATATATTCAATGGTTTCTCTTCTGACTTCATCTGTCAATTCGTATTTTCTCACATATGGTTTTATTGTATATTTGTCTATAACACTTGATGGTAAATTACTAAGTGAGTTATTTTTTAATGATTCTGTCAGCATATTTTCTACATCGAATTCATCATACCCTAAGTCATATAAGTTTTTTTCAAGATACGGTTTTAATTCTGATACAAGCTTACCACGATTAATTACTTTCGACTGCGTTGTTTCAGATTTAGAGGTTTTTTTGGTTTTTCCCATAAAAGTAACTTCACAATATTTAACCATTATCCAAGCAACAAGCTTTACTTTGTTTCCCTCTTGCTCTTTAGCCATTGCATATAAACAAAGCTGTCTTCCCGCCTTAATTAAGCTTTCATTGTCGAAATCAGTTGATGTTTTATAATCAAAGATTGAAATTGTATCATCATTATTATGCCTGATTAAATCAGTGTAACCTTGTAGATATACATCCTCATTCAGTTTATAAAGTATCAATTCCTCAGTAGTAAAGTATCCATATGGTCTTCTGTAATTTTCGCAGAAGTGGTTCATATCCTTTAACCAATTTTCTCTTATTTTTTCATTGGGGAAATCTACTCCGACAAGGTCAAGTTCCTCCAGCTCTTTATGTAATGCAATTTTCAAATCTTCTTCAGTTGCCTCATCATTCATAAGCAATTCCAAAGTATCATGAATAATTGAGCCGAGAATAGAATAAACACCGTCAATACCTTTATCATGTTTTATGTAAGTTCGCCATGCACTGTATTCACATTCATGAATTGTGTTTAGTTTGCTGATAGAGTAAATTCGTTTTTTTAATTCATATAACTTTTCAAGTCTTTCATCTTTTTCACGTATGCCTATAATTATCTTCCTTTCTTATAACCATATTGTACATTCCTGAATGATTTTCTTAAAAATATCTTTTGGCATGTCACAAGGAGATAATTTACTGTCCTTTGGCAAATATTTATTTTCCAAATCATAAATAAAGCCAATTTGATTTTGAAACATCAAATTATCAACCTGTAATTTTTTACATTCCTCAATGATATCTTCGATTTTTAAACCTTCATCATAACATACAATGTATCTTTTAATTAATAAAGCTTTTAAATATTTTGCTTGTATGTCGGATATATGACAACCGCAACTTGCGACTGCATTGTTACAACCCATACTGAATAATTTCATTATTGATTTTTCACTTTCTACAATTAAACATAAATCTTTTTCTTGAATTGCCGAATAATTTTTAGCATAACCATAGAGTGTTAAACTCCGACTACAAGGAATAATGGGTAAATATCTTTCCTCTTTTGCACAATGCTTATCATTTAATCTTCCCATTATTCCGATTAATTTATTATCTAATGAATATTCAGGAATGGTAATCCTATTTGTTGTAAAATCATAACCAATACCGAATTCTTCTTGTGCTTGAAAGTCTATTCCGTCTTTAAAAAACAGCATATTATATTTGTTTTTATATGGCTCTAAAATGCTTTCAGGATATGTTTTCATAGATAGTTCAGGCTCTACAATATCTTTAAGAAGATCCTTATAAAACCCGCCAAATGGAAATTTTACATCAGTTTGGAATTGAGATTTTTCCAACCCAGCTTTTTCTGTTATATAATCTAATGCTTGTAAAAAGCTTATTTCTTTCTTTTTCATGCATAAGGTATATAAATTTCCTTTATCATTATTGCTGAAACAATGGTATGACAAAGTATTTAAATTGAAAACAGTTGATGTAGGATTTCTGCCTGATTCTCTTGCAAACCGTAATATTTCCTTTGTTTTATCATGAGAAATATTATCAAATCCCAAATCTTCCAATATTGAAATAACAGTTTCGGTGTTATTGCTTAAATAATCTGTTAATGCAATTAAATTGATGTAGCATCACCTCCCCTATCTTGCTTTATATTTTATTGGTGTGTATTGACTACTGTACAATATCCTACTTCAGTCCATTTATTATATCTGCCATTAAATTCATAGACCAACTGTACATTAGTTTCATCATTTCTACTTTTGTCTAAAAAGAATATTTTATATGTTTTATTTTTATCAAGAGTTATCATTTTCCTGATTTTTGAATATTTACCGTTTTCATCTCTTTCAAGCTGATACGGTTTTACATCATATCTTTCGTTTTCAAATTCATCTGCCCATATATCACGAAAGTAAACCATTTCAGAAAATACTTCTTTTATTTGTTTAGCATTACTTAGACAACTTGCGTTTAAATACCTTTGATTTAAAGTGTGTAATGCCAACTGATATGTAGTGACAATTGCAATATTTTCTTTACTTGCAAGTTGCAATAATTTTCTTGACTGCATTAAAAGTTGTTGCCACATTGAATTATCATCAATTTCATCTTCACTTTTAAATGTGTCATACATAACCAAGTTATAACCAAGTTTGCTGTACTTTCGGATATATTTTGTAATCTTATTCATATCATTATCAAACATCTTATAAAACTTGATTGTCTTATATTTTTCATTGGCTATATCCTTTGCTTTATTTAACATATCAAGTTGTTCTTGTGTAAAATTGCCCATTTTAATTTTTTTACGAGTAAGATCCCAATAATTTAATTCTTGCGTTAAAATATGAATCAATAATAAAATTTTGAAAGCCTCTGATTTTTGTTCGTTACTTATGACAATACATTTGATACCACTTTCACAAGCTGGTATTATCATATTTTCAAAAACGAAAGATGATTTTCCACCACCTGAATAAGAACTTAACATAAACAATTCAGATAAGGGAATTCCTAAAGTTAAATAATTTAATATTTTGCATATCTTTCCATAAGCAATTCCCATAGTTGAACCTTTATTACATTCGGCAATGAAATCATCATCTATTTCAAGAGTTTCAATATTCATATCATGACTTACATTTATCGCAACACTATTTAACTGATAATCAAAAAAATCATAAACATCTTGGCTTGTCATATTTTTGAATTTGTTTAAATTCTGCAAAATATTAAAACCTTTATCGTAATACTGTAACATTATATTTGCTTTAACAATTTTATCGTGATAAGCATCAATATTATCTGTATTTATCAAATTTTTCAAATCTTCAACTGTCCTGCATCCACCCATTTCATCAAATTTTGATTTTACATTTGGCTTGTCCTGTAAAAACGTAAATATTGATACAGAATCAAAAGATTTAAATCCTTGATTATACATTTGTTTTCCGAGAGAAAAGTAAAATATGCCATCATCCGTTAATATTGTTTCGTCACCATTTTCATTTATCTTGCCATAATCATCATATAAATCAGGCTCTTTCCACAAACAAAAAATAAAGGAAGCCTCAATACTTTCTCTGCCATTAGTTAACTCTGCTGGATACTTTTTTAAATCTATACTTCGTCATCTCCTAAAAATTTACTTATATCTTTTCTATCTTTTTGATTATTGTTATTATTAATATCTGCCATATCTCTTGCAGTGTCTATACATATAATTTTCATTTCACTGTTTTGCCTTGATTTTACACGTTTTTTATCTTCATATACTTGATTGATATTGTTATTTATAATTCCAAAAATATAGGCTATTTTAAGACTTTCATTTTCAAAATCCTTTTGCCTTAATGCCTTTTTAATTTTTTCATCTTGCTGTTCGATTGTTTCTAAAATAACTTCATTACTATAAAAGTTAAGTTCATTTAATTTACGAGTTAATATTGTATTAAACTTTTGACCTTTTTCATAGTTCAAAAATTCATAACAGATATGATCAACTATTTTTCTATATAAAGTTTTAGGTTTCTGAAATTCATCATAGACTTCTTGTGATTTATAATATTTATTCTTAATTTTAATGAATTCATCAGTATAACCTATTTCGCCTGTTATTGTACATTTACATTTTCTTCTCATATTAACACCCCCAAGGAAAGGTGGGTAATACCCACCTATTTTAATTACTGTTCTAAAAGTGCAACGATTTCGCAAAGAACATCAACAGGTAATTTTTCATCAGTAAATTTCTTACAATTGCTTTCGGCTAATTTTGCTTTTGCACTTGCTTTTACAGAATCTGATGCTTTAATGAATTTATCAGAAATAATGGCAAGATAATTTTGTCTTAAATCAATATTTGCGGTTTCATCATCGACTTCATGCTCTTTTTTTATTGCTATTTCTGCCTGTTTTTCATGCTGTTTTTCTTCTGCTTTTTTCATATTATTTAATTCACTTTCAGAAACAGGTTCTGTAATTGAGTTTTTAACACCATATTCAAAAGCTTCAAGAAATGCCTCTGGTGATAAATCAATCTTTTCAGGTAATACAGTAAATCTGCTACCCGCATCGATAAATGAATTACCTCTTAAATAAATAATTCTATGTTCACCGAGAATTTTACCGTCTACAATTTCTCTATCTATACCACCGACCATAACCATCTGTGCTGTATCGGCAATAGCAGAGTAAATATTGTCCTGAAGGTTATTTGTGATTTGTTCATACTTTTCACCACTGAATAAATCGGTTTTTTCCTTCAACTTTGTATGACACAGAATAAATACTGCTATACCAGCATTTCTTAAACGAGCCATTTGGTCATTTATAAGAAGTATTAATCTATCTTTGCCACGATTATAACCACCAAATGCATCATTCAATGATTTACAAGGAGTACCTTTTTCTTTCTTATGTAATCTGAAAACTTCTTTTGTAGCCACATCAACCATTGTGTCGAAAGTATCAAAGCAAATTCCCTTTATACCATAAGTTTTATTATTTTCGACTATATCATCAACAATCTGTTCAAAACCTCTGGTTTCTGTTTCCTCATCATAATCCTGTGACCAATCTGTTGCAACTTCAACTTGTAAATTATCGAGTGAATGATAACCTTCCTCATTTCCAAAGGATACAAGCAATCCCTTTGTTTCATCACCCCATGCCTTTTTAACAAGCTTTGACCACCATGTAGTTTTACCAAATTTTCTTGGTGCAAGAAACATATAATGCGGATAACTACATAAATCCACTTTAACCTTATTCAATTTAAATCCCATAATAAAATCCTTCTTTCTTTTTATAAGGTGGCAGATTGACTGCCACCATAATTTAATTTAATTTTAGAATAAATCAGAATCATCAACATCAGGCTTTTCTACTACTGTTTTTGTTTCAGGCTTGTCCTCTGCTTTTTTCATTACTTCCTCAAGATTTTCATCTTTGGTAGGAACAAAAATACTTTCTTCAAATTCTGACATTTTCATTTCTGAATCAATAATACCGTTTGCGAAATCACCTAAGAGTTTAGGATCGGCAAGTCTATATTCATTAATCTTTTCACCGACTATACTTCCTCTTGGCTTAAAATATTCAAGAGGATGAATATCAAGCTCAACCTGTTGTTTCTGTGCGGGAGTTAACATCGATTCATTAAATTCAACTTCTTCTGCACCACGAATTAAGCGAACATCCCATAACATATGAGCCATTGTTTTGTTTTTTATATCGATATAATTCATTTTATAGTCGAATAATTTTTTATGGCTTTCGTTATTTTCAAAGTCAAACTTAGAATAATTAAAAATAAGCTGTTGCGGAACGAATTTATTCTTTTCATCTTTATTTATGTACTGCTCGATAAAACCGTTTAAATAAATCTTTTTATTTTCTTTCTGCTCAGATTTATCAATGCTATCCTTGTTGTAATAGAAATCAAAAGTGAGCAACAATTTATTTTTCTGTTCTTTATCAACCGCATAAATATTCTGAAACTTGAATTTATCGTAATACTGATCCTTATACCATTCTTTGGCGAACTGTCCTATAACACAAACTTTGCCCTCATATTTCGGCAACCAATCTTTCAAAAAGACAAGAGCATCATACTGTGTAAGAAACTCTTTCCGACCACCAAAGTCTTCTCCAAGGTCTACTGTAAACTTTTTAAAACTTGCAATCTTTTTAAGCACATCTTCATCGAGCCTGTTTGCCCATTTTATTTCGATTTTTTCATTTTCAGTGTTCATAGATTGAATAACATCCTGAATACTATCAAATCCCTCAACAAAAGCCATATTGTTATCGCTTTCCTTGATACCGAAGTTTACACTTACCATTGCTTTTTTATTTTTGCCTGTCATTTCTTTAAAAAAAGGTCTTTTTGCATCCGTTTTCGGAATTAATATTGTTCCTGTAAAATTAAATCTTGCTGGTATACCCATTTGTTTTTCTCCTTTAAATTTTTAATATTTTTTAATTAATGTAATTATTGATAACATATTAAATCAGTAGTTGGTTTTAACCACCCCCTTTATGTAAATATTTATTTAATCCCAACCACAGCAACCGCAACAGTAATTATCATATTCTTCATTAGGACTATATTCAAAAAAAGGCAAATCCCATTTACTATCTACGGTTTTGCTACAGAAAGAACACTTTGCTTTTCTTCCCTCTAATCCCTCATTTCCTATACATAATTTTTCAATTTCTTCATGCTCTTTTTTCATTCCGATGCAAATACCACATACTGGTTTATTGTTGCTATCTATTGCATTTGAAACATGTCCACATTTCATAAGATAAGCCATTTTCAACTTCCTTTACTATTTGAGCCAAAAAATGTATTAAACAATATTAAAAGTCCAATAGATTGCCAGTATGTAATTGTGCCGAAATCGGTAATTTCAGGTATTATTCCATTCCATAACCAATATACAATCAATCCATTTATAAAAAATGCAAGAATAGTTCCAATAAAAGTAACAACACTGTCTGTAAGTTTATCATCTTTGTTTTCGTTATTTTTCATACGTTTTCCTTTCTTAATCGCCTTTATCTGATATATCATTATTAAATTGTCTATCATTTTCAAGAACACATTCATGACAGGGATGAGTTTCATCATTTCTAACAGCATCTGTACATTCCATACAGAAAATATTATTTGTATTGCAGTCACTGATAAAACCGATACAATAAGGACAAAGTAACTTACCACAGATTGAACATCTATAATCATTTAAATCTTCTTCAGCAATTTCTTCATCACTAATATCACAACCGCATACTTCACATTTTAAATTATCCATTGAATTACTCCTTCATCGTTATTTTTGCCATTATTACTTTGAACGTTTCAAGGTCAAAAAATATATGCTACATCCATTTACCAATAATCTTAGATACCATTGCAGTATATATTGAAATAATTATAATTACTATTACAAATATAATTATTGATAATCCTAATGATATCCATAACGGTGAAAGCACCCATAACCAAGACCAATTAATTACTCCAAAACATTTCAATGCAACAAAGATTATTTCTAATAACCACACAGCACCTGAACTAAAACCAAAAGTAACTTGGGCAGTATTTTTTTCCATTTTCTCACCTCTATTCTATAATTTCAAGTTCCATATAAATATCGCTTGGTACATCATCTTCCCAAATAATACTATTTTTTAAAATATAATTATTGTATGTACTTGCTGTTTTATTTGCTCTCATTTTAGCCTGTTCTGCCCAGCCCTGTTTTTCTTCCTTATCACTGTCTTTATACTGTTCGTATGTAAGTTTATCAGTTTCATATGATGAAATCATTGCTCTGCATGTATCTTCAACCTTTTTTAAAGTCTTATAATTTGTGGCATCATCGGCTTTCTGAATGTCATATGCTCTTTTATTCCAAACTGCTCTGCCTTGCGGAGTTGCAACATAAAATATTGTTGCTCCGATTACGATAACTAAGACTACAATTCCGATTATTTTATATGCTGTTTCACTCATTTTATTCACCTGTTCCTACTTCATATTTAATAACAGGATCGTCAATTTCAAAAGGAATATCAGAATATAAATATGTACCTGTCCACTCTATGTATCTTCCATCTGGTGTAAAGAAGAATATTCCGTCTTGCTGATCACCGTAACAACCGTCTATATCTGCCAACCATTCTGTATATGAACCATTATACTCTTCACTGATAGGTGTTAAATAATTCGTTAAGCTTGTAACTTTACCCTCAACAATAAATCTGCCTATAACCGCACCGTTGTCAGAAAACAATAATACATATCCTAAAGGCATATCTGCAATCGGACAAGGTAATGTTCTTGCCTTTTCTCTCTGTCCATTAACCCAATATGTTTTTCTGATTATATTATATCGTTCCAATGAATAATCAATATCGGTTGGTGTCGGTTGATTTGCTTGAAGGATATCTGCCATATTTTTAGTGTTTAATGTATCTTGATATGAGCCATCATCTAATAAGTCACACCCCATAAATGTTACCATTAATATGCCTACAATTAATACGCAAATGATTTTTTTAATAAGTTTCTTCATAATTTTTTTAATCTCCTTTAATTTATATGTTTTATTTTAATTTATTTATTAAGCCATCAAGAATAAGGTTTACTTGGTCAACATCATAAGGATCATAATCCAAAAGACCACAAGGACATTTACAATGATACAAATAGTCCTCTTTATTTCCTGTTAATATATTTTCTACTTTAATACTGATTTCACTTCCGTTAGGTTCAATAACATATCTAACATTTCCAAATAAAATTTCTAATCTTTTCATTTAAATATCCTCTTTCTTCTTATAACGTTTAATTACTTTAATCGTTGTGACTTAAAAATTTTTATGCAATAATGCTCTTATCTCTGCCAAAGACTGTTCCCTCAATAATTTACCATCTTCAAATATCGGTTCAAGTAAATTATCCGTTGCTTTATCATATTCTTCCTGTGACAAGCCATCCCTATAAAGAATATCATCACCGTTACGGTATACACAAACTTTTCCTGTTGCAGATTTCTTAAAACCTGAATCGGTAATCGGATCTTTGTAAAGATTCTTTTCTTCACTACCGAATATTCCGTATGTTGATTTTAAAGCAAAGCCAAAAGTATCCCTTGTATTATACTGATATGTATAAGAACCGATACCATATACCATATTGGTAGATGCAAAACCTTTTGCTTTTAATCTATCACAAATTTCTTTACATCTGTCTAATGTAATTGCATCACCGTAGATACAGCCGATATGTGTATCAAGCTGTTTATATCCCTGTGCAGTAATTGTTCCACCGAAAATTTCCCAAAGGATTTCAATAACACCTTTTTGTTCAGATTTCAATTTAATTTCATTACATCTTGCAAGATTATATGTATAAATATAATAATACTGTTTATCATATCTGTTCCAATCAACATCAAATACAATTTCATAATTAATATTATTGAATTTAAATACCCCGCTAACTTCACTTTTACCACATTCACCATGTGGAGTATTGGTTCTTAATTCATCAATTAGAGTTTCTTCCATCCATTTTTTACAATCATCAAGAGTTTTTATGTAATTCTCTTTGTCTAAATCATATATCTGGACAGTACCGCAAACAATATCCACAGGATTACCTGAGTCTGGTCTTATAACTATTCTACCGTCACGATTTATAATTTCAGGCTTTAATTTACCTATAACATCATACAATACACTCCATAAATCCCAAGTATCTGAAACTATAGAGGCAAAACCTTTCGGATATACTTCCGTAATTATATGGCGATAAGATTCCAATTCATTTCTGCCATATGCACACATAACCGAATGTTCTGTTGCGGGAATTGAACAGCCTACAAGTTCTTTTTCAATGTTTGCATTGTAATAATTCTCATGATATAAAATAGCGGGAATTGTATCTGTACCAACAAATGATGTTAAGTGACCAGCACCACTTGATACTGCACTTTCTACTCCACCCATGCCTCTAAAAGAAAAATCATGTCCTTGGAATTTAACACCGCTTAAATCACCATTGGTTTCATTTGCATAATCATTAAGCATTTTCCGATACTTATATGCAATAGTAGCAGAAGTAGTTGGTTGCCATAAACAACTCGACATTAAAGTTTCCAGATAATTTGTCAGCCAGAAGAATTCAGGTTTCGTGTTTTCAATCGTTAACATGGGAGTTCTTATGTTTACTCTCGTACCTTCCTTAACAGCACTTATTTTAATAGGAAGATAACCTAACTTATGTAATGCCTCAAGGTGACTTGCATCAGGATCAGGATCGTTTAAGGTATATTTAATTGCTCTTTTGTATTCATTGATTACATCTTCCAAAGGTCTTTTGAAGAAATTTTCATCAAAATAGTTAATTAAATAGTTTTTAATAAATCCCTGAAATCCAAAAGCTACTATCTTGTCCACACCTTTTATTCTGGTCATTCTTGGTGTCCATGTGCTATAAATTTTCTCCGTATTTGCTGGATACTGCTTTCTATGTGATATCTTATAAAAATCACACAGCAAAGTTGCGGGTAATTTCAAATTTTCTTTCATTATTTTTGCTCTCCTTTTAAGTTTTTTATTAAATTTAATGTATACGATAAACAGTCATAAGCCGACTGCAAACCAGCTCTGTCATCCAAAAAAATGTTATAATATATTTTTCTGCCTCCATACGATATGTAATCCATATTTTCGTTTATCTTATCGTAAGGCAAACCAATTTCATTAAGATAATTTATAATAAAAGGTTCATCTATTTTTTCACGACAAGTAAATACAATAAAATTTGCTCCATATTTTTTACATTCTTTTAAAAGATTTATTACTTCATCAAATTTATGCCCTTTTCCATGAAAATCATAAATCGTTTCATCGAAGTCATATGCAATTATAATTCTACCGTATTTTGCCCATTCTTGATAAAGTCGATTTATAACATTTCTATTTTTTAAGTAAAAGTCCAAATGAGAATCTTTTTCAATATATTTAATAATTTTGTCTGCCATAGAACTCATTCCGACCATTCTACCTTCTAAATATCCATCTTTCCAATTTTCACCATCTACAAGTTTTAACATCTCTTTTTTATGATCTTCATAAGCTGTTTCTTCTAATTCTCTAATATAATATTTAAGGTTCTCTGTTTCAATCATTTTATTATTACCTTCCTCTAAAAGAGTGCATCATATTCATTGTACTTATAGCACCAGCGGTACTAATATTATTTAATGTATTAATTGTATGAAGTGTATGCAAATGATTCGTTCTGTTGTTACAATTTGAAATATATTCATTTCGTATTTGTTGTCTTTGACACCTTTTATATTTTTTAAAATTCTTCTTTTTACAATTTCCGCATTTTATACTTTCATATATTAATTCATATATTAATAAGAAAACAAAGAAGATAAAAAGTATAACCAAAAAAACAAGTAAACCTGTCAAGAAAATATCCATTTAATTTAATCTCCAATTATTATTATTTTTTCATGTGAATCATTAAACATGTTGTTTGCTGTATAAACTTTTTTTATCAAATTGCTTTTTAATATTTCGCCATTAAATATTGTATTTTCACAATGAGATACATAAAGAAAAATATCTTTTGCTCCTTGGTCTTTAAGTAATTGGGCAGATGCCATAAATGTACCACCTTTTGCACAAAGGTCATCAATTATCAATATATTTTTATCCTTTATGTCAGGACAATTTTCAAGTTCAAAACCGATTATTTTACCTGTATTTAAATCTCTCTTTTTGTTTGCATTAAAATAAGGTACAGAAAGTTGAAACATTTCCGAATATCTTGACATTGCACCCTTATCAGGATAAAGAACATAATCAATTTTTTCAGCTTTAAAAACATTACTAACGTAATATATAGGAGTTAATTCATATACATTATTAATTAATTCTTTAGTAACTTTTGAATGAACATCAAAAACTAATACTGAATCAAAATCCATTGAATTTATAATATTTGCAAAATATTTTAAGCTGAACATATAACCGTCTATCTTTCGATCCATACGTGAATACGGAACATACTTCATCATTAAATATTTAAATTTATTTGGATATACATCATCAAGATATTGCTTGACCATCTGTAACACCATTAAATCGATATCGGTTTCATACTTTAATTCAACCATTATTTCTGAAAATGATTCAGGTATAATCTCTTTATATATCCTTTCATTATTCGGGTAGCACTCATTTCCTATTATTTTACCATTTATGTATACTGCCATTCTTTTAACTTCCCTCTTTCTTTTTAATTATCTTTAATTTTGGTATTTTTCTAATGCTTTATATTTTTCTTTTATTTTAATAACATCGATTATATTTAAAAGATTACATCTTTCATCAATTGTAAATTCTAAAGCTAAAAATCCATTAGACAAACCTATCATCCAAGTTTCTACCTTTTCAAATTCCGCATTTAAATATTCTGTGGGCATTGAATTTTTATCTTCATAACTACAACTATAAAATATATCTGGATTGTTTTTATTCCTAAGTCTAATCCAATCATCTGAAAGCATTTTAGTTCCTTCAGGGAAAAGAGGATGAGAAACTAAATCTTTGTTATCTTCAATCTCTTTTAATTTTTCTGTTATTGTCAATATAACTCACTCCTTATTAATGTAATGTCGAAACCATATAGTTTCAAAATATTTATTAATTACAGTTTTTATCATAAACTATTCCTTACCTTGATGTATTATTATTTTCGGCATTGTTTGAGGAATAATAAGAAATCAAATCCATTGCCATATTAGCTAACGTATCGGCTTGAACATTTCCCTCACAGTCAGCATGTCCAATACATTTTACAAATTCAATATTTTTAAATTGATCTTTTAAATCGATAAGTTCTTGCCAAAGTTCTTTGTTTAATACAGGTTCTTTATTACTGGTTTTCCACCCATTTTTAATCCAACCCAATGTCCATTTGTTCATACCATTAATAACATACTGACTATCCATAACAACTTTTACTGGTATATCTTTTCTCTTGATACTTTCTAAACCTTTGATACAAGCAGTGAGTTCCATTACATTATTTGTGGTATTTAAAGCATTTCCGTTTATCTCTTTTGTTAAATTATTATATTTGAGAAGAACACCCCAGCCACCGATATTTGTTTTACTCTGATTTCCTCTGCATCCGCCATCAGCATATATGTAAATTGGTTCTACATTCATAATTTCACCCCTGACTAATTGAATATATTAAGTCTTGAACATATTCAAAAATTATTATTTCAGGTAAAGTATAACATGTCACAATAGTATATACTTGTATTCCTATTAAAACAAAGCTAAAGATAGAAAACGCACTTGATATAATAACAAACAATATATCACTCTCACTAAAATCATTATATTTTTTGCTAAAAAGTCTTTTTATGCTAATAAATAAAAACACAAGACTTAATAAAAGTAAGAGAATACTGATTATAATCCAAACCCAGCTTGTAGCAATTTTAAAGTTTATTATTTTAGTTCCAAGTTCTTCTATGTAGGGCATTACGTTTTGAGAAGACCAATCAAATGCTATACCGAATTTTTCCGATAACTTATCTATGACCTGAATGATACCATTAGTTATTTCCACTTTTATTCCTCTCTTTCATTATCTTTTATTATTTTAAAAGAACCTTGCATTAATTTAAGAAGTTCTTTATCTATATAATTTACACTATCACTATTAATTTTGGCATTAATACTTTTTGTTATTGCTTCAATCGATTTATCTATCTTTTCTTTTACTTCAGGAAGATTAGCAACTTCTTTAATTTCAGAAACAGCTTTATTAATAATTTCACCCCTGATTGAATCTTTTAAAATTTCTTTAGCGATAAGCTTATAAAAGACTTCATCATCTTCAACATCAATTATTATTTTCATTCAAACATCTCCTTTTACTTTTCAATAATAGTATATATTTTGCCATCTTGATTAATAATTTCATATTTTCTGTTAAATTCATTAAAATTAATATTATCATCGATAGTTACTTTATATATGAATTTATCTGTCTTTATATTTTGTTTTTGAGAACCGATTGCTATTAACATAACAAAAATTAATGATATAGTAAAAATGATAATTGAACAAAGTTCTTCATCATGAAATAAACAAATTCCTATAATAAATGTAATTATACATAACATAACTAATAAAAAAATTTCTAATTCAGGGAAAAGTGTACTATTTATTATCTGAACTTGCTGACTTAAAATTTCAATACCTTCCAAAATATAAAACCTACCTTTCTAATAAATAAATACTTGTTGCAACAAGAAGACAATCACCTGTATATGTTGCATATTGTGAATCTACTTTATAGCATTGTGGTTTATATTCATAACCACCACTCATATTAGAGCCTTCTTCATCATAAACAGGCAGACATACCCATTTTTCATCTTTTGAAAAAGTTAATCCATCAATTGAAACCCCATTAAGTGACCAGCCATTTCTACCTATTAAAATATCTTTATTTTTATGATCAATTTTTTGTTCATCTAATCTATGTAGAACATCTTTATAAATCCATTCCATTTGATTTACTTCCCTCTTTTGGATTAACTACGATTAAATCTCCTGTAAAGAACAGCCATTTAGGATCGGTGGTATCTTCTTTTAGACAGACAATACTTGGTTTTTCCCTATGTTTTTCATCATATACAAGAGTAAATATTTCATCTTTATGAGCTTCAGTCCAAGCTTTATATTTCTCCGATAATTTATCATAGTCAGGATGATTTCTAATTACATCTAAATTCAACTTGACTTTAGAAAACTCATCTAAATAAGGTGATATTTGTAAAAGTTCCTTATAAGCTATCATTTTTCTAATTTCTTCATTAGATAAACCTTTCTTCTTTAATTGAGTTGTATAATTTCTTTTTTGTTCTCTGTTCATATTTTATCAACCTTTCTTTACACATTGTTTTATTACTTATGACCTCATAAACTCTTTAATAATAATAAATAATCATAAAATTACTTATTATATATTGGTTATACATTATAATTACTTGTTACGTTTATAATCTAAAAATAAAGGGGAAATCCCCAATATTTTTAATGTATTATAATTTAAATGTTTTCTTCCACTGTTGATAATCGTTCATAAAAGCTTTAACTTGACTTGCATTTGGTTCACTATCATGGAAACCTTCTTCGATTAGAATGTCTTTATATTCAATACGATCTGCCCTACGTTCTTTTTCGTAAATTCGATAATACATACCTGAACGATATACACTCGTAATTGTTAGTTCTTTTGCCCAATCCGTTAGATATATCATTCTACTTACTTTACGGAAATTAGTTGATACAGTCATACGAATTAGATAAGGTGTATTCTCTAAGTCTTTTGTATAACTACTACGAATATCACTTTCAATTTCAATAGTTTTCATTTGAAGTGCTTTTTTAAATGTATGAACTGATTGTGGATAAATTTTATATGTTTTAAAATCAAAATTAACAACACCATGTATTAAATCAATATCATCTTTTTTAACATTTACCACATCTTGTATTCCACTAAATGCTAACCACAAAGCTGTACATGCCATTATATCAATTGTATCTACATTGGGATTATAACCATACTTATCGAGATGCTCTTGAAAATGTTCTGGTGAACTAATGAGTTCATTCTTATGAGTTTCCATAAATTTAATTTTTGTGCTATCAACATCTTCAAGAAAGTTAGAGATATTACGGTCAACAAGTTGATTTAAAATACACCAATCAAGATATTTCCGAAGTAGGATAATCATTGAATTTACAGAGTTGGTTGTTTTCCCACCACATTGTGCAATAACTGAAACAGCTTTTTCTCTGGTAAATTGTGAAAAATCTTTACCACTGTTTTTCTCAAACATTTCGATTGAGTTGAAAATTCTTATGAGTCTGTCTTTTGTCATTTGTACTTCGGTGAAATCTTCAAGAAATTTTTCTTTTTGTTTTGAGTTATACATTTAATCCCCTCCGTCTATTAATATTATTTTCAACATTGATATTATAGCATGTACGAAACATTTTGTCAACTGTTTACAATATTGATTAACAAATAATTTACATATCTGCTATATATGTATTTTTTGTTCATAGAGATGTGTGAATTTTTTCAATTCGCTTTGTGTTGGTAAAATTTTATAACATTTACTTTCATAATCATTTTCATGCGGAGAATTATAGAATTCATCAGATTTTTCAAATATTTCTAAATAAAATGTTTTATCATATTCACTGATTTCATTGCATGTTGCTTTTATAATACTTTCCCTTTCTGATTGCATCCAAATAGCTGGTTTTATTTGAACTTCAATAAATATGATTAAATTTTCATTTACTCTACGAATTAGAAATGATAATTTAACATCATCTTTATTATAAAACACCCACTCTTTTTCTTCAGCAATATCAATACATAAAGATTCAAGTAAAACAGTTGTTTCATAGCAATTATTATTAATAATTAAAAGTCCGTTTTCACCTAATATTATGTCTGTTTCCTTAATCATATCCCAATCGACAGGTATACTCATTAATATATTATCGTGTCTAATTTTCATTCTTAGATACCTCATTTATAAATTATGTAGTAAACTATGCTTGAATTTAAATATTACTTTAATCGTATTTTCCAAGCATAATTTGTGGATTCGCTAACAAAATGCTACAATGTCTTTAAATTGTGATGTATTCTGAACACCTTTGTTATAAGCCATTATTGTTATAGGATTCTGAAATGCCATTGCATATGCTATTTTCAATAACTGGTCTTCTGTTAAATGCCCTACACATTCTTCAATTTCATTCTGAGTTAAAGTATCTCTGTTTTCTATCATAACTGTTGAGTCTGCTGTAGTACCAGCAATTTCACCCGCTATGTAGTTTACATGTGATGGAGAAGGTTTGCCCCATCTTTTTGAGGTTATCGGGAAAGCTTCAACTACATCAGAAAAATAATTAAACTTGTTGTTAGAAATTATAACGTACAAATGTCTTCCCACATATTTTCTGTTTCCGTTAGAACCTTCTCTCTCTACCGTTGCCCAAACTACATCACCAATTTTGTATGATGTTTTTTTTCTTATGTTGTTATTCAAGGGGTATACCCCTCCTTTCAATTATCTAACGTTTAAAGTAATAATATTATACTACCTTTATCTCTTTTTGTCAATAGGTTTTTTTACTTTATTTTGTGAATTTTCTGTTACAGAAAACCAATTCAATCGAATTTCTTTATTATATTCCAACAAATTTATTATTTCAATAGGTGACATTTGTGCTTTAATCGGCATAATATCATTGTTTCTACGTTTATAATAATAATTGTTTTCATTTCTTTTATTATTAAAAGCATTACATTCTATGGAAAATGAAAGATCACAATTATAATTATTGCTCCTTTCTATTTTAATATCAACTACATTATCACTGTCTGTGTCAGAAACATTCATACCATTTTTCTTTGCCAATTCAAGAACAGTATGTAAATCATTCTTATCTATTTTACTTGTAATGATAGGAATGAGCCATGAGTTTTTATAATTAAATTTATCGGTTAATTTTAATAAATCCATTGTAATAGGAAATTGAGTTAAAATTTTATCGTTTTCATATATGTTCATATCTTATATAAGCAGATGTTCTGCTTTTCCTTCTTTCTCTCTCTATAATTTAATAATCAGTAACACATTTTGTGATATTATTATAAGACAAATATCACAGTTTGTCAAGTGTCAAATTTTGATTGTCGATTTTATTTAACCATAAATATTTTAATGCTTTATTATACTAAAATATTTTGATGTTTTAGTGATGAATTAATTAATTAAATCCCAATATTTCTCTACAATCGGTTTTGCATCAGTATACTGAGGATATCCATATAAATCTTCACTTATTGCTGAGTTTAAACAATTTTGAATAATAGCTGTTACATATTTTTTTGTATATTTTATTCTTTTAAACTGCACAATAAAAGCTTTTATATTTTCTTCTCCGACAGTTGTATTATGCTCTTTTAAATACATATCGCTTTTAATAGGATTTTTTGGGTTCTCATCCAATTCTCTTACTTTTTGTATTAATTTCTTTTTTTTATATTTGTTATGAAAGAAACAACCAATAGCTACAAAGATCCAAAAATAAGCGATAAATATTGTTAATGCCATAAACTTTCCCCCTTATTATTGAATTTTAATTATCAGAAGATATGTTTCAAATCATGTGGTATCATTTTTAAATATTAAACATTCAATTCTCATCTTTATTTCCTCTCTTTAAGTTTCTTTAATTCTTTATTATAAGAAGCTTGTAAATTATTCATAAATTTTACATCTATTTCATTGTAGTTTCCAGTATCACCCTCTATTTCATCTGCAAAGGATACATCACTTGCAATAAAACTATCCAAACATTTGTCTTCAATAACATCTTTATTAAAAATATCTTTCGCTGTTTTGTTTTTTTCAGTGTTATTCATAATGCTAATTCCTTTTCAAGAAGAATTTATTTTATATTATCTTTCTTGTTCTAATAACCGTCTAACTTTATTAATTTCTTCGTCTGAATGGACTGTACCACCCGCATTGAATTCGATATACCATTGAAGAACTTCTTTCCTTGTTTGAAGATCATTTATATTAATTTTCATAACATTCAAAAAATCAGGCTTGTCTTCATATTCATTGAAATAATAACCAAGCACTTTAATTTCATTATTAATAAATCTTTTCATAGCAGTAATTCTTTGAAGTCCATCAACACAGACAAATTCTTTATATGGATTATTTTTATGCCTATATGTCCAATTGGGATGATTTAAATAAACTATTCTTGATGTATTACCACCTTTCAAAATGAATTCAACAAATTTTATTTGTTGATTTTCAATCCAAATATTACCTCTTTGAAAATCTGGATTTAAAATTAATCCATCATCTTTTTCCATCCTTTCTATCGATTTTACAAAATCAACTATATCATAATCACCTTGCCATGATCCATATTTCGTAAACTGTGGAATATCAAAAAATTTCATATGTATTTCCTTTCTTTAATCTTCATATGCATTTTTATCTTTCCAAACCCAAAAACAAGTATCAATATCATTTTGTTCATTGAATTTTGTAAAAGGTATAGTTAGAAAGAAAAACTTATTGTAACCATCTATTGTTTTATCTGAATTTTCCCAAGTACCACTGATAAAACTATTAATTTTATTTTCTTTCAGATATTCTTTAAAACTTTCAATATTTTCAAGATGTTCTTCTTTTGATTTTGCATTAATTATAATAAATTCAAAGCTAAGACCACTAACTGTAGTCCTTTTAAGTAAATGGTTTGTCATGTCCTGTTCTTCTTTTTGAGTTATTACCTGTATTAATTTTGCATCCATAATGTGTTTATTCTCCTTTTTCAATTATATTTTTAATCTGCCTGAGCTGATTTAATGATAATTGAGAATCACTACCATATTCAGAGAAATGTTTCTTAATGAAATCTATAAGATTATGAGATTCAATTTCTATATTGAGAGCTTCTTTGTTTAAATATAATTTCCATTCAGGAGAAAACTGACCACTTCTTTCACGAAAATTATCTTCAATATTAAATTGTATTGAACAATGAGGCTCTCCAAAAGTTGTCGTAATGTATTTTCTACCAATATCTACTACAGTTACCTCTTTCAAAAGGTCATCAAATCGGCTTTTTTGATATCCAATATATTTTATATATACAACTTGTCCTTTTTTGAAATCACTTTTAACCATTGCATTACCAACTTTCATTCATCATTATCATATAATTTACTTATCGTATCGTTCCATTGAAAAAGATTGGTATCTTTTTGCTGTATTGAAATATCTATATTTTCGTATATAATCTCTCTGATTCTTATAAGCTGATTATATGATAAATTAGCGGAATTTTCATTAAAATTAAAAAATGGCTTAATATCATTTATAATTTTTTCATTTTCAGTTACATAATTAGATTCGATATCTTCCTTATGTAAATATAATTTCCATTCGTATGCATATTTGCAAACCTGATGGAATTCATTTTTAATATCAAATTGAATATTATTTAAATATTCTCTATAATCTACAGTTAAATAATTAACTCCAATACTTTTGACTGTAACTTCTATTACCATATTTGGATTTACGGAAGCTATATAAACCGTTTGACTTTTCTTAAAATCACTTTTTTCTATTTTAGACACCAACTTTCTAAATTCATCTTACATCTATATTTTTTTATATTAACCTCATATTATGTTTAGCCTGATATTCTGCCCAACAATCCATGAAAGCATTTGAATTATCTTTCAATAACCGTTTGTATTTTCTATATTTCTTTTTCAATTCTTTCATTTCTTCGTATACATCTTCATTGACATAACTCCAAATATCAAAATAAATTGTATCGAATTTAGTTCCCTTTGGAAATTCATGCGTAAAACAATCACTTTCTATTATTTTAACTTTTTCATTTAAAGGGAGTTGGTTTCCGACCAATTCAATTACTTCTTTATATTTTTCCAATATTGTTATTGATTTTACATCAAATTTATCTTGAATTGCTAATACAATTAAGCCTAACCCTAACCCAGCGATCAGCACATCACCGTTGGCATTGTATACAAAATTGCTATTTGTTCTTGTTTCCATAGGTGTATTTGACATTACACATTCATCATTATATGTAAGCCTAATATAATTTCCATAAGGAATTGTATCCATAATAAATCGGTTTTCTTTTGTTACGGTGAATTTTTCTAATTTAAATTTGCCTACTTGCCCTTCTTTTAGAATTTCATGCATTTCTTTATATAAACCTATATGAATCACTCCTATTCATTTTTTAAAATATTTTCTCGGTTTTCAATATTCTCTTTGAGTTCACCTTTTAAATATAATTCCTGTTTATATTGTCTTAATTTTCTAACAGATTCCGTTAATTTTTTTCTGTCAGAATATTCTTGCCAGTGTTCCTTTTGCCTTATTCTTCTTTTTTCGGCTATTTCAGGATTGACTATTATTTGAATTAATGTTCTGCTAACACCAAATTGTTTTGCTAAAATTCTTGTTCCGACTTTTTGCGTTTTATATATTTCTCTGATTTCATGTTTTTGTTCATCTGTTAGTTTTTTTCGTCTATCTTGTAGACCTGTTAATTTAATTTTCTCACTTTTATATGGCACTAATTCCTCTCCTATTATAATTATTAATATTTTATATTCAAATTATCATATTGCTCATCGGTTATAGAAATTACATCAAGAATTTTAACTTCTGTTGTAGTTCCTGATATAAATCTTTTTTGTCCTTTTTTCCAAGAATAATTATCACTTGATAACCACCATAAATTTTTCTTTGATTTTGTATATTGAGCCAATATTAGATAATGTTCCATTTCTTTTTCCTCTCAATCTTAAAATACCCATTGTTCTCTGTCAATCATTAAATGAAATTCATTTCTACTGATATGTGCATTTTTAATTGCAAGTTCCTGATATTCTTTTGGTATATCTTTTAATTTATATCCTTTTTGAACTTTGCCTGTATTATCTTCAAAAATAATAATCATATTTTGATTTAAAAACGGTAATATTTCATTTACTTTCATTTTATCATTCATATCATTTTTAATTTCTAACATATATAGCCTTTCTGTGGGATTTAACCAATTCTTTTTTAGGAACTAATTCATTTTGCCATTGCAATAATATTTTTAAATTTTCTATATTCAACAAAGGGATCAATTCATTTATTTTCAAAGAATTAACTAAATTTCTTTTTTCTATTGATTCTAAAATTTTTGGAGTTATTTTGTATAGACGAATACCACAATATTTATCAGTGGTAATAAATGTACCATCTGAATTAAATTTAATTCCACCTAATAAAATAATTCTTCCAGTAGGAGAAATTTTTTCAATTTCATTAATTTCATATTTAGCTTTTTCCCATGGTTTAGAAACATTAACAGCTACTTTATCACCTACCTTTAATTCTTTTAACCAGTCATTATATAACATTATAAGTTTCCTTTCTGGCTTTTAGTTAATTTTATCAACCAATACTCTAAAATGAAAGCATTGAATATTCCAACCACCCGCAGAAATCGTGTTGACTTTTGCAGAGCCTTTTTCACCGATAACAATTCCATTGATTTCACCGTTGCCACCGATTGTTAAACCTTTAGCATCCGTAATAACACCTGTGATATCTTTAACACGTTCAAGGAATAATTTGCGTTTATTATTTTTTTCTTTTTCCATTTCGTTTTCAATTTTAATATTTCTTTCTTCATCAGGAAGACCATATAAGCTTTGAGTTAACTCTGAATACATAGAAAATTGTAATCTTTTAGATTGTTTATCAAGTCTTAATTCTTTTTCCTTTTCAATATAATCAGGAAGTTTTGTGTGAGCATATGAATGATATTTTTTATCTTCTTTCCATTTTTTAAATTCATTAAGTCTGTTTTTATAACCATCATAAAATTCAACATATCTTATATATTCTTGCTTATGCCATTCTATGGCTCTGATTTTCCATGCCGACAGAAATTCCTCTACGATTGGGATCTTTTCAATGCTTTCTTCAATTTTTTGTTTTTCAAGGTATTTAGCAAGGGAAGTTTTATATTCTTCCAGATCTCTATTAGCATATTTTAAATCATCTTTATCATAATAATACGGATTTTTACCTGTTGAAAGAGCCTGTTTAATTCTTTCAATTTTCTTTTCGGTTTTTTCAATTGATTTCATCGCACCTTCAATTCTTTTTTCAATAAAAGACAAAATACATCCCCCTTTAAATCTATTATAGTTTTTCATTCGTTTAAATACATTTCTACATATCATTTTACCATATTTTGATTATAGCATGTTTTATCAAAATTATCAATATTATATTTTATTTTTTATATTACGTAATACAGTATATACGAACTTCAATTTATCATTGTACGAAATATAGTTATTTGTTTATCCAAGATTAAAATTGCAATTCTAACAAATTGTTTAATTAATATATCATATATATGTGTATAATTTGTGTATATTTTACATGTTATTTTATACCAGTTATTTAATTCTAAACATTATGACCAATAAAAGGGATTTGCCCCACTTTTTTCCCTTATATCCATTAATACACATGTTATAAAATTACAGTTTAAACAAGGCATGGTAATTTATTGTTTATTATTGGAATAAATAGTATTCTTACCGTATTTAATGCTGACAATATCATTAGCTTTATAATCATAATGACCAAAATATTTTTTATAATTATATCTGTCTTGTGCTGTTATATCAAGAGAACTATAATAACTGTTGTTTCTTTTTAAGGTATCTGCTTCAGTTTTAAATGTAAATTCCCTGTTATTTACATTTATTGTAACGTTAACTGTTTTGGCTTCACTTTTTGTAACTGCCGAAGCAATTTTTCTTCTTAAATGAACTATATTATTGTTATCTTCCAATATTTCATTAATTTTTTCTTGTATCAAGTCTTTTCTTTTGAAAACTTCTGAAATCATTAATTTATTATCTTCATTTTTTAAATATTCATTGGATAACTTTTCAATAGTTTTGTCAGGATCAACAATAAAATTAATTATTGTATCTGTACTAAATTCAGCATGTTGAATTTTTAAACTATAATTAACTTTATTATTTCCCGCAAATACTTCTCTTTCAGCTTTTTCCGCTATATCATATTTACATTCATCTGTATCAATAAATGCCCTGACAATATTCATTTTAGAGATTTTGTCATTTATAGTATATTGAAGGTTTTTCGATAAATCAGCTTTTATTGATGATAAGTATATTCTTGAAGAATAATCACAGTTAAGTAAATCTGCACACTCAAATTTCATATCATAAACCTTATCATTAATTATCATTCCTTGATATCTTAAATGACTTTCAAGAATTAAATTTTCATGATAAAAATTTTCACCATATAAAATTTGAACATCATTATTATAATGTGCCTTTACAAAATGATAGTGTTGGAAATACGATGACTTTTCAATTGTACAATAAAATTCTATGCTGTTTTTATCTTTCAACCAGTTTCCGAAATCTTCTTTATTCATTTTAATCTCCTTTTTTCATGTTAATATTATAATTTATTTCAACGTACCCTGAGTGTCCTGTTTTATGATTTACATAAATCAATTCCTAAGATTTTTATTGTCGGAACGAAAATACCGATTACTTCAAAATCTTTTCTTAATAACCATTCCGCATCATTTGACCAATATTTTTCATTTGAACGCATAAGCTGACAGAAAGCATAATTTATATTATTGGAGTCTTTAGATGATGAAAAATCATATCCGTCAATAATACCGAATTTGTTTTTATATTTAACAATAGTACCCCTTGGAATTGATATTTTCTCTGCGGATTCTTCACTGATATCATAACTGCCATCACATTCTTCGCATGTTGTACAATATCCTAATTCATCTAAACTCCATCCGTTTAACTCTTGTGTGTGACCGCAGTCTAAACATTCAACAGTAACCGTATTATTTAAGTTTTCATTAACTACAATAAATTCAACTTTATCTCTATCTAAATCAATATATAATATGTCTAAATCCTCATTATCTTCACAGTTATTTCCACAACCACAGACAGAACAATAAAAGTCACCGTTTCCATCTGCATTTTTCAATTCATCAACGAGAATATCACTGTATGCCTCTTTACATTCAGTACAAATACATACCCATATTCCATGTTCATCATCACACCAGTCATCAAACAGAATATTTTTATACCTTAAATACTTCATATAGCTAACTCCTTATCGAATATCATTTGTGGATTTTCTTTATGCAATATTGCATTAGAAGTTATAATGCACTTTTTAATGCTTTCGTTTAAAGTAACATCATAAATTGCTTTCGTTATAATATCTTCTATTATTGTACGAAGACCTCTTGCTCCAGTTTCCGTTGATATTGCGATATTTGCAATTGTTTCCAACGCATCTTTGGTAAATTCAAGTTCAACATTATCCATGTTGAATAATTTTTGATATTGTTTTACAAGAGCATTTTTAGGCTCGGTCAGGATCTTAATCAGGTCATTAATGCTTAACGAATGAAGATTAACAATGACAGGAATTCTGCCGACCAATTCAGGCATTAAACCATATTTTATTATATCTGTTGATTTAACCTTATTTTTTATCGGTGACTTTATTTCAAAATCATTCGTGTTATTAAATCCGACTTTACGAAAAGATGATGTATCAAGAATATTTTCAATGCCTGTAAAAGCACCACCGCATATAAATAAGACATTCTTTGTATTAAATGTGAAATTATCTTTCTTAAAATTAAAGCTTGATTCCTTGCCCTCTAACAGTTTCAGAAAGCATGATTGTACTTCCGATGCAATAGCACCATCTTTTCTGATTATTGAAGGATTATTTTCGGTATTGGCTATTTTATCAATTTCATCAATAAATACAATACCACGTTCTGCCCTTTCATGATCTCCACAAGATTTATTTAATAAATCTATTAAAATATCTTCTGTTGACCTTCCGACAATTCCTGTTGGAGTAAAATCTGTGGCATCAACACCAACAAAGGGAACATCCAGTATTTTAGCAAGTGTTTCAACAAGAAGTGTTTTACCGCTACCTGACTTGCCAACTAACAATACATTGCTTTTTTGTAATTCAACATCCCCTTCGGTTTGGTTTATTCTTTTATAATGGTTATAAGCTGATACCGCTAATGTTATCTTTGCATCTTCTTGACCGATAACATATTCATCTAATTTTTTCTTAATCTCAAAAGGTTTGAGAATTTCTTTTTTATTTTTGTTGTTCTGAATTTTTGTGTTTTCATTGACTAAAACTCTGATTGCTTCACAATAAATATCAGACATTTTTAATCCATTTTCTAAAACAATATCTGATTTTGGATAGATACTTTTATTATCAACTGTCACTATTTCAATCCCCTTTCTTTTTATATAACAATTATTTTTACGATTTCCTTACAAGACAAATTATAGAAGCTCATATTTCAGAACTTCTATATATCCATATTTTAAACAATTATTTATTTCTGTAACATCTTGATTTTCAATTTTGCTATTTGATTTTTTATATTCCATATTTCCAAATTCAATTTCTTTGGATATTAAACTTTTTAGCTTTTGTAAATTATCAGTAGATGCAATCAATTTCATACTATTATGAGTTTTCCATTTGTTACAACTAAAGAGAAGATATGTATTTTCTTTATTTTCATCTTCATTATCCAAGCCAATCACACCTTTAAATTAAATTTTTCCAGACCAACATCTTCAAGATAATCTTGAAATGCATCATATAATGATTTCGATTTATCGGTATAAAGAGGATGTGTTTTAAAATCATTAATTATTTTTATACTTAAATCAAAAACTTCATCACATACCATTTCTTTCTTTTCAAATACTCGGCAAAAATCATATCCCATAACTAAAAGTAAATATGCCTCTTCCTCAGAAAAGGATTTGTTACTGTTTTTTATATTATTAACATCAACCATTGTTTTTCTCCTTTTATGTTTTAACTTTTTCTCATCATATAATAACTGAAACCATCTTCAGGTACTTCTTTAATATCGAAATTACCTGATGAATCTCCACCGCTTTTTTTCCAAGCTTTTTCTTCTGCCTGTTTAATTTCATCTGCCATAACGACACCTACGGTAGTTGCTGTGAGTTCTCCTGTTCTCCTGTGAAAATGATTTAAACTATAAAAATAAGGTTTCATTTGTTTATATCTCCTTTATATTATTCAGGTACTCCACATCCATCTTTAAAGACTGCTCCGCTAATTCTAAACCATTTTGACATATGATCATAATCTTCGTCAGGAATAAAATTCACACCTTCAATATAATATTTTTCAGTTTTAGGAAAATTTCGTTTTAACTCTTTTATCATATCGTCATTTGTTTTAATTGGCTTTTCTGTTTTTAAATAAAATGTATATTCTTTATTATGGTCGGTTTTTTCATTTTCTTCTCCATAATAATAAAACCATATCTCATAATATTTTGTTTCATAATAATCTGATATTAAAACTTCGTGCTTGTCCTCATCATCGTCTGCCCAAGAAAGAGTACCATTTACATCACATAATGGACATACATCAGTACCCCTATCTACAAGCATTAATTCTTCACAATTACAACATTTCACAAAATCAGCATATTCGCTATAATTATTGTTTTCAGGATTTACCATGTTTTTAATACTCATATAATCCCCTTTAATTAGTAATCTGTTTCATTTTAGTTAATATATCATTTGCTAAATTGTAAATATAATTATCCTGTGTATAATTTATTATCCGTTTTATATTTGTAAATGTTGGCTTTTCAATTATTGTTTTTAAATCCATTATTTCATCTTTTATCTCATTAATCAACATGATTGATGTATTAAATTTTAATTGTTTCTCCCTTTCTTGAATAGCATTTATTATTGATTCTTTACATAATACCATTCTAAATCACTCCTTTCATGAATTTCTATAATTATTTTCCTTGATAAACTATATTTTGAATTTTAACCGCCCTATTGCATATGTTATCTACAATATCTGCCAATCTACTATCGGTACAAAAATCAAATTGATGACCATCCTTATTTAATTCCTCTATTGCAACATAACACTCAACTAACATTTTATATGAATTTTTTAAATGTTCTTTTACTTCATTTTTTGTCATTGTATTATATCTCCTTATTTTATTTATAACATATTGTTGTAAAATCTTGATAGTCATTTTTTGCCATACCATCCACAAATGAATTAAATGTAGTCAATTTCTCAACAATAGCCTTTTCAGATTTTGTAAAATATCCACTAACCTCATTTTTTAATTCTTCTATTGTGTCAAAACTCATATATCTACCATATCTTCTTATTAATAATGTATACATAATTAATTCTCCTTTAATTTTTATTTTTGGTGGTAGGTTTTCGGCAACCCACTAACACCGATTAAACATGCTAACCGCATATTTTTTCATCACCATCAGAGAGTTCATAATCCTCTAACATTTTTTGATATTTTTTTGGTAATTCTTTATAATATTTTTTCACTCTATGACCGCTACTCCATTCATTCAAATAATATTCTTCAATTACAAACTGGTGCAATTTATCACTATGTAAAATAACAGTTCCTAATCCTAAAACACCCTCTCTAACTGTTGTAACATCTCCCCCTTTTTCAAAATATCTGTTCATTAAGTTTTCAGCATTTGCTAAACTTATTTCATATGTTTTCATATATCTCCTTTTAATTTTATTTCTACTTATATAACAATTAAAAAGCTAAATTCCTTACACTTATTACAATTTTTATTTTTTTATTTTAAAATGATCTATAATCTATCATCTGAAGTTCACCTTTTTATACCATATTAAACTTCTGTTAATTCATCAGCAAAAGCATCACATTCAATACCATCTTCAAATATAATTTTCCATATAGTTCCAACCTCTTCAAAATCATATTCAGATTCAACGAAACGATTTATTACAGTACATTTTTGTTTATCATATTTTTTCCATTTACTATCTAAGCCTTGTGTATCAAAAATGCATATTTTACCTATAAGATTTCTCTTATCTCTTTCCATTTGTTCTACAAATTCATTTGCTGTTAAAATATTTTTTTTACATAGTTTAACATATCCTGTTTTATCTGATTTATGGTTAATTTCTTGTATATGATATTCATCTCCATTATTATCATAATATATATCATTAACTTTAAAATTAAACCAATTAACTATAATATTGTTTTTACTATTTTCTTTTAGTTCTTCTTCTAATTCTACAGAACATTCGACTGCATAATTATTAATTATCATTTAAAAATCTCCTTCCAATATCTATGTATATTTATATAACAATTAAAAGAGATAAATCCTTACAAAATCGATTTATCGGTATTTTAAAATTTAATTTCTTGTCCAGTTGTAATAAATTCAGAATATACATCAATATCTGGGAAAGCTGGTATATATTCGTATCTCGCAATATACAATTCGTTTCCTACAATTTTTCCGTATAATCTGTATGTATCGGTAAAGCCGACACTTTCTTCTGCGGTTAAATTGATTATGACATTGTTTTCTTTCTTTACAACATAAATATGGTCTTGATTATCGTTTCTGAGTTCCAACATGACATTGTTTAATGTTTTTTTAGGGTTTCTAAGAAAGTCATTCCAGTTGTATACAAGTTTACATTTATTCATTTTTAATACCTCTTAAATTTCTATGTATAATTTCTTTTTACATTTATATAACAATTAAAATATCACATTCCTTACAAAGATTGTCACCTTCAACAATTCATATCTGATGTTAAGTTTAAAGAATAAACATAATTGCTTATTTTAAATCATTATAATCGTTTATTGCTCTTTCTTTAATAGTGTTATATAAAGGATTATCTGCTGTTATATTATGCCATCCATCTGGATCATCTTCATTCCAGTCCTCTCTTGATTCAAATAAAATTATTCCATTAAATGCAAAAATTCCGTCTACCTGTTCATCAAATTGCACTTCAACAATTCCATCTAAATCACCTCTAACTTCATAGTTAGAAAAATCAATATATCCACCGTCATAACGCATATTTAACATAATAATACCTACTCTCAATATTTATTTTTCATCTTATCTAAATCCATCTTTGATGTAATTATTATTTTTATATTTCTTACCAACATAAAATTCTACAGGCTGATTATTCTCCAAAGATTTAATTATTTCTGTTTCATTGTTTAAAGTAGTTAAAATTCTACGATATGATATTCGTTTTCCACTATATATTGAATCATAAAAATAATTTTCAAATTCTTTTGGAGTTAATGTTTTTCTCTCTGGTTCATACAGTTCCACTCCATCATATCTATTTGCCCTAAACCGTCTTTCTGAACAAAAATCATCATATGAAATGGCTCTTTTTGACATTCGTAATAAATGCTCGCCATAATCATAATAACTACAATATCTGTTTCCTATTTTTAACTCCCCTCTGTATTCTTTACTTGGTTTCCCGCCTTTCATAAAACTCTCGGTATAATCTCTTAATTTTTCATTTGTATATATTTTTCCTATAAAATCTGATAGGCTTCTACCTGATGTGTCATTATTACATCCACTTCTGTCTAAATGTAGTAATCTTCCGTCAGATAATTTTACAAATTTTGTTTCAAATATTATTGAATGACTCATATAAAATCTCCTTTAATCTCCTTAATTTAATTTTCATAAATTTTTTCGTCTTTGTTGGAAAGTTGTTCAATAGTAATTTTTTGCATTTATTCCTCATCACTAAATTGTAAAGCCTCAATTAAATCCTGTTTACTATTTATCGGTGTAGGAGTATTCATAGAGTTGCCCAACCATATATTCCAATGACAAAATCGTAAAAACGTTCATTCACATAAAGGGTTACAACATCTATCATTTTATTTCTTTAATTCCACCGTTCTTCCAAAAAGAAGAACACATTCCATATATTTCATCAACACCATAACCTCTGTTGCCATCGATTGTAGCTGAACTAATATATTTTATAGGAAGTTTTACATCTTTATCTAAAGATATCTCTAATATACTACCAGCACCATTCCAGTTATCATATAACCCACATGATGTATTTTTATCAATTGTTAAATATCCTTTACCTTTACGTTTATTTATTGTTCTATATCCTTCTTTAATATCGTTCTCACTGTCTTCTATGATTTTATCTTGCAAATCTAATAATTCACCTAAAGTTATATCTACAAAAAATGCAAGAGAATTCATATGTGATGTACAATTTGCAACTTCATCCCTAACAGATTTTAAAAATTTACTATCACCATAATCACAATCACGCAAAGCTTTATTTAATTGTAATTTTGTATAACCTTGCTGTTTTGTCAACCACACAAGAGATGCCTGATTATTTATTATTTCACCATATCTGCCATTATAATGAGGATATACACAATTCAATGTATAATCGTAACTTTCATCACCTGTGTCTACTATGATATCAACTTGTACCGATTGATTAATATAATGTTCATATGGATAATTAAAATTAACATGCATATATACCCAATCTTTAATAAAATCTTCGTATCCATCATATATTTCTTCATCTAAATTATCTGCAATTGTTTTAATAACATCATATTGATATTCAAAACCACAGTCAACATAACATTCGTCAAGTAATTCATAAAATTTATTTTTCGGATTTTTAGATTTAAAAATATCTTTTATTGTACTATCTTCAAGATAATCATTGTAATCTGTATAAATATCACCTGTATATGTACCATTTTCTTTGTTATAATTTAAATAGCAATTTTTATTTATGCAATCTTTTATCAATTCAACAATTTGTTTCTCTGTTATTTCAACTGCAATTTTACTCATTTTATATTCTCCTTTATCTATGCTTATTCATTCTATTATTCCATATTAATATATAATTGTAATCGGTCATCATAAGAGCCACCACTTAAATATCTCCCAGCTATTATTAACTCCACCTCTGCATTTAAAAGTTCAATAGAAAAATTTTGTTTTCCTGTTTCAAAATTAAATGTTTGTATATCTTGCCAAAAAGTATTTGATTTATCTTTTTCAACTTTTATAAAATTTACATTATACAGAGTTGAATAACTGAACTTTGGTAATGCATATAATATATCTTTAACTTTCATATAACCACCTATCAACAGTAAATAGTTCCTATATATTCGACAAACTTGTTATCATAATCAAAATTTTCAGGTAAATATTTACTATAAGATTCTTTCAATTCAATCAGAGCATCTTCTTTATTTTTGTATGCTTGACTAAATAATGTTGGATATTTTTTAATACTTCCTATATAGAAAGATTCGTTAACATAAAATTTATTATCAGTAATTATTGACTTAGCTTCTCCCTCGGCTTCATTAAATTCAAATAAATTTGCCTCAACTGCTATATCTGCAATATCCTTATTATTTTTAACTTTATAATCAACAAGATCATCATCTGTAATGTACAGACCATATACATAAATACCATATTTATAAATTGACATATTTAATCATCAACTTTTCTAATCTTCATCAGGAAAGAGAACAGTTGTTACACCTCTATTCCATTCCGTTATAATCCATATTTCACCTATACAAGTGTTATAACTTGCTAAAATTCTATCATCATTATTTTCAACAGCTTTATCATTTAAAGGCTTATCATCCTCACATGTATCTCCCCAATCACATTTTTTATATCGTGTTAAAGCATTAATTACATCTTTTGCAAACTGTTCATTATCAGCTATTTCATCATTTATTCGCCTTGTCCAAACAAGCTGACCAAGTTTAAATTTATTCATATAGAATATCCTTCTTTCTTATAATTCTTTGATAAACATTTGCAGTTCATCTTCAGATATTTAATTTAATTGCTTGTGTGAATACCAATCTATTTTACTACCTATACATACGCATACAGCTACATGTTCACCTTTAAATAAATTACTATTAAAGGCTGTTTCTTTTACAATACCAATTTCTTTTGTTCTTTTTATTATAATTTCATCACCGTTATATAATTTATAAGCATTTATAATTTTCATTCGTCTTCATCTTCTTCATCTTCATCATCATCATCTTCATCTTGACAACAATACAAGGCATCGTCTTCATCATCATATTCTTCACCGCAAATAGGACAGATATAAACATCCTCTTCTTCTTGATAATCAGCAAATCCGCAATTATAAGCTGTGGGATCGAGTTCTTTTAATGCATAAGCGGAATCATATGTATAACCGCAAATATCGACTGTACCATATGTTTCATTAAGCATATCATCATAATCATCTTCTGTATATTTTTCATGACTTTCATATTTAACTTCTAATAACTTTTTTGACATAATTTTTTCCCCTTTTAATATATCATGTGTAAAGCACATAATGGATAATAGTCTTTTTTCTGATAAATTTCAATTAAATCTCCTGAATTTTCAACTATAAGCTTACGCATATCATCTGATGTTAAAAATTTAATACTTTTCAAAAATGTGAGAACTTCTTTATTTGTTGCATTATTATCAATATATAAATCATCAAATTCTATACATTGATTATTTATTTCATAACCATCTTCCTTGTTACCCAAAACATCGGTATAATTTATAAGCTTAAACCGATTACATTTAGTTGTATTAACAACTTTATTTCTCATAAATTTCATCTCCTATTACGTATTGTCATCTATATAACATTTAAAATTTCATTATCCTTACATCGGTTTATTCATATGAATAAAAGCTTAAAACATCAGAATCATAAAAACAACCATCATTAATATCGGCTGTGATTATTTTATATTCTTTACTTGTTTTTACCAATTTTATTAATGTTTTAAAATCATAAATGGTTGCATAATTTTTTCTTCCTACCCATTGTGATAAAGCTACATTTGTGGTATTTAAGAAAAAATGCATATCTCTGATGTTTGTTCTGCATATCATTCCACCTTTTTGTTTGATCTTCATTAAAACATCATATTTCACATAATTTAAACCTTTAGATCCGATCCTTTCAAATCTCTTTTTGCCTGTAACATAATCGGTTCTTAAAAAATATATTGCATTTTCAAACCCTGTAACTTTGTTTATATTTTCATATGTATCACATTTTACTTCACCGATAAAATCAAAATTATCATTATAAGCTTCATAATTATACGTTTTTATAAATTCCATTTATTTTCTCCTTATGAATTTTAATTATCCTACTTTATCATGCCACAGTAATCCTCTTGCCTCATAAAGAGGAATCCAATGTTCTTCATAAAAATCATATCCAGCACCGTCAATTCCAAATATATAACCTATATCATCTGTTTTATATATTCTAAAACCGCAATTTGCCATGATTTGTAAACCACCGTTTTCTTCCAACCACCATTTATCACAGCTATCTCCAAATTGCCACATAGTTCCCCACATAGGAAGAAAATCATCTCTTTGTACTTCAAAATCTTCTTCTTCAATTTCAACTACTTCATCATTAATTTCAGCTTTAATGTTTCCATTAGAAAGTTTTTCTATAATTTCACCATATTCACTATGGTTAAACGAATATATGTAATTTCCTACAGATGATGGTGTTATTTCGGTTATATCATCAATATTTTTAATATATGCTCTTTTGATTAATACATGTGGAATAGCATTAAAACCATTAACCCATTGTTCACATGCTTCTTTTTTAGTCATTAATTTTATTCTCCTTTTATTACTTTTTATATTTACTATTCATCTGTAAATAATGAAAAACCATATTGAGCTATAACCAAATAATTTATATCATTTAAATTTTTACATACACTTATATCAAGTTTTTTATCATCAATAATAATTGCTTTAATATCATCTATTTCCGCATATATTTCAACTTCACCAGACCTGAAATCAAAATGTTTATACTTCATTTTTAAAGGCTCATTATCATCAATTTCCAGAAAAGATTTATGAAAATATTTGCGTTCATCATACCATCCAGATACTAAAATATAACCTCTTAACATTTTTATTCTCCTATTAAATCCAATTATAATAATCGAGTGGCTCGTCATTTCTACGAAGATAATCTTCACATTCTTGACCTCTGTTCAACCATTTAAGAGCAATATCTTCCTTTATATAAAGGACACCATCAATAACCTTATACATATCATTGTCTGGATTATTTTTATTTTGTTTATATAAATACTTTTGATAATCAAGTTCAGTGCATGTATTATTCCAATATTTACAATTGTAATTATTTTCGTTCATCCAATCTTGACACATTTTATCTAATTTTTTCATATCACCCATATGGTCATATCTGCCTGTATATTCTATTTTATCTAATAATTTTTCAGTTTCATCATCGACAATATGAATAATATGCTGTGTAAAATAATAATTAAAATTAATATGTTTTTCTTTATTTTTTGACATTTTTATACCTCTTTCAATTTATAGAATATTATTTTTTGGTAATGACAGCCACCTTTGAGGTGGCTATTTCGGCTAATCAAGCCATCATCAGATTACCTTTTAATATCTTCATTTATATAACAATTTAAAATATCCTTTCCTTACATTTTAATTTTTGTTTTTGTTTTTGTTTTTGTTTTCGGTTTTGTTGTTGTTTGAAGTTTCATAGGGATTTTAGGTTCAAGCCATACATCAACATACGATGCACTATCCTCATCAAATTTATAAGTTAGTCCTTGATGTGTTAAAGCAGAATAACCAATCTTTTTAATTGCAGTATCAGTATCATAATCATAGAGATAAACATTATTATTTTTATCAATCATATATAAATTTGAATCATCTATTATTCCTTTATTTGTTTTAACATATCCTTCGGAATCATCAAGCCACATTAGTTTTCTAACATCTAAATCAAAATCATTTAATTTATCATAATAATCATCCCACATGTCATAAATACTATTAAAAATTCTTGGTTCATATGAACTATTGCTATATAAAATACCATCCTTTTCTTCAAAATTTCCAATTGTATAAATTTCACCCAAATCATCAAGAAAAGACATTTTACTTGTTATTGCATTATAAATTAATTTGTGACAAGTATTATCTTTATAAAAATCTTTCTTTAATTGTTTTATAGGAACTAATTGAGATATTATATATTCCATAGTATCAGAGATATTTTTTCTTGGCACTATATTAATAATACCATTATGAGCAACTCCTAAATTTGTTCTGAAAGATAATTTTTGCAATGCTTCTACATTTTCAATTATAGGGAAAGGATGGCAATTTTGCTGATTAACTCCACCATGTGTTGCTATCCTAAAATGCATTATAAGAGAAATATCTTTTAAATCTATTCGGCTTTTTAATTTATTTAATTGTTCCTTTAATTCTTCAAGTTTCATAAAGCCTTTTTCTATATTTACCATTTTATTTTCTGTCCACATGATACCCGCACCATCTGAATTGTTAGTCCACATTGTTTCAATCAATTCATCTGAAGGCATTTCTACACCCTTTGGTTTACAAGCAATTATACACATACTGATACCTCACGTTCAATTAATTTCATGTTTTCCATATAATTATTTAATTCCTCATAAGAAGTATCTTCAAAAATATCTTCCCATTTTGTGGAGCTTATCATTTTCAGATTAATTTTTTTAGCATATCTGCAAATCGTATCAACGAATTGTAATGTAGCTTTAAGTGTACTAATATTTAATGTACCCTTGAAAATACGGAACTCAATTGTATTTCTGTTTTCAAGATTTATAGCTTGATACCTATTACCCTTGCAATATTTTACTTTATCGCACATTGTATATTCATTATCGTATGTATCATAAGATAATTCATTTTTTCTTGCCCATTCATATAATTTGTTTACATTTCTTCGAGAGAATTTAACAACATTTGTGTCCCAAAACCTATTTATTAATAAAATAAGTTTTGCTATGTTTAGATCTTGAGTAACCTCATTTTGACCGAAAAATTTTCGACTAACATGAACATGTAAACCACATGTATTTGTTTCATGCGACTTAAAGCCATTTTCCTTGCAAATATCAGCAATTTTATCCCAACCTAAATCATCCATATGATAATCAAGGGAGGCTGGGTGCGAAACAATTTCAAAACCATGATTAAGACTTCCATCATGTTTACAATAAATATCATCAGTCATATCTGTTAATCTTTTAGCAATTCTATTTGGTTCATCACCATCATCAACTTCCAGTTCAACACCCATATATAAATTATCTATTGGATTACCTAAAAATTCTGGATCTGGTTTATAACCATGGTTTCTAATACTTGATCTTTCAATATTATCATAACAATTATTACAATAATATTCTTCTGTTTCATCATCATAATTTGCATCATCATTTTGTATAACATCATCACAACTGTGGCATTGAGTCCAATTACCACTACAGCTATCACATATTATTAAGTTTGTGTCATAAGTTATATATGCATAAGAATAATATCTACCGCAATCAGCACACTGATAATAGTCACCAGCACAACGATCACATACATGTTTTTCATGGTTTGTACCATAATTTATAATTTCATAATCATTTGTTATTTCACCGCAGTCTTCACAAGTTATACATGAATCATTATCATAACAACCTTGACAAACATAATCATTATTGTGTTCATCATAACACGCATCTTCTTCTTTAACAAATTCACCACATTCTCTGCATTTAATATAACCCATTCTTTCAGAACATTCACAACACAATTCATCACCGTCTTCAGTAGTTATATAATCGCCATCTTCACAAACACAACCACATTCGGTGCATATAATATCATTGTTTTCCATTTCCTCATTGTTTTCAATTATTTCGTTGTTTTTCATTTTTATAATCCCCTTAAAGTTTATTTATATTTAAATTTATTACTTTGTACGTTCTTATAACAAATAAAATCGGTATTTCCTTACAAGCTAAAAGCTTTAAGAAATTCCTGTGCCTCATCAATAAATGATGTAGCAACTTCATCAAAAATATAATTATCAGAGTCATTGTCATAACGCAAACATATCCATACAGATGATGTAAATTGAAATTCGCTGAAAAAATCACTATTTAAATCAAAATTATTATCAAGTTCATAATAATAATCATGTATTAAATTTGCATTTTCTTGACTTTTAATATGAAACCAGCGATGTTCATATCCTTCACTTGCATAACCTACATACGGTGGTTTTAAATAAAAATTTTCTATTGCTTCAACTTTTTGCTTTAAAATTTGTAAATCTGTTTTGTTCATAGCTAATCTCCTTGAATTAAAATCATATTTAAATTATTATTTACGACATTGTTATAACAATAAAAAACGTTATTTCCTTACATAACGTTTACATTATCAAGATTTATAACGGAAGATATACCCTCAATATAATATTCGCCACCATTGATTGGAATGTATGTATCTAAGTCTTCATCAGACAATTCTTCAGCTTTATATAAGGGAACAGGAAAACCCTCCACACTGAATTCTTCATAATAATCATCAAGAGCTTTAATTAAATCACCATTTTCATCACAATTAACTATTATAAAATTTGTCCATGCTGTGCCTGAAATTAAATTTAATCTTAACATATTAAATCTCCTTTGCTGTTTCCCAAATTTCCAATATTAATTGTTTTAAATCAAAAAACATCATTATTTGTTTTTTAGTAAAAAGAAAATAAATACCCATAGGCAAGAATATTAATACTGCTGTAATATCTTTTGTGATAAAAACATTAACTATTGAAATTGCCACAAGAATTAAACCGCATAATCTTTGTTTCATATGTATCTCCATTTTATTACTTTAATCGTTCTTCATGTATTTATATTACTACAATTTTTGCTATATGTCAATATCCTTTTTTTTACAATGATTATTATTTTAAACGTTATTAGCAAAAAATAAAACTCCGTCATTAACGGAGTCTTATTTATTAATCAACTATTTTTAAAACATCATTAACATTAATATCAAATAATAGAGAACCATCCAAAGTTGGCTCAATATCGAAAACATCAATATTTTTTATAAACTCAATAAATTCAACTTTTTGGTCACGTTTTAAGTCAAATATATCAATTTTTATTTGAAAAAAGCCATTTGTTTCTGTTGGCTCTATATTATCTATTGGTACAATTTCACCATTATATTCTATAACCAATTTTTTCATATATTCAATAGCCTTTTGATATTTTTCATATTGTGGTTGATTAATGATAAATTTTTTGTCTTTTATGCTTTCCCTATATCTCCTATCCAGTTCCATTAAAAATTTTGCTAAAACTACATCTTTTTCTTCGGGAGTCATTAAATCCCTCCTTTATCAGACATAAATTCATCATTTCAAGTTTATTTTCAATTATATAACAACAAGAAAGCTGAATTCCTTACTTATAATATTTCGGTGGTAACAATTTTTTGCCGATATAACTTGCAAGATTTTCACGTTTTATTGGTATTTCAACTTTAGATCTTGTAATTCTGCCACCATCAGTTTTTTGATTCCAATTTATATAATTGTTTTCAGTATCATAAAACCAAATTTCTATATATCCATCAACAAATCTTTGATTCTCAATCCGATTAATCGAAATAATTTTATCTTTAAGTATAATGGTATCTCCGCTTTTTACTCTCCTGACTTTACCCATTTATAATAATTCTCACTTCCCTATTTCGTTGTTTTTATATTCAATCATTTATTAATTTATTTCTTCTTCAACCATTTTCATGAATTCTTTGTCTTTTCTCAATTGTTCGCTGGCAAACTGCAATGCCCATCCATATTGCTTAACAGCTTTCATAACCACTTCACGATCATTACGAAGTTCAAGACTGACAAATTCTAATGTCATTCCACCTTCATTTTTTATTTTCTTTAATACGAATTCCTTATCCGACCAATTTTCTCTCATGATTTCCACCTACTTAATAATCTTCAGATTCAATTGGTTCTTCCCAATTTTCAGGTGGTTTCAAGTGTTGACCAAACATATTATACCACTCGCCACATTCACATTGACAAGCACCACAATATTGGTCAGTAAGTTCAACTTCTTTGCCACATTTATCACAAATTCCAACTGAAGGTTTCATATAACTACTTTCATATTTTACAATACCTTTATCAATAAGATCAGGATGTTTACCATTAATACAATCATCATAATTTTCATTTGCTCTTGTATTATTTGGCTCTATTTTTAAATTTCCTTCTTCATCGCAAGGAAAAGAAAACCCAAAATTATTTGTTTTATCCATAAACTCACGTTTATAATAAAAACTTGTAATTTTATGCCTTTGACTTATTATTTTCATATTATACCTCATCTGTTTCATTCTATAGCTGATTCTATGCTTTGAATAGCTTCATCCAAGTTATTTACAGCTTCGTCTAAGTTATCACGAGCCGATTCTGCTTGTTGATAACGTTCTGAGCCTTGCAAATTTTCAGGTATGTTATCGAGATATTCTTCTTCCTCATCTTTGATATTGTTTAAATCATCACGCAGTTCATTAAGCTGGTCTATGATTTCTTGCAAAGATTTTCTTCTTTCTTTATTCATATATTTTTTAATCTCCTTTTATTTTTTATTCAATTTTTCTATTTTCAAACTACCAACAATTAAATCAGCTAATAAATTATTATCTAAAACATTAAAATTATTAATCATCCCCTCATCAGTAAAATAATAAGGATTTTTAATTTTTTGTAGTATATTTGGTCGTTCTTTTATAATATTGAATTCTTCAAACAGGTCTAATCCAATTAAATTGCAAACCTCATCCATATGATTCATTTCTTTATCATCCTTATTTTACATTAATAACTTATATCCATGTGGAAAAAGTATTCACTTGAATTGTTTTCCATATCAAAAATAGTTTGCTGACTTTTACCATTTAAATCATCTATATCTGCAAACAATATTGTTATTTCTTCTTTGTCAGAAATATCGCCCATATGCTCTCTAATATAATCATCTATTTCATCAGCAGTTACCACCGCTACAATATTTGTATTTTCATATGTTTTTATATCAAATATTTTATTATCCGTAGAAGATTTAAGGTTTGTCAAAGCCAAAATTCCTTTGGCAAACTTATCAATGTCATCATGACCTTGTATTGTATAACAAAAACCTTTTACTTTATTCAACTTAAACACCTCTTATTAATTTATTCATTTATATAACAATAATAACCTAAAATTCCTTACATGTCAATACTTTGTTAGGAATTTTTTGTATTTCTCTTATTAACATTCGGAACATATTCTTTAAAACAAACCATATTATTTTCTTCATCAATCAAAATTTCCATAGGCATACCCTCTTTAAGATTAAAAGGTATACTAACATCTTTCGGAATTAATACCTTGCCATTTTCATCGATACGTACCATAATTTCTAAGCTTTTCAACATAAACATTTCCTTTCGTTTATATAACTTTTTGAATTGAATAATCCTTACATTCACATAAGCACCCAAACCGAAATTTCGATGCTTATATTAATCCAAGAATATAACAATTGAAATTGATCTTTCCTTACATCATTTAAGTAACAATTTCACAACTTCTTCCGCAATACATAAATGACTGTCACCCAAAACATTTATAACCCTTTGATAATCATTATCATAGGTTACAATAACAGCCTCTGTCAAATTATAAAGTTTATCACTAAAACGATTAAGTTTATATTCATAATCATTTTTGTATTCAAGCTTTTTCAAACCTCTTTCGCCTTTGAGAGCCTCAGACAATTTTTCAACAAACTGTCTTTTAGCCTCAAATTCTTCTTTATTCTCAATTTTTTCGGTTTCAGTTAATTTTTCGTACATATTATCAATCACCATTCTTAATTTATTTTATTTGATAGGTCATCAATATCAAACATTGCTTTACTACCGTTCTGTAAATAATACAGCACAGCTTCATAAGCTTCAATCGCACCTTTACAATTATTATACATTGCAACAACTTGCGGATTTTTATCATTTTCAAAATCTTTGGCATACTTTACCTGTTTTTCCATTGCTTTTTTAATGATAATTTTAAGTTCTGACATTGACTTAGCCATATATTTTAATCTCCTTAAATTATTTAATAGAAATAAGTCGCATTTTTTTCATTTTCATTTTATTGTCTGGAAATTCCTCATGGTAAATATTTTTCATTTTTTTAATTGCATCACCAACATTTTTTGCAGTTATTTTGTATGGATTAGATTCTATGTAGCCTATAAATTTTTGCATATTTACATTCCCCTTTCATTTACATAACAATTAAGATTAAATATTCCTTACCTTAAATCATTTTCTAAACAATCAACAATACATTTTGCTATAATATGTTTATCATATTCACACCAACGATTTCGACCTAAAACTCCCAATCCATTACTTGAATAATCTTTTGTATCTTTTGCATATCGGTACATTATTTTATTATGTAAAGAATTACAACATGACCTTTCAGTTGTGAGATATACCACTTTGTTATTAACTGGATTTTTTACAAATCCACTGCAACCTCTTTTTTCACCATTAATTATGATATTTTTAAGAGAATATTCAAATCCATCATTAATATTTTTTACCGAATTTTTAATTGTTGTTGCTAAAAGAATTTCCTCATAATTAAGTTTCATTAATCAACCAGCTCCTTCATCATTTCATTTAATGCATTATAATCTAAATTACCGCTTATATATTTTATATGGTCTGGTGTTTTGTCATATTGCATACCCATATGTTTTATAAAGCTTGAATAAGGCTTTTTTGACTCCTTGTGATTTTTCATAAAATCAACTGCACTGCGATATAAAGGTTCTTCATTGTTTATCCATAATGAAACATTCCAAGTTGACTGATTTCTCCAACCATTGTAGTCTGTATTTTCCATATTAGCACCTCATTAAAAATTTTTATCTACAATCATATAACGTTTAAGATGATTAATTCCTTACGTTATTTTTTCTTTACAGGTTTTACATTTTTATAAGCTATTAAATTTATGTAACCTATATATATATTTTTATCATAATATTCATTCATCATTATGTCGTGTAATTTATCATTTGCCTCATCATAATTTTTTGCGGTTATATTGTATTTGTCAAAATTTATAATGCCAATATATTTTCTCATATATTTGCCATTTCGTAATATTCTTCAATTTCGGTTGTCGGAAATTTATTTGCAAAATAATTCGCATTATCATTATCAAAATCGTAAATCATTGAGCCTAAAGACATACCGTCTTTAACGATATATGTTATCGTTTCATCAAAAATTGCATATGCTTTAGCCATTATATATGCAGTAAAACTATCTTCAAAATATCCTATGACCGACATACCAAGTGAATTATTTTCATCATCGAATTTTATTTTTGTTACTTTATACATATATTTTATCTCCTATACAAATACATTCATCTTCCATGATACCGTCAAGCCATTCTAAAAGCTGTTTTTCATTTTTAAAATATAAAGGAAGAGCCAAACCGTCTGCATAAACTCTTAAAGAGTCTTTATCGGACTCAATAGGATCGAGAGCATAACCCATTGTTTCAAGTTTTTTAATTGTTGAATTTTTCAATTTTACTGCCATGATTTATTACCTCATTATTTTAAATTTAATTGTAGGATGATTTTTCAACCACCCTACAATCATATAACATTTATATTAATAATTTCCTTACATTGTCAATTTATCGATTTTTGCTTTGAGGATTTCTTTTCTTTCAGAAATTTTATTAATTTCAGTTCTTATATCATTTAACATAGACATAAATTCAGCTAAAACTGAACCATCGAATGAATTATCAATTACTGAAAAGAACCGTTTATATTCAAATAATCTTACTTCATTAGTTCCCAATTTTTGATTGATTTTATCATTTAATTTTTCAAACAAATAGAAAAGATGAGATTCTTCTACTTCCATAATTTCGTTTTTTAAGCGATTCATGTCTTCAGAATTATAACCAAGGTCTTTCAATGTATCATATACACCGTCATAATAGCTTTGATATGCAAGATAATCATCATCGTGTTCTTTTTCCTTATACATTCCGTAAGCATTTTTGAATCTTTTTTCAATTTGCGATTTCTGTTTTTTTGTCATGGTAAAACCACCTTTAAAAAATTTTATTTACATTTATATAACATTCAGAATTAAATATTCCTTACAAACAACATTTTCGCCTCATCAACATATTTATACTGATTTTGAACAGTCAACCATAAGGTAGATGTTTTAAGCGAGGTATCTATCTTTGCGTATGCATCCGCAAAGTGTTGTTCAACCTCTAAATTCGGAGTCGCATATATTCTTATATATTCATCCCTTTCTTTTAAATTTCGGTACTACACGCAGTTACTTTCACTGCCCTCATCCTCTATCGGCTCGTCAGCCTCACCTCTACCTCGTACCATTTTAACCTCTTTCATTAATTTGTTTATTGATTTTAATTATTTATTCAGTAAAAGTGTTTCATAAAAATCACCCCTTTTGCTTGATAAATTTGGCGAAATCGTCATCAATATTCATCATACTACAATTCAAAACTCATTCTATAATTCATCATTTTTCCATTTAAATTAAACTACCACTTGATAACCACCCTCTTTCAATTATGTAATTTTAAAAATCTTTAATTCCTACTAATTTTTTTCATAGAAATCACCTCTTTCACTTATATAACGTTTCAAACATTTAATTCCTTACCAAGTCATAAAACCACCCCTTTAAAGAATTTTTGCATGGATTATAAAACAATCATCTTTATTTCCCAACAGATGAATACACCGTTGAATTTTGTTTTACATTTATATAACGTTTGCTTTGAGTATTTCCTTACGGTAAATTATCCGTACAATCGAAGGCTTGAAGATTTATTTCCTCAAGCCATCTCAACACCTATAATTTATCTTAAAACTGAAAATTTCGTTTCATATTCAACCGAGCCATATCTTGCTCTTATTTGTTCAAGTGACATTTTATGTTTATTTTTTGTGTTGTCTTCGGGCAAATGCCATGCCCAAGCTGTTTTGTTTTTACACCATGAAAAACCTAAACTTTTCAGCTTGTCTTTATATTGTAAGGTATTACCACTTATCCAGATCCATTTACCAACGAGTTCAACCTTGCATCCACCCATAAAAATTACCGAATTTATGATTTTTTGAAATTCTTCAGGAGTTTCGGAATTTTCGGTTTTGCTTTCATAAACCTCATTTTCTATATTACGATGAATATTCTTATATATCATAAATGCTGTTTCATATTCAGCATTTATTTGTTGCATTATTACAGTAGTATCAATATCTTTATTAAGATCAGGATGATACTTTTTTGTGAGAACACGATATAATTCTTTTACATCTTCCAAAGTTTTAACATTTACAAAATATTTCATGATAAGCACCTCATATTAAATTTTAAATTAAATTTCCTTGCAATTATATAATACTTGAATTTAAGATTTCCTTACGCAACGATTTCAAGGACTTTCATTCGGTCAGCCAATATCCATTGACCGCCTTGTGACTCAGGTCTATCATATGTAGAAAAATTTTCAACTTCGACTTTTACCCAAACTCTCGCACAGCCATTTTTAGGATTTTTACTTAAATGTGGTGCATATGGTGTAAAGGTACAATGCCATCCTTGACGAACCGCAAAACCTTTTGTCGGAATACATTCAGACTTCAACCATTGACCAACAGGAACAACATTTTTTGCACCAATAAACAAAGCACCCAGAGTTCCGTTTTTTCTTAATTTCATCAGTTTATAAGCTATCATTTTCAAAACCAACCTTTAAATTTTAATTACACTTATATAACAATTGAATTAATTGATTCCTTACGATATATAGCAATTATTTTCGATTCTGCCTGTTTGCATGGTATACCATGACATTACAAGCACATGATTATCAGTTTCCGCAATATCAATTTTTGTAGAGCCTTCGCTACCGCAAAATATTCCGCAAAAAGGTGTTCCATCCTCATTGACCATAGTCAAGCCATTGTTTGCCAGAATTGTCTGTACCTCGTCAACTGCGACCTCATCACGATAGATCACATCAGACAACTGATAATTACATTTTTTTATTGCCAACTTTAAACTTCCCATAATAGTTACCTCTTTTTTAATAATTTTGTGTTACACTTATATAACAACAGAAAATTAGTTTTCCTTACGCAAAATTATCTGCATAATAAAAAGCATGAAAATATCATGCTCTTGATTATGTATAAAATTTGTAATAATCGGCATGTAAGGCAATAGCAATCTCTATTTACTACTGCCTTATATGGAAACTAACAGATAACTGTTTGAATTTTTCCATACTACACCGACTACCTTTTTTTCATAGATTTTATCACATCCTTTCATTGTACTCATCCCCATGACTTATAAACCAAACTTTAAATCATTATGTAAATTTTATTTGATTTTTTTGTTTGTTTTATCACTCTTTACTCTTGACCGCTAAGAGTAAAGACTCGCCCACTGTTGCCAGTAAGAGAGTTATCGCCATGGGTACATTTTAACGAATTTTTCCAGAAACTAAGGTTATCGTGATTCTTACCCTATAGCGGTCAAAACAAAATACTTGCAATTACTTAATTTTGTCTATAGTTCCCATAAAAGGGAGTAAGAAAGTCATTCCTTCCAAAGTTTGCCATACAGGAGATTCTGTGAAAATTTCGCCAAAATGATGATTATTTGTTTGGTACAGTATTCGCTATTACGTGGCAACCGTATTAGTACCATTTAAGCTATAAATTTTTGTAATGATTTTTTGCATAATTTAAAACACTAAATATTTTTAATATTTTAAACTACATAAAAAAACTTTACATTTATATAACACTTGAAAATCATTTTTCCTTACAAGCTTTTTTTACTGATTTTTAAATGTTTATTGCTTACGATAATATAACATTTAAAAACTTAATTTCCTTACATTGAATTTTTATTGATTTTTCCATGCAATTATATAACATTTATAATCTTAATTTCCTTACATATTGCATTTAAGGAAATTTTAAAAATATACTTTACAATTATATAACACTTATTTTTTATGATTCCTTACAGATCGTAGTGTAACACTTTTGTCACACATTTTTAACTAAAATTTACCGATTGCATATTTGAATTATTTGTAAATTAATCTTTACAATAATATAACACTTAAAAACACTGATTCCTTACACCTAAAATTTACCAGTAAAAATATGGTAAAAAATAGGAGGCATCACTGCCTCCTAAATCTTACCAGTATCGTCTGGGATTATTTACCAAAATGTTTTTTAACCATTTTTTGGAATTTTTCTATTAAATACCATTTTTCAAGCTTGTTACAATATATGGTATATAAGGAAATATTATCCATATATTCAATATCACTTTCTGTGTATTCCGACTCTTGACCGACTTTTAAATTATTATACACTTCGTGAGATTCAAGCCACTTGAAATAATTTACCATATTATGGTTAAAAGCACCGTCTATCACATGGTGTATATTAAAGTTACCGTCTTTTATCGCAGTATGTGAATTTTCGAGTTTGTCAAGGAACTTTGTACCCTTTGTGACTTTTTTGTGTCCTGTCATCAATTCTTCAATAGCTTGATAATCTTTACGTCTGTATGACTTAATTGCGTCAATATCTTTAAATTTCAATGCCACTTCACGAATTCGTGACATATGACCGCTTACGGTCTTCATACTGCATCCAACTTTTTCCGCTATTGCCAGATCCTGCCAGCCATATGACCGATATTTTAAAATTTGTGCCTGTCTGGGAGTAATTTCCTTTAAAAAGGAATTAATTAACTCATTTTCTCCAGATTTTTCCAGTAGCCTGTCAATCTCGGAATTGACACAAATCTGGGAATAAATACCATTTTCACCGTTCTCATCAAGTGTGTCTTCAATGTAAAGTTTTCTTGGAACATAATCAACTTTTCTGTGAAGTTTTTCTTCCTCAATTAAACTGTCAATATTTACCAGTGTAACATTTTTATCGGCAATCATGCTGGCAATCTCTTCCAGTTTAGCGGTTGAAACTTCCACTTTTTGGTGCTTTAGGATTTTTCTGGCAATAATCAAATTATTGTAAAGTTTGGTATTTTCGGTATTTTTTACCATTTTATTATTTCCGTATAAGGAATTTTTTACCATATTACAAGCTTTTAAAAATATTGATTTCATGGTATTTTTTGCCAGTATCATATCAGCATATTCACTGGAATTTAATTCCAGTCCGTCTTTTAATTTTTGCTCCAGTTTATACCAGTAATTTAAGGTTTCAATGGGTATTTTTACCAGTTCTTCATACATTGCTAAATAGGCAATATTTACCAGATCCATAGAGTCATTGTTGATGCTTGACAAATTTTGGAAATTATTTACCATTTTAAGGTTATGAACTGACGGATTTTTTGACATAATATATTTGCAAGAATAACATGCACATGTCACAGAAATGTCATATAGAATTTTCATTCTTAAAAGCGGGTATTTGGTAAACTTTTCCTTAATTTCTGCATTTACTTCTGCCAAAGTTTGGTAATTTTCAGGTACTACTAAATTTTCCATATTCTGGGCGATTAAAGGGTTTTTGGAATTTTCTTCCAGTGTGAGATTCTCCGAGTAAATTTTTACAGTTTTTTCCATTTTTTAGTACTTCCTTTTTTAAAATATAATTTTAGTCAAAGGTTATAATTGCATATTCAATTTTCAACTAAACCTTCGCCATGACTATAGTATCACATTAAAGTTATTAAGTCAATAGGCAATTTTTACCAGTAATAATGTTTCCGATGGTAAATAATGGTATTTTTTTATAAATCACCCGAAGTCGCCTAAAATTTACCAGTTTTTTAAATGGAAATATATGGTAATGCGACCTTTTGCTGTAAAGTCGAATTATACGGGGTATTTACCATTTTTTTAGGAGGTTTTCCGACCGAAAATGAGGATTAGTAGGTACTTCTCATCGATCCAGTCCTTCCCAGAACCGATTGATTTGTCACTAAACAGCACTTTTCTTTCGGAAATTTCTTCGGTGCAAAGATCATCACCAATACACTTCAAACTCTCATTGTAGTCACTAAAAACCGATTTTAACAGCACACAGAAATAGCCTTGTTTTTGGCTGTTTTTCACCTCTGTTTTGTCTTGTTTTGTGCGGATTCACATTGTTTTAAAGCTGAAACCCTCATGTTTCCTGTGTTTTATCGAAGATTACAGGTGGACAGGGGGTTATTTGTCATTTATGGGGGTGTATTTTGAGCAGTAACCTACCTATTATATAGGAAGATAAAACATACAGCCAACTATAATACCCGCCTTAAATACGAACACAAGCTGTCAGGAACGGTTTTAAACGCACTCTATAACGCATAAAGTAATAATGTATAAACAGCACAAATACAGTCTGAATACTCGGTCAACAACCAACCTTATATATATGTAAAGCACTGTATCAGTTCACAGCAAAAGAAAATCCATAATCGCTGAAAGCCTTACAACATCAATGTTTATATAATGTATGTTCAACGTTGATAATAATAATAGTTCACAAATATTTCACAAATACCCTATTGACTTACCACCTATACTATGATATAATTATCGTGTTGAAAGTAATAACACTTACAACAAAAGGAGAATTTATATGATAAATACTTATGTTTCAGGCAATAGCACAATAACAGTTAATCCCGCTTTCAGAAGAGTAGTTGAACAGTGGAAACAGAGAAACAAAGTCGAGAAAGCCACTGTAGAGAATAACTTTCCGAAACAGGAGTTCACAGCAAAGCCTACAGCGAAATATTCTCTGTATACAACAGATGGCAGACCGAAACCAAAGTGCGGAGATGCAATTAAAGACAAGGACACCATACAGGCAATAAAAGAAGCTCTCCTTAACTCAGGCAAATTCGGATACCGCAACTACCTTATATATACAGTGGGCATAAATGTAGGTCGCAGAGCTGGTGACTTGCTTAAACTGAAGGTCAGTGATGTAATGTCCAAAGGAAACATAAAGTGTGAGATTGTCCATGTCGAGGAAAAGACAGGCAAGATTATAGAGTTCTACTTTAACGATACAATCAGAAATGCAATTGCAGAATACTTGAATTCACAGCCTGACCTTAAAGCTACAGATTACCTGTTCAAAAGCCACAAGGGTGATGGTAGGTTGACCACAAAAGCATACTGGAGAATACTTAAAGATGTACAGAACCAGTTGCAACTCACAGATCACCTGTCAACACACAGTATGCGTAAAACCTTTGGATATCACAAGTACCAAGAATACAAAGGTCAGCAAATAGAGGGCGGGTTTGATGTGGTAGATATGTTACAGGATGCATACGGACACAGCAGTCGCAAACAGACCATGACTTATATAGGTATAAGCAAGGAAAACAAAAAGAAGTTGTATTGTGACTCTACACTATAATACAGGAAAGGAAGTTTGTGCATATGGTTAATACAGGTTAGAGGTTACAGGAAAAAGGACAGTGGTAGTGAAAGTGGTAACTCACAAACCAAAAAGTAAACCACAAACCAACCACAACCACACAGGTAAACCACCCGCATCCAAACCACCGTAAAAGAAAGCGGTTACATATTATCTTCTCTTATATATCTTATCTAATAAGATAGTGTTTAGTGTGCGTTTTTGCACACTGGATTGAGTAGTGTACTAAGGATAGTGTGCAATTTTGTACACTAAACGAAAAGCGATAACTAAAAAAATTGAAAGGAAAACTTCAACTAAAACAAAAATAATTGAACAATTGAAAGGTGATTTAAAATATGATTATAAATAAAATGAAAGACAATGCAAATGCAATTTACAATAATGAAATTGAAAATGAAAATGTAAACAACAACTTAGCTTTGGCTAAACAAGAGAATTTCGGCAATACAGAATGTGACTTCTGGAAAAATGATAATGGTCAGGTATTTATGACCAGAGATCAGATCGGACAGGCATTGGAATATAACAATCCAATGATAGCTATTTATAAAATACATGAAAGGCACAAGGAAAGATTAGACCAATTTTCAGTATTAACCAAATTGACTAATACTGACGGAAAGTCTTATGATACCTATCTTTATTCTGCTAAAGGTGTCTATGAAATTTGCAGATGGAGTCAACAACCCAAAGCAGATACTTTCATGAATTGGGTATGGGATGTAATTGATGGTTTAAGAACAGGAAGTTTAGGAGATGGCTATTTAAAAACTATCAATAACACGAATGTTCAATTACAAGCGGTTGCTAAAATGATTCAGGAACTTTATAAGCAAAATTTTAATATGCAAAATGATATAAATGTCTTAAAGAAATCATTGTTGCCGAAACCTGAATATTCCGCATGGAAGAATTCCATAAATCCCAAAATAACACAGTTGGCTGAAAAACTTCAAATCGATAAGAATAAAATTTTGAGTAGCATTTACATAGAAATAAAAAAGAGGCATTTAGTTAATTTGGAGGCATTACAGAGAATACTTTCTGAAGAAACAGGTTCTGATAAAACAACTCTTGATACAGTTGAACAATATGCAAAAGATTATTTTGAAGAAATACTTGATGAAATGCTCATTAACAATGGATTGAAAGAATTGCCAGAACCATTAAAACAGTTAGAACCGTCAGAACCTGTAAAGAATACAATTACTTTTGATGCTCTTGACCTTATTATAAATCCTCTTGTAGCAAGATATAAAGATAAATCCCCGCATGGAATTGTAACCCGCAGAAGAATTTTTTCAAAAATGAACGTAAACTGGCATAACAGAATTACAAGATATATGAAGAAATTCAACACTGAGAAAGAGCCTAAAAAATCGGCACTTGTTTTACAAGACAAAACATTATTAAGTGAATTTAAGAAAGCAGTTAAAATATTATCAAATGAAAGTGTTCCTGTATAATTAATAATGATAAACGATTTAATGTTCATAAAATATTATATCAGCTTGTTTAAAGGTGTTAATTTTGAAACAAGTCCACCTAACGCAAAGCAACTTCTTATATACGGTTTTTTATTTATGAATCGTACCATGCGGGATGAAGTAAATATATCTTTGGAATTTTTAGTAACTAAATGCGGATATAAGATAAGCAGAAGCTCAGGCAAAAGTATCGAAACATTTCGGCAAGAATTACATAATATGATTCAGATTAAAAATATTGGACATTTTGAATTGTCTACCGAAACAGATATATTGACTATTTTGCCAAATAAAACATTTACAATATATCTTGGTGAAATTATAGCTGACAGTGACCAATTTACGAAAATACTGTTTGATGAATTTGATAAAATAACAGCATCAGATTATAGTTACAAATGTAATATGTTATTAATTTATCTGTACATAAAATCATTTATTTACGAAAAGCCAAAAGAAAAGCAATTATATTCGGTTGCAAATCCTGAAGAACCGCAGAGAGGCTGTTCCATATCTTTATATGATATGAGTGTGGCAACAGGCATATCGATTTCTTCAATCCAAACTATTATCAAAGAACTACAGGATTTAAAGCTTATAACTTCATATACCACAGGCAAATATTTATCAAGCAAAGGAACACTCTGCAATGCCAAAAATATTTATGTGCTATACGGTGAAGAAAGCGAAATTCCTAATGTTGAACAAAGATTAAAGCAATTTTATAATGTTAAAAAATTTATAAATTAAGGAGATTAAATTATGTTATTGTTAAAAAAAGCTAATAAGCATTTTAATATAGGTGAAAAAGTTTTAGTTCCGACTGAATTGATGGCAACTACCCGCTATGGTGAATCTACATATAACCAGAGTTATTACAAAGGTGTTGTTCTTTATAATGTCGGAAAGTTATGTTGTGTCAGAATATTGGCAAATGGTGATAAAAACGCATACACAGAATGTTTTGATCCAAATAAACTAAAGAGAGATAAGGGTAAAATATTGGTAAGCTATGGGAAGATTTAAAATAAACAATCTGTGCATTAATTGTTATTGGTCTGAAAAATGCATGGATACAGACAATAAAAAAAGAAAATGTCCTGACTATACTCCAATCGAGATGGCGGGAATTGATGACAGAGATATAGATTTCTATGAAAAAGTCTTATATGAGAATACAAAAGAATATAATAAACAATTGAAAGAACTTGAACAGAAGTTCATTTTTTAGACATTACAATGTCACAAGTAATAATCCCAAAATTGACTTTAATTAAAAGGAGAATTAAATAATGAATGAATTAAAAATATTTGAACAAAGAGAAGTATTAGGCAAAGATTTTAGAATATATGGAAATATAGAAAACCCTCTATTTATGGCAAAAGATGTTGCTATATGGATTGAGTATGACACAAACAAAGTAAATGAAATGGTAGCTATGGTTGACGAAGAAGAAAAGCTGACAGAAACAATTTCGTGGTCAGGTCAAAGACGAAAAATGTGGTTTTTAACTGAGAATGGTTTGTATGAAGTTTTGATGCAGAGTCGAAAACCAATTGCGAAAGAGTTTAAAACAAAAGTAAAAGAAATATTAAAGACAATTCGTAAAACTGGTGGTTACGTGGCAAATGATGAATTATTTGTTAATACATATTTACCTCATGCTGATGAAAACACAAAAGAATTATTCAAATTGAATTTAACAGTTATAAGACAGTTAAACAATAAGCTTGATGAACAAAAACCTTTAGTAGAATTTGCAGAACAAGTTATAAGTTCAGAAGATACAGTGGACATTGGACAAATGGCGAAATTGGCTTCTGATAATAATTTTAAAATCGGTAGAAATAAGCTTTGTGTTTTTCTGCGGGAAAAAGGTATGTTTATGAAAAATAATATTCCATATCAAAAATATATGAATGTTGATTTATTTGAAGTTGTTGAAATAGTAAAAAAAATTGGAAACGATTACAAAGTATTTCTTAAAACAATGATAAAACCAAAAGGTCAGATTAAAATAATTGAAATGTTAAAAGCTGAATTTGATTCAAAAGAAAGGGTTAGTTAATATGAAAGCAACAGAATTAATCGGCAAGAGAGCCATCAGAACAAACTGTGCGACATTAAGTTATGGAATTGACAGGAGTTATACAGATACACCAATACGAATACTTAAAGCTACCGATAGCCATATCATATATCAATATGATAAAGAATTTGATCCAGTTTTTGATCCAATAAAATTTCATATTATGTCTTATGCATTTTGTGATGATAATTGGACAGATTTTGATGAACTGATAAAAGGCATAAATGTAGATAGGGAGTTATTAAAATGATAGATATATTAACTTTTTCTGGTTCACCAGAATTTGTCGCAAAAGAATTAAAAGATGCATTAAATAATGGTTATGAAATAATAAATTTTACATCAGCAATTTTGAAAGATGATGGTTCAATAATAAGCAGATGTATGCCTATTTCGTGTGTTTATCTTAAAAAAGGGAGAGCAGAAAAATCATAGAATTAAATAAGTTATACAATGAAGATTGTCTTATAGGTATGAAAAATATACCTGACCAATCGGTTGATTTAATTCTTTGTGATTTGCCTTATGGTACAAGCAAGTGCCGATGGGATTCTATAATACCTTTTAATCCGCTATGGAAAGAATACGAGAGAATTATCAAGCCAAATTCTGCGGTTGTTTTATTCGGAAGTGAACCGTTCAGCAGTCACCTACGATTGAGCAACTTAAAACAGTATAAATATGATTGGAATTGGGTAAAGAGCAAAGCAAACGGATTTCTTAATGCAAAAAAAATGCCCATGAAAAATCATGAGCAAATTATGGTGTTTGGTTATGGCACTGTTCCCTATTATCCGCAAGGAACAGTCGAGGGCGAATTTAAAACATCAAGAAAGTCAAAAGTTGATAAAGGTGACGATGTTTACGGTGAAGAAAAGGAATTTGGAATATCCAAAGTCGGTAATTATCCTAAGTCTACAATTTACTTTTCTAATCCAAGCGGTAAAGGACATTTGCATCCGACACAAAAACCTGTTGACCTACTGGAATATCTTATTTGCACATATACCCAAGAGGGTGCTGTTGTACTTGACAATTGTGCGGGAAGTGGCTCAACAATGATTGCCTGTCTTAATACCAATCGTAATTACATAGGTTTTGAACTTGATGTTACATATTATCGGATTGCAATACAAAGAATTGAAGAATATATAAGGAGTTAAGTATGTTAATTTTTACAATTGCGATTTGTGTTTTTGTTAGTATTATTGAAATTCTCTTTCTTGCTGGTATAGTTGGTGTTGTTGTAATGTTAATAAGACAATTACCTGATGCTAATTTATTTGAATGGGTATTTTCAATAATCATTATATTAATGCTTTTATCAGGTGGAACAATGATAGGTTATTTAACATTACATGTATTATTTAATATATAAAGGAGATTTTTAAAATGAATTATTTTACAAGTGACTTGCATTTTGGTCATAAAAACATACTTGAATATGATAACAGACCATTTTATTCTGTCCAAGAAATGGACAATTCTATAATTAGATGTTGGAATAACATGGTTACTAACGATGATACAATTTTTATTTTAGGTGATGTTTCTTGGTATAATCGTGATAAAACATTGGAAATTCTTAAACAATTGAAAGGTGATTTAGTATTAATCAGAGGTAATCATGATGAAATTTTCAAAACAAATTCACCTTTTCCGTTTCAATATATAACTGATTATCAGGAAATATATGAAAATGGTAAATTAGTTGTTTTGAGCCATTTCCCTATCATGTATTGGAAGGATCAATATAAAGGCAGTATCCATTTATATGGTCATGTTCATAAAACAGAAGATTATAATTCACTGTTAAAGTTTAAGAATAAAGCAAAAGAAAATGGTAATCCGTTTAAATCATATAATGTCGGATGCATGATGAAATATATGGATTATATACCAAGAACATTGGAAGATATAGAAAGGAATTGTCATGATTAGAGAGATTGATTTTAAAGCAATATCCAAAGATACAAATAATTGGGTATTTGGATTTTATGCAGTCGAGCCTGAAGACGGTGCGGTAATGTTAGTTCCTACGAAAGATGTTTATGATGGTCAAGATATGTTACTTGAGGTTGATATCATTGATGAAACTGCTGGACAGTATATTGGAAAACATGATAAAAACGGTAAAAAAATATACGAACATGACATATGTAAAATTATGATTTTGGGAGATGAAGATAAAGTTTATCCTCCTGAAGCATTATTAGCAGTAATTGAATGTAAAAAAGGTTCTTGGGGATTTAGACCTCTCTTTCCTGAATTAGTCCATAAAGATGTTAGAGAATGGAAGTCATTTATAAAAGCAAATGGAGATGAATGGTCTGAAGAATATTTTGAAGATATAGGAAATGTCTTCGATAATTTTAAAAGTGAAAGAGGTAAAAAAAGATTAACTGAATGACTCAAAATTATATTAAAGGGAGATTGAAAATTAATGAGAAAAGATAAATATAGAGCATGGGAAAAGAACCTGAAAGAAATTATACCTGTATTTGACATTGATTTTAAAAATAGGATGATTAACACAAAATCAGCATGGAGAACATTTGATGAAGTGGTACTCATGCAGAGTACAGGTAGAAATGACAAGAAAGGTATTGAAATTTACGAATACGATATTGTAAAAGTCAAATATTTTCAATCAGAGTATATAGGTAGGGTTGTTTTTAATGAAATAACTTGTGGTTTTGAAATCTGGTACTCCACTGTTGAGGGTGCTTATGGTGAAAAAGCAACACATAAAATAAGCTTTGCATCTGATATAGACATTGAAGTTATCGGTAATATGTATAATATTCCTGAATGTTTAAAAAGATATTTTTAATTAAAGGAAGGAAAAAAGTAAATGAAAAAATCGTCATTGTTTGAAGAAATATCAAAGCTTAATCTTTGCAGAAATAATAAAAAAGTGCAAGTATTAGAAAGTGGTGCGGGGTTTTACATAGGCACTCTTGATGAAGATGGTTGTCCTTATTGTAGAATATCTACAACTTATTATGAAACATCAGAACAAGCTCAGTCTGCGTTAAATAGTAGAGAATTTATTGAACGTGAATGTGCCGAGAATATTTTTTGTAATGGAACTATAGGAATGTGTTTCGTTAGTTATATGCCAAAAGTTGAAAAGGAGAGATAGATATGGAACAGGAAAATAACAAAATAACAGATTATGTTTATAAACTTGGAGATAATGTAAGACTTGTCAATTGTCCGAATAAGGGAATAAACGGTGAGGAATGTATAATTAACGATATAGATTTAAATAATTATCATCCATACAACGTAATTCATATAGGTGATAAAATTACATTCTTTACAAGAGTAAGAGCAGAAAATCTTGAATTAATCAAGAAAGACAATAAAGTTTCAGAAGATATCCCTATGCAACTTAATGCAACTGAGCAAACACAGCAATCGCAAGAGGTTCAGCAATTAGATTTATCAAATGCAAGTGAACTTGATAATATTGAACAAATTTTAGGGATTATAAAAGGCGAAAAATTTAATTTAAAAGAGGTAGGAGATAATCCGTATTTATATAACGGATATTGTATTTTTAATAAATACGGCTCTCCTATATCTCATTCAATGATTTGTGGCTTAATTAATCATCCTGAACAGGTTGAAAAAAAATCACATACAGGGAAAGATTAAATGGATAAAGATACACAGAATTATAAGCCTGAAATTAATCCAAAAACATATGAAAAAATAAATTTCCTACATGAAGTTATTGATGAAATACTTTTTATTGAAGAATATGAAAAACAAATAAAGGAGAATATTAAAAATGGAAAGATTAACAAAACCTTATGGTGAAAATAAATATGCTATAAAGTCTGAAATACTTAATTGTGCTGATGGTATTAAAGGAATGAGTGAATTATTAAGTACAATTCAACAAAAATTAGGTGAGTATGAAAATGCGGAAGAAAACGGTTTACTTGTCAGATTACCTTGTAAAATCGGTGATGAAGTAACTATAGACTTTCAAAATGGATATATTCTTCGTGACAAAATAGAACATATACATATCGATATTGATGGTAAAGTTTTATATAATACAAAAAATACAATGGAATTCTATGAAGTTGCGGAACTTGGTAAAGAAATTATTTTAAAAGAATATAAATTTAAACATGAGATAAAGGAGTTAAAAACTGATGACAAATAAAGAAATATTTGAAAAGGAATTAAATTTAATAATTGACGGAGAACTTAGAGATTTTATAGGCAAGGTGTTGAACGATCTGCCTGATTATTTCCGCAAGATCGGAGCATCTACTTCAGGTAATTTTCATCCCGCTTATACACTTGGCGAGGGTGGACTTATCAGACATACAAAAGCCGCAGTCGGTATTGCAAAAGAATTGCTGAGAGCTGAAATATATGATATTGAACCTATTTATAATGATGTTGTATATGCATCCCTTCTTCTTCATGACGGTTTGAAGTGCGGAATGTGGGAAGATAAAACAGCCTTTGACCATCCGTTGTTAATGGGTGAATTTGTATTAAGCAAAGCACATGAATACAAATTTAGTAGTTTCTTTTCTATAGTACAAATAAAATTATGTATTGAATCACATATGGGTAAATGGAATACAAAAGATGGTTACAATTATAAATTACCTACTCCAAAAAGTGATTTACAGAAAATTGTTCATTTAGCTGATTATATAGCAAGTCGGAAATGCCTTGAATACAATTTTAATGTTGAGGAAGTTAATTAATAATGGATATAGTTGGAATATTGGCATTTATAGTAATATCAGTATTAACAATAATTTACATAATTTTTTGTATTTATTATTGGAAACTTGTATATAAATATAGAAAAATAGATGGTTTAATGGATTACATAATTGGAATTCTTATTTCCATGGTTTCTTTATTTATGATATATATGGATATAACTATCTTGATAAATGTAATTAAATAAAATTATAGTAAAAGAAAGGAACGAAAAAAATATAATAGAATTAAATACAATACATAATACTGACGGAATAACTTTAATGAAGCAAATATATAAAGAATATGGCAATGAAAGTATAAATATGTTTTTATGTGATTTTCCATACACATTTAAAGGGAAACAAAGAGTTACAGCAAATGCATGGGATTTACCGATAGATGATAAAAGCTTTTTTGAATTAGCATTAAAACTTTTAACACCTAATGGGGTTATTGTATTAACCGCAAGTCAACCTTTTACAAGCTATTTAGTAATGAATCATTTAGATTGTTTTAAATATGAATGGATATGGGAAAAAGACAATGGGAGTAATTTTGTTCATGTGAAACATCAACCATTCAAAGTACATGAATCTGTTTTAATTTTTGGCAAAGCACCTACTACATATAATAAAGCTGAAAAATATATGATTTATAATCCACAGTTTACATATGGCAAACCTTACTCAATGAATAGAGATGGAAGTGATGTAGAAAATTTACAAGGATTTAACGGAAGAACTAATACAATAAATGAAGATGGGAAACGATATCCAAGAAGTGTCCAAAAAGTAAATTTGGAAAGAGGTCTACACCCTACTCAAAAGCCAACAAAACTATTTAAGTTCTTTATAGAAACATATACGAATATTGGAGATATAGTTGTTGATATATGTGCGGGAAGTGGAACAACCGCTATAAGTGCTTTAGAATGTAAGCGAAATTTTATAGTTAATGATAATAATAATAAATATTATGATATTATAACAAATCGTATTCAAAAAGTATTAGAAGAAAAAAATGTAGAGATTTTATAAAAAATGAAGTGATATTTAAATTGGGAATATACAAATAAGAAAAGAGGAATAAAAATACAAACAATTTACAAAACAAAAAACGGTGAAATAATTAATGGTGATAATTTAGAAGTATTAGATACTTTGCAAGAAAATACGGTTGATAATTGTATATCCGATTTTCCATATGATTTATCTTTCATGGGAAAGAAATGGGATAATACAGGTGATTTCTATCAATGGAATAAAGCCAGAGCCGAAAAACTCTATCGAGTAATAAAACATGGCGGGTATGTTGCAATTTTCGGACACCCTAAGACAAATCATAGAATGAAATGTGCATTTGAAGATGCGGGATTTAAGATTGTTGAAGAAATAGATTGGATTTACTTAACAGGGATGCCAAAAAATCAAGACATTGGTAAACTATTTGATAAAAAGGTAGGTGCTGAACGAGAAGTTATTACAACAGTTAAAAAATTGCAGTCATACGGATATGAGGGCAATACCTGTTATGGTGGTGATGTTGATAGACAAGGAGTAATGGATATAACTGCTCCAGCTACAGAACAGGCTAAGAAATGGGATGGATGGAAAACATCAGGTCTGAAACCCGCCCATGAGCCGATAACAATTTTTCAAAAACCTTTAGAGGGTACATACATACAAAACATTGAAAAATACGGTTGCGGTGGAATGAATATCGATGCTTGTCGAGTTCCGATATCACAAGAAGATATTGAAATGATAAATGCTAAATCATCTAAAAATCCTACAAATAATTATAATGATAAAGACGGAAAAGTTTATGGTGATTATGAAAAGAATCTTTCTACACCAGCAAATGAAAATGGCAGATTTCCCGCCAATATAATTCTTGACGAATATACTGCTGAAGTTTTAGATGAACAGACAGGAATTTCAAAATCATCAGGTGGAAGTGGCAGAGCTTCAAGAATAGGTAGAGCAAGACATGTTTATGGTGCATATAATGACCAAGTTAACGAGGAATATATAAATCCATCTTTAGGTGGTTTAGGTGACACAGGTGGTGGCAGTCGCATGTTCCCTATTATAAAATACAATGCAAAAGTTTCTCCATCGGAACGCAAATTGCCAAATGGTGAACGTAATCCGCATGTCACATTAAAACCTGTAGAATTAATCAAATGGCTTGTTAAACTACTCACTCCGATTGATGGAACAACAATTGACATAACTGCGGGAAGCTTCACACATGGAGTTGCATGTGAGGAACTCATTAAATCGGAAAAATACAATCTTAAATGGATCGATATTGAATTAATGAACACAGAAGAAGAACCTTATTGTAATGTCGGCAAATTAAGAATTGAAAATGTAAATCAAGAAAGGAATTAATATGAAAGAAATAAAAACAATTGAAAAATTAGTTATGGAAATACTGGAGATATATTCAGACTCAAGGTCGGATGATTTTATATTATATGGTTATGTATGTCAAAGAACAAATCCCGCTTTATTGGATTTAGATTTTTTCGACATAATAATAAATCATAAAAAATATAAAATGCCCTCTTATGAAACGGTTTCAAGAGTAAGGCGAAAAGTGTTTGAAAAATATCCTGAGTTAAAGCCTGAAAAAATAACTAAATTACGTAAAGAAAAAGAACAAAATTTTAAAAATTATTTTAAGTATTAATAAAGGTAGCTGTATACCTATAGCTTATGCATATCTACATGCGAAATTTAAGGCATTAAAGTCATAAGTAATAATACCCTGATACATTTGTCTACTGATTTCAAGAGTGCCTTAAATCGTATTGTAGGGTGTTATAAAAGGAAATTATAATTAAGGAGTGTTAAATATAGAATTAAATAAAATTTACAACATGGATTGCATGGATGGATTAAAACTTATAGAAGATAATTCAATTGATTTGGTGCTAACTGATCCGCCCTACCCTACTACCGCAAGAGGTAGTGCTGGAAACAGCGGGGGTATGTTACAGAAAGATATAAATAAAAAAGGTAAAGTTTTTGAGTTTAATCGTATAGATGTTTCGGTTTATGTTCCAGAGATATATAGAACTTTAAAAGATGGAAGTCACTTTTACATAATGACAAATCATGTTAATTTACAACATATATTAAATGTTTGCACAGATATAGGATTTCATTTTATAAAATCGTTAATTTGGAATAAAGGTAATAAAATTATGGGGCAATATTACATGTCACAATTTGAATACATATTATTTTTTCGTAAAGGTAAAGGTGTAAAAATTAATAATTGCGGAACAGCAGATATTATTAATGTACCGAATATAAAGACTAAAAATGCTGACGGTAAAAATCTGCATGATACAGAAAAACCTGTAGAATTAATGAAAATATTAATTGAAAATTCAAGCTTAGAAAATCAAGTAGTTCTCGATCCTTTTATCGGAATAAGTAGTGTTCCTCTTGCCTGTATTGAAACAAATAGGAAATATATAGGTTTTGAGATTGATAAAAATTATTATGATATTTCATGTGAAAGGATTAAGAATGTTAGAGATAAATAAAATTTACAATGAAGATTGTCTTGAGGGAATGAAAAAAATCTGCGACAAAAGCATTAATATGATTTTATGTGACTTGCCATACGGAACAACATCATGTGATTGGGATACAGTTATTCCAGATCAACTTTTATGGAGTCAATACGATAGAATATTAAAAGATAACGGTGTAGTAGTTTTGTTTGGTAAAGAACCTTTTACGAGTAACTTGATAAATAATCATAAAAGTGAATTTAAAGAAAAAATTACATGGTTAAAAAACAAAGCTGGTAATGGTTTTAATGCAACACAAAAACATATTCAAGTGACAGAAGATATTTGTGTATTTTCCAATTCTCCTACATATACATTTAATCCACAAAAGTGGCTGGTGAATGAAAAAGAATTTTTAACTCAACGGAAAACATTTAATGAAGTTGAAGTGGGTAATAATATTTATGGCAAAATAAAAAGAATACGTAAACCAGATACAGGAGAACGAAATCCAATAAATATTATTTCGTGTGCTGTTCCAATAATTCCTGCAAAATCAAAAATATATTCTGCTGATATTGATTTAAGGATGCATCCTACTCAAAAACCTGTAGCTTTGTGCGAATATTTAATTAACACATATTCAAATGAGAGTGAAACAATTTTAGATAATTGTATGGGTTCTGGAACAACTGCAATTGCTTGTTTAAATTTAAATA